CTTCTGGGTGCCCATCGCAGAATTGACCAGGGTGTGAGTAGCGACTCCCACCTCCGCAATTCCATCCAGCTTCTTGCCTGTCTCCTCCGTGGTCTCAACCAGTGTCTTCTTCACTTCATCCACCTGCACAGCAGCCTGGGCAGCTTGCTTGCGAACTCGCTCTACCTGAACAGCGGCTTCAACAGCCTGCTTACGGACATCCTCGACCTTGCCAGCAGCAGCTTCTCCTACACTCTCCACTGCCTGCTGCGTCCTCTGAACAGCCTGCTGAGTCTTCCTCCCCATCCATGCTAGAACAACGGTCACAATAGCAGCAATGATTGCCTGCCAGACTACATCGGATATGGCGATTAGCATTAACCTCTCCACAAAGGTCAAGCATCCATGAATAAACTAGAGGTGGGTCGAAGGAGAAGGAAACACGCCAGTGCTCATCCTTGCTTCTAGGTTTAATTGTACCTGAGAAGGGGAGGGTTGGGTCAATGGGGAAAGGGCTCGTAGGTATCCTTTTAGCGAGATCTCTTGGTTTTATGGGGTCAGAGGGGAGCTAAAACGAATACCCGAATAAGAACAGGGGACTAGTGGGTGAGTAGGAGTGCTTCCAGTCTCTTGACCATTTTTCGTGCTCCGTCCCTAGTAATTTCAAAGCCTGTGTTAAGGTAGATCAGGTGGGCTATCTTACCGTAGGACATTCCCTGCTCCCTCCACCGTATTACTTTCTCTCCGCATTCCCTTTCCCTGTCCTTAGTCCACCCCTTGTACTTCTTCCTTTCTTTGAGAGTGGGCCTGTTCCTGTAATCAGCGTAGAGCTTCTTCAGAAAGGCTTCATCTTCGGGTGGAGTAGCAGCGGGGTTATTGATGAAGATTACGTTTACTCCCTTGGCTGCTTTGACGAACTTCTCGAATTCTTTCTTGGTGGGTACAGCATAGGGGTTCTGGCTGGGGTGGTAGGCGTTGGACCGGATTGCTCTTGTTGTTCCTGGCATGAATAGAGGAATGCCAGTTCCGGAGAGGTCGGCGAATGCTTTGAACAGCTGAGGGCGATGTCCCCAATTGAACTCTTCTGCCTTGGCTGATCCCGTATCCCTGTAGATCCTTTCCTTTGGGATCTTGATTCCCTCCTTGGCCAGGAGCCACAGAATTGCCTTCTCTTGGAGTTTTATGTCTTGCTCGCCTTTTGAGGCTCTGACGTAGAGAGCACCTGTTGCCGCTGGGAGGGGTTGTTCGAGTGATTTGTTGTAATAGCGTTCGGGGTGGGCTGAGTTGTCTTCAGACCTTTTCCATCCCGCTGCTTGCTTTCTTCTCTGTTCTTGTCTTTGGCGGTCTCGATGGGATAGAGGCATGGCCCGTAAGAGGTAGGGCTTAGTCCAGCCCCTCCCTGCCTCTTACCTCAGGGGGAGCTGGCCAAGCCGGGACGAGCGGGAAGACTACCTCGTCCTGGAGGCAGGTTTCCTTGCTCTATTATCTCTGGCCTAAATCATACCCCTTTTCCTCCTGACGAGTAAATCCCAAAAAGGGATGGGCAAACATCTCTCATCTGGATGCTTTATGAAACAGACGCAGTATCTTTTTCGCTTCCTTCCCTTGCTTTGTTTTATTCTTCCCCTTAAATTTATAAATTGCTGCCATAGATGACTCACCATCCCCATACAAGACACACTCCCCAGATTCAACGATGATAGGTTGATTCTTGTCCTTGAGTCGCTCAGCAAGCGCCACCAGGTCAGGCTTCAACCAAGGGCCTTTCTCTCCAGCCTTCCGCCAGGGCCACCTCGGATCCCTCACCGTGCAAATTTCAACTCCTCTGTCTGTGATCTTCTTGACTATCTCTCCCATCCCCACTGTGAACTGCCAAGATTCTAGGACCCTGACTTCTCCAGTGATTCTATTCTTCACCTTCACTTTCAACCCCTCCGGAGGTTGCCCGTCTTTCACTTCCCAACATTCGGGGCAGCCGTGGAATCTCAGCCATTCCACAAACTCAGAGCTATTGACGACCAGATGAATAGATCGAGAACAACGAAAACATCTCATAGAATTTCCTTGTTGAATTGTTGCCCCTCAAGAATGAAATCGAGCATTACCAGAGATGTCCTGGTACCTATCCAGGTGGTATCGTTTGATCAGGCCGACCTGCCTGGGATGCTCTACCGTCACCGATAGATGATGCCCGTGAACTATTATCGGAATGCCCATAGAAAAAGGCCAGCGAGGTTCATTTCCCCGCTGGCCTTCTAGGCTCATACGGCATGCGATCCCAGTTATTGAGACGCTTCACTCCACATCACCTCCCTCGTCCAACTCTTGCAGGAAGACATCTGTTGCCCGAATGGCCTGCCTGGCAATTATTCGATACACATCCGATGGCCAGTTCTCAGAGAGGCGCTTGCTCACCGCATAGGCAAAGCACCGGGAGGCTGTCTCTGCTCGGAAGTTGCTGCGTGCTACCTTTTGTCTGCTCAAACGGAGAGCTGCAACATCAATTCCCGGAGGCGGAGCAAGATAGGGATGAAGCTCGTCGTGGCCCTCAAAAGGCTTACCACAATAGGAGCAAGGTAGCTTGGGGGAGGAGTCCTGCGGCTTCGCCTGCTTGACCCATGCCGACTTCGTTTTTCCCACCATCAGATAGACAGCCCCATTGACCACATCAGCCGGATTGATGGCGTAGTCAACATTAGTGACGGCCATATCCCAATCAACCTCATTAAGCCTGACACCACCCTGCTGGATCACCCGGCGGGCAGCATTCTTGGACTCCGCCAGCTTTGTGAGGACCAGCAGGTCCACGAGAGATTGGCCGGCTAGCTGTTCTACTTCAAATAGGTCATCCATTTTTAGTCCCTTCCTTCTTCTCCCAACCCATGAGCAGGATCAGCAGGTTCCCCGCCATGAAGAACAGGGCCATCCCCGCCTGCCACGGATTAGGCTCCTTGGGAGGACAGAACCAGAGAAAGGCAATTGTCATCCAGAGGATAGCGAACAGGAAATGATCGTCCATCAGCTTGGCCAACATGCCATCACCTCCTTCGGCTCCTCGCATACGGCCTGCACCACATCCGCGTCCTCCATCCGCTCCTTCCAGATCTCCTCCAGGATGGAGAGCAGCTTGGGAGTCCCAATGTCATAGTTATCCCAGTCACGGACAAAAAAAGCCGCAGGATTCGCATCCGTCATCTCGCTTGTCGTCCCTTCAATCCAGGTGCGGAGATGCTCGAAGCTCCGACAGCTGTGAGCAATGGGACAAAGGATCAAGAGATCGTCTTCCGACATCGGAGCGCTTATCCATTCCTCCCGAGCCACCAGGCCCCTCCGTAAATCCTCCATCAGGATAGCGATATTCAGGTTCTGGAAGCGTGTAAAGATTTCACGAGTTGTCATTGGTTTTCTCCTTCATCATTTCTCGCAGTTTGTTCAGCAGCGGGATGCCGGAGTAGTAAGGGCTTTTCTGCCCCTCCATCGCCAGCATCTGCCTGATGTCGTCCTCGGTGACAGCGCAGACTTCAACAGCGTGCCGGAGAGACGCCTTGGTCCGCCGCACGATGGCATCCATATCCTCCCCGCAAAAGTTGAAGAAGTCCTCGACCAGCCTGAGGACTTCCTTATCTTTTAGTCTCCTCCAATCTGGATCAAAAAGATCGCCGATAGGAGCATTCTCCCCTTGCCAGTAGTGGAACGGGATGCAGGGAAACTTGCTCCAGTCAATCTTCTCGGGGTAGTCCCGGGGATTCTGCCACGGCTTGATCGGGTCGGTCTCAGGGAAGAGGAGCTTCCTGTTGCTGGAGTAATCAGAGAACCAAGATCGAGGAGTCCCGAATATCTCCCTGAACCTGCCAATCGCATCCAGATAGATGTTGTTGTCCTTGCTGCCGAACGCCTCGAAAGTGATCTCGATGGCTATCTGCTCGAACTGCCGGAGGATCTCCTCGCAGTCCCGCTCGATCCATTCCTTGCCGTTGTGGAAGCGGAATGTCTTCATCTATTCCTCCAGAAGAATCTCGAACTCCACCATCTCCGGGAAATCGCTGGGTCGGATGAACATGCCTCGCTCGCCGACCCTACCCTCCACGTTGGTTTCCCGCAGACGGACCTGCTGAGTGTCCACACGAAGGATCTCTTTCTTGTACCCCTGTTTTGTGTAGGCAAACACGCGGACCGTTGGTGATTTCATTTCTACCCTTCCACGATAGCAGGCTTGGCCTCTGCTTCACCCACATAATATAGTTTGCCGTCCCTCCGCAGCTGGTACACCCAAGCCTCCACGAAGCACTTGGCTCCGCTCGGCATCTGAGGGTCTATAGGGAACATGGTTGTATCGCCCACTGCCATCCCGTCCATCGCCGGCCCATCTACAATCTCGGCCATCCGACCAGCATACTTCTCCTCGACAGTTATCTTGTCCTCGGGAGGAGGCCCCTGAGCTGCCTTCAACTTGCGGAACTCGGCCTTGGCCTTCTCGATCTCGTTGCGGTTCTGAACCTCGGGGGTGAGCAGGGGGCTGCCCATCATGTTCATTGCGGGAACAGGAGCATCGTCCCCGGCAGCCTTGCAGGCAATGCGGAGCATCTTGGCCCAAGAAGTCACTACAAGACGGGTGCTTTTCATGTCTGCTTCTTGGGCAGCGGTCTCCATCTCGTCAGCGATTTCAAGCACGGCTTCTTTCAGGTTGTTCATGATTTCTTCTTCCTCTGCTCCAGCAACCAGACGCACAGATCGGCATGGTCGGGCCCGACCAGTTCCTCGCCTGTTTCCTTTCTCCAGCGCTTGATGGCTCGCATGTCGGCCTTCCAGCGCAGGTCAAAGGTGGCCTCCATCTCCTCTAGCTCTTGCTGTAATTCCCCCACGCAGCTCAGGCACCAGCCGAAGCCCAGATGGGGACACGGGTTGGTGCTAGTCCTTTTTCTCATTTCTTCTCCAGAAGGAGCACCCGCATCGCTGCGACAGATTCCACCAGCTGTCTCTGGAATTCCACGGACATCTCCTTGTACGGCTGGTGCAGAATCTGGCCGAACAGGACCTCGAACGGGACCATGGCCTCGACCAGCATCTTGCGCTCGTTGTCTCTCATGCTCTCACCTTCGATTCGGTAGCCAGATGGATCCACGCGACTCCGACGCACCCACCCCAGATGCCTCCGACCAGAACGGAAGACATCTTGGGCCAGTCCATGTGCACCTCAAGGAACGGGAATCCCACAGGGCCAACCAAGTACAGAGCAAGGAAACCAACCCAGAACATCCAGTTTCTTTTCTTGAGCCTCATGCTGTTTCTCCATAAGTGATACAGGGCAGCTTCTGGACTGGCCAGCGGCCCCTGACCTGGCGACTCCAGTTTAGGTCAACGTCAACCCATCCATGATCGAAGGCACTCCGAGCCAGCCTATCGAGATAGGGATTCGATGCGATGGACTTACCTTCCAACCTGGACTGGCACCCGAGATTAAATGCGAAGTCTAGTTCGTCGTCTGTCATAGAAATATCCTCCATGCAAGTTTTACTCGAACTCACGCTCGTTCTCGCAGCACTCGTGCTCCTTTATGTGGAGTAGATGGCACAACACTGCCTCGAACGCCACACCCTTGAACTCACCATCAGCGCACTTGGCTGCGTTATTGGCGATCTTCACGATTTCCTTGTACTCGATTTCCACATCAACTTCCTGATTCACAGCTCTTCTCCTTGTGATGGTAGTAACGATCAATCACATCCCTCTCCATCTCCTGCCGAAAGTGTTGGCAGATCGGATGAACCACGTCCGCCTTGGCGATCACTCGCTCCGTCGTCGGATTCAGCTCGATGCCGCACCAGGCACAAAAGCGAGCCAGCACCGGGTTCCGCTTCCAGCACTCCTTACAATGCAGCTCGATTCGCCTGGCTGGCATAGCGAGGAAGGGAGCCAGGTTCTTGCCCATGATCACCTTCACATCTCGTAGCACCAAGACATCATCCAGAACCACCTTGCAGAAGGCCAACAGCTTACCAGAGCGGTCCGGACCTATCTGGTCCACCACGTCAAATTGTGCGTCGGTGACTTTCATCCTTCTCTCAACTGCTTATCAAGGATGTAGAGAATCGAGATAGCAAGCAGATGCTTCACTTTCGCACCTCTTTTCGCTTCTCCTCCATGATCTCATCCAGCTTCTTTTGGAGCTGCTCTAGCTCCAATCTGCCCTCGGCGTTCAGGCCTCCGTCCACGTCCCTACCGACAAGCTCATCTCGGCGCCTGCTCAGGACCGCCAGTTCAAGGGGGCTGATTTTCATGGTTGCTCCTTCTTGCTTTTTCTGATCGTGCTTCCTGGACCTCTCGCATATTCCAGTTTCTTCTGCTCGACCTTGCCACAGATCGTGCAGCGCCTCTCTTGCCAAGCCTCCGTGAAAAGAACCTTCTCGATCCCACAGGCATGTTCGGCGATGCTTGGGTTTCTCGTGAAGTTCTCCATGTGATCCTCCCACCTGGTGAACTCCTCACAGACATGATAGCCCATATTCTTCCAGAGCCAGTTGAACACCTTAAGCTCCTTCTGGTTTCATTACTTCAAGGCCAACTCGAACTCCAGCCAAGAAAGCGTTTCTCTGAATGGCCGCTATCTTTCTGTTCAACCAATCACGATCGCAACGGCAATAGCCGCAACGGCACATATCAGCATCCTGCCACATAAGCGCCTCATCCCCATTCGACCAGTCAATCCAGCCCTGTTCGATTTCCATCGTCTGCCTCAGCAGGAACACGACCACCCAAACTCCAGCCGATGCTCCTCGCCAAACTTCTTGCCCGTCAGCGCCTCCATGTGCTTCCAGAACAGATCCTCATCACCCGGAGCCAGCTCGTCACGGCTGTGTAGGTCGATGCCTCTTGCCACGACGTAGCCCTCCTCGGTCTGGGACTCATAGACCATCTCGCTGTAGTCAAAGTTCCATTTGTCTGCAAACCGCCTCAGCCACTCCTCTGATTCATTCTTGGGGGCTTGAACATTATCAATCGCTGGATGCGTCCAGTTGTGGCGCAGTCCCGTGATACTGCCGGGGAAGAGGAATACCCAGCACCACTGGCCCTTCTCGACCTGCCAGCGCTTCACCCACTTGTCTCCGACCATCTTCTTCAAGCCGTAGAAGGGATCCACGATGCCTATGGCGGGGAGGTCGTACACCGAATCCATCGACCTGATCTGGTTCGTTGTACCATAGGCCAGGCCGACCTCATCTCCAGGCCGCAAATCCTCTGTAGCTTGCGCTGCCATGATCGCGATGTGGATGCAGTCCCGCTCTTCGGGGCCATTCAGCAGCTTACCAATCGTTTTGATGGGATCCATGATGTTCCTTTCATTGGATAAGAAGAAGTACAAAGGTGATCGCGATCAAGAGATAGATCGTCGTTTCCCAGAAATGCGCTTCTTTCTCGATTGTTATCACAGAATCATCTCCTATGGAACGCGATAAGAGCCACCAAACTGATAGAGGCCAGCCAGCTGAGCGTCCAGACAATTTTGTGAACTCTGTCAAGCACTTTTCACCCTCCTGAATGGAGGAAGCTTGCTCATTGTCCGGTGCTTGTGAGTCGGTCCATTGGACTTCACCAGCACAGGGGCCATTCCCTCCAGCTGCCCAAGGATGTTGGATACAGTCGTAGGAAACAGCTCAGTCTTTACATGCTTCAGTTCCCTGGTCATATGCTCCTGTGCTTTCAGGGACGGCAAGGCAGGTGCCTTTAGCTGGTAGCCACCATATCTCATGTTGACATAAGGGACCACATCCCTCAAATCATCCAGGCAATTGACCGCCCACCCGTCAATCTTGCAGACGGAGAGAGCGTACTCCAACAGGGCGAAGTCTAGCCAGCCACATCTTAGGTCGCCTTGCCACTCATTATAAGGGTTTCCCTTATCCTCCAAAGTAGAAATCTTCCACTCCGTAGGGAATGGGCCAGCCCCATGCCGAGTCATGTAAGCCCTTGTAACACCCAGCACCAGAACTTCTGCCCCATACTCCGCCGCTAGATCCAAAGCTGCCTCTGGAGTCACCGTACTCCAGGTGGTGTAGGGATGGAAGCCTCGCCACTCGTCCAGGAGGATGCCCTGCGCCCCCTCGAAGATCGCAGTCTTGCAATGAGGTAGGTCATTGTTCAAATAACCAATCGAATAGAGCCTCCTGGCCTCTTCCTTCACAGAAAGATCAAACAATTTCCCGCTGGCATCCGATAGGTCTAGCTCCTGCACGTCCTGCAAGCTCCGCTCACGGAGGAGTTGAAGTTTGTCTTCCAGAACTACCAAATTATTCTTCAGATCGCCCACCACAGGAGCATCGTTGCCGTGTTTCAGCCTGTAGGATCTGGTCTCGCCTACTCCCCGCCCACAGCTCCCGTGCTTGTTCTCACATCTCGCTCTCTCCCTGATCCGATTAACCTCTTGATGAAAGACGGTGCTCACCAGGCACTTCGGGTGGGCGGACCAGTAGACCATAGGATCCCTGATCTCAAAGACTTCATGCAGAGAATCGGATTCTCTCCGAAGAGCCAGAGGATCAATAATCACTTCCTTGGTGCAGTAGGTAGGAACACCTACGAGGGTTCCAGAACCGAACTGCGAGAAGGTGTGCCGCCGGCCGTCGGGCAGCTCTACATTATGGCCGCACTGAGGGCCTCCGGAGTAGCGGACTACAAGGTCTGCATTGAACTCCCGACAGAGGTAGTCCACTGTGGCTCCCTTGCCCTCGTCGCCAAACCCCATCCCTACCGTGATAATTGCCTGCTTCATTGTTGAATCCCATTGTTGATGGAGAGAGCGGGATCCTGGCCAACTCCAAACTCCAGCCAGGACCCCGCCCCTACCAACCTACAGCGTCGCAACACCCGACCCAGCTCCGGAGGAGGGAACATCCACTTCAGCTCCCTTCACCTTCAATGCTCCAGCGGATACAGGGACCAGAGCCTTGCCAACGGCAGAGGCAGTGGACTTGGAAACACCGAAGTCGATCAAGTCCTTGGCTACTCCATCCACATCCACCTTGCCCTCGGCTACTCCTACGGCGGAGGCGATCAGTTCACAGACCGTATTCGGATCCTCCAGATGCAGGATTCGCTGGCCAAAATACTTCTTCCAGCAGTCCGTGACCCGGTGGTCCTTGTAATTGCTGGTCATGTGCGGCAGGACATAGTAGACATCGTAGGTTCGAGTCAGCTCCTCCACAATGTCCGCTGTTGGAATGTTTTCCTGGAGGTCATCCCCAATCAGGTCCTTTACCTGCCTTCGATCCACCTCAGGATAGGGCGTCTCATCTCCAATGATGAAGAGATAGCCCTTCTTGTTCCGCTTCTCGAAGTTGTCCATTGCCGTGTACTTGGCGAGATAGTACATCGCCAGCTCATAGCTCTCGGTGATGTGACCGCCTCCTCCGCCCTCCAGCACGATGTTGGTGAGATCATTCTCGATCTCGATACCTGCCTCGAAGTTGCCGATCTGGAGCGGGATATGGTCGCAGGTCGCATCGCCCACAGCGGAGATCATGATGGAGGGGTGCTCCAGATAGCCCTTACGCATCAGCAGCCCCATCAGCTTGGGCAGGTTCTTCTGGAGAATCCTCGGAACCTCACCCATCGAACCCGTCACGTCGAACACAATCGCAACGCCGTGGGACTCTGGGTGGGCGTCACTATCCCGCGAATCCCGTAGCTTGGCGCCGAGAGAGCTCAGGCGCTTGGCGTCCAGCTTGTCGTGGACCTTGTTCGCTGTCTTCCCCGTCTTCACATCGTCATGATAGCCGAAAGCAGCTACGCCTGTGGCAGCTCTCAGCTTGACTCGGTCGTCGTAGTGGTCGTCAGACCAGCGTGTGCTTCCCATAAGTGCAAACTCCTTGGAAAAAGTTAGGCCATCACCAACTTGATGAACCTGGGTGGACCATAGATCGCCTTCAGTAAATTATCTAGCTCCTCAAAGAGCAGCCAGGCATCACCAGGACGCATCAGCCTTCCGGGCAGCAGACAGGAGCGGATGAATCGCTTGATCGGCTCTGGGGTGATGTCGGGGAAGATCTCCTTCACAGGATCCCCTCCTGCCAAATAGATCATCAGCTTGGCAGCCATGTAGATATCCGTCTCGGAGCCTACCAGCTTCTTCTCCAGAACTTCCGACGGATACCATTCCTTGTATCGACTAGAGATCCGGTGGATCCTGTGGTTCACTTCAACAGACTGCCCCCAGCCAACTAGCTGCAATCCATGATTCTCCACCTGGATCAGGCAGTGCTCCGGTAGAACCGCTCCATGAACCCAGCCTCGCTTGTGTACGAAGCCCAAAGCAGTCAGCAGGCGCTTGAAGATCCAGGCCAGGTGCCTGCCTCCCAGAGCCTCGTGCTGCTGGTGAATCTTGGCGGCAGTGTGGAAGCCCTCCTGCCAGGTGAACACGTTGACTCGCTGCTGGATGTTTCTCTGCTTGACAGGGAAGGATTCTACCAGCACGGGCAGGTACTTGTGGTATGTCAGGTCGCCCGCGTCGGTTATTAGGGCAGTGAGAGCCTTCCTCTCGTTCTCCAGCATGGAATGGGTATCGGGCACGCGGGAGATCTTCACAATGTAGTCTTTCGATCCCGCTGTGGCCCGGTAGATATCCGCTACATCTCCAGCCTCGATCATCTTGACAAGGGAGTAGGTTCTCTTTTTGGGGGACTTGATCGTTGGGGCTGGCTTGTCTTTGGCCAAGGCGAACTCACTAATCCTCTTGAACAGGATCTCCGCCCTGCTGTCACCGGGGTTCCGGTCTGGATGGGTTGAGAACAGAAGCTCGTTGAGGGGGATCACATCGAAGAGATCTTGGGGCATAAGGGCCTTGTCCAGCAGCCTCTCGATCTCATCTAGTGAGTGCGTTTTCATCGTTGCTTTCCTTTGTTGAATCTATATCATGTTATCGCTTCACATCACCAGCCCCCTGGATGCCTTGACCTGATTGAACACGTGCTGATTCCCCGGCTCCCCGTCATGGCTCATCTCTGGAGAGCTAACCACGTGGATCGTCTGCTGTCTTGGCAATCTTAACAATTCACACATCGCCATCGCTGCACTTAGTGCCCTCCCATCCTCCCCGCCCTCGTCGCACAGAACCCAGATCTCAGCGGGCGGCATTCGTTTCTTGGTCAGGCAACCCCAGAGCTTCTTACCGTGGTCCAGGGTCATAATCAATTCGGAGGGCAGCTTACCCCACGGCTCTACAGGATCGTGCCACACGTCCTGCAAGTCCTTGGGGTCCAGGTCAGCGAAGGTCAGGGTGAGGGTGTCTAATAATTTTGAGAGACCATACTTCTGAGGAACTCGTCCATCAGCTCCCATTCCCGTAGCATCCGGTGGATTTTGACCATTGGCGATGGCCCCCACAGCAACTCCGTTTTTCTCTTCTTTGAGGGCTGTCTTGGTTTTCTTTCCAGATGTGTCACCGAATGCCGGTTCTTGCTTTTCATAAGGCGGATCCTCAAATAAAACCAACAGGCAGAAATGGTCCGTTATCACCAGGTCAGTCAGCTCTTCCCTGGAGACCACCACGATCTTGAGCATGCCCTTCTTGACACCAGTGCCGAGGATGTAGAGGGAGCCTGCCTTCTTGCGGCCGGAGAGGAGGTTGAAACTGCCACTGCTAGCATCAACCCTATCGCACCTGCCACCAATCCTCTTCCCCGGAAGCGGGCGAAAATCAACCAATTCCCGGATATAAGCATTCACATCCCATGTTGCTTTTCCTAGGCCGGCGTGTTCTCCATTATCCACAATAAATACATTTCCCGCAGCGCACTGGTCTGCAAAGGGCTCTGCTCTTACATCCTTACTGCCAGAAGGCATATCTTCCTTCACTTTGAATCCAGCAAGACGACCGGCAATCCTCTGGTAGGATTCTAGACCAGTCGATCCTCGCTCTGCTTCAATAACATGAGTAGGCTCGTGTCTTCCGTAGCGAATACGATCCCTATGGGCCGTCGCTACAATTTGATTGTTCCGTTCATTCGGTTCCCACTGACCCCATACTACATCCTCAACATAATACCGATCGTCGTGCTTCCCGATTAGCACCCCTGCCGTTGCGCAGCCCCCATCAGAAGTTGCAGCTCTATCCCAAAATCTGACTCGTTCTGAATTGAAAGGAGCTGACCGAACTTTATTGAGAAAGTAGCCTTCCTTGAACATCCCACCGCCCCGAAGGCGTGGAGATTGACCGAACTGGCCAGCATAATAGTATTCCCCTCTAGCTCGATACGCCTTCAACACATCGGCAGGAAGGCGGATCGGATCCATCAATCCTTCTCCTTCCTCATACATCTCGGGAAGAGTTTTCTTCTCTATTCGGTTGCCTTCCCGATAGATCGTAAACTCCTCGTCTGTCGGATAGATGGGCCAGGAATCGTCGCAGGGCATGCACAGATGCCTGACATGCCTTGCTCCTTCCCTATTTCCTACCTCGATCATCACATCCGTCTGGTCTCCCTTGCCCAATCTCTGAGAGACGATTGAAATAACCGAGACCCGTTTGTCAGTCATGCGAGTAGGTAACCCATTCTCGACAAACTCCTTTGCCGTTTGACGCTCAACTTCTGACAAAACCTTCTGCGGATCGAGGAGATCGTCCCCATTCAAAAAATGGGCATGCATCCCCATAGGACTCTTCCCCCCGACTGTACAAGCGTAGCGACAGCCTCCCAATGTATTGGCAAAGTACCCTTTAGTGTCCTGGTCGTAACGGAGTTCAATCTCAGGAAATAGTGTCTGGTACAGATCGCTATTGATTACAGCACGAGATTTATTGGCAAGATCAAGAACGAGAGACTCTGTGTGGGATGCGTTGATGTGGCGGGCATGAGGCATTCTCGTCCATGTCCAAGGCTGGAACAGAATACTGAATACTGAACTTTTGCTTGTACCTGGGCTAACGTTGCAAACCAGATCGTACTCGGCGGGAATACCAGCGAACACCCTCTCTGCAACTATCTGCAATTCCTGGCAGAAGATGTCTATGTGCCATCCCCAGATCAGCTTCCCGGCTCCCGGAATGGCATGCCAGAACATCTTGACGAAATCCCGGAAGGATGCCCGGCAGACATCCTTGGCAAGCTCGTCTTGGTCGATGGCTTCTGGGGGGAATTCTAGGAGACTTGGCATGGCTGCTCTGATTCACTCTTCTCGGCAAGCTTCTTGATCGCTTTTTCTTTATGTCTTTGCTTATTGTAGAAGGCGATGCCCAGCCAGAGGATCCGGAGCTTCCTCATCTTGTTCGATCCAACCCAGGCCAGGAAACTCTGGTCGTCGAAGCTCCGGTACTTCTTCTTGTGTTCCACCACTAGCTCCCGGATGCCGTCATCTAGCCTGGCAATGCCCTTGCCCAGCACCACTTTCATCAGGGCTGGTCCAAGGTGCATATCGGAGGACCTCTCAAAGCAACCATCTCGGAGAATATCGTCCCGTTTTACGCTGAGCAGCCAGCGGGCATACTCAACGGGGATGTCCTTGACCAACTTGCCTTTGTGCTTCCCAAACCTCATCACTAGTCCTCTCTTTTTCTCGGGAGGATCCTGGACTGAGAAGCGAGATCGGGAAAGAGCAGCAGAGAGAGATTTCTTAAGGTGCTCATTTTCCTTCTGAAGCTGGCAGAGTTCGTTAAGCATCTCACAGGCAGCAGCCTGGAGAGCACCTTCATTGTAGCGGAGCTCCTCAACCGCCCGGATAAGATCTTCTCGCTGGGCGATAGCGACCGCTGCTTCTTCCCGGTGAGGATCAATGAGGAAGTTGCTCATCTTCTACCTCTCCTCGATACCAATAAGTGCTCGCCTTTCCATCATAGTTATTTCCTAGCTCTACCAACTCCAGGATACCGTGCGATTGGAGAATGTAAAAGCCCCCTTTGCAACCTTCCGGAGAATCACCAATTATTTTCGAGGCCAACCTTAGAGGAAGAGAGAATGGTTTTCTCTTAGACCATTTCTGGAGAAGAGAACAGACTTTCACAAGAAACTGGAGACGAGGCGTGTAAATGTCGGCTTTGTTGGGAAGAGGCTCTCGCTTCGCTTTGATTTTCATCTTCTCTAAATTGAACGGGAATTCTTTCTCTTCCCTAGCCAATACCTCCTCCGGATTTTCTACCTTTCTTATATCTGATCTCCTACAACCAAAGCTCAACCTCCTGTTGGGGTGCTTAGCCTGATGGCAGCCAAAACACAACCCCAATAGATCAGACAGCCACTCGTTTCCTAGCCTCTTGTAAGTCAAATGATGGACATGCCGAATCCGCCCCTTCCTGCATTCCTCGCAAACTCCTCCAGCCCGTTTGATTACTTTTTCTCGCTTTCTTCTCCATCTGTCGCTCTTGATGTACTCTTGGTAATTGATCTGTAACATCTAGCCTTCTCCCTTTTTGCTTTGACCCCTAACAATGCAATTTCCCGGAGGCGTTCCGGGCTAAGATTGGTCGCACGGGCTTTCCCTCCCTTACGACCGAGGGCTACCGCATTGGGATCTTTTTCCATCAGGAGAATTATACCGACTACCTAGCGATAGGTAAATGGCAAAAAGATATGGGCTCCCGGCGGCTCATTTTCCGCTTGGCTCTCCACTTGAGCAGGTTGCCGCCGAAGGAGTTCATGCTTCACTCTGCTTCCAGATTCTGACGGCCAGCTCCATGTCCTTCTTGAATATGCAGTTCCTCAGGTCATCCCACCGAATCTTCCGGCCGAGCCTCTTCTCGGCGCAGTCGAAGCACAGGATCTTCCTGGGATCGCCGCCGGTTAGCCGGAGCCAAAGGTCGTTCTTCAGCATGAACATGGGGGGATCCGCCTCGTAGCAGTCGTCGCAGCGGAAGACTTTCTTCACTTCCCCTCCAGCTCCCTCACCCTCTCCAGCAGGGCGTCCCGCTCCGCCTCCAGCGCCCTCTGGAAGCCCACAGCAAGATCAATCCGTCGCTCGGCGTCCTCTAGCTGCTTGCACTTGGCCTCCAGGGCGTGGGCTAGGGTTATGATCTCCATCATCATGCCAGCATCTCCGCTTTAACGTCTTCGTGGTCAATCAGACGACCGGCCCGGATGTCTTCCAAGCTCCGCTGGAGCATTTCCTCCTCCGGTATCTGTATCATTTCCTGAGTCGCCACGGCATCCACCAGCCGCTCATCCCAGATGGACTGGAGGAGATAGAGGAGATACTCCTCGGAGCCCTTGTGGTTCTTATCCCACTCAGTCACGAAGTTGAATACTGCCTCTCCGGCCACACCGATGATCTTCGCCGCAAGAGCGGTGGATTTGGAAAATGTTTCAGCGTCTTCTACATCTTCCGTATCCTGACCGCATAGGAACCCGTGTGCCACAGGGCAAAGGTCATGATTCTGGCCTTTCACTTCATCGAAAAGGTGAGAATCATGCCAAGCCTCTCTAGCTACGTTCCTACGCCTAATGTCCTCTATCAGTGCCAGCAAATTCACGTTCTGGAAGCGTGCGAAAATATCCCGGAATTGTTCTAAATTGTTCACTTGATTGACCTCCGATAGACCAGGGCGAAACGGAAAAGCCTCTCCACATGCTGGTCGCACAGCCATTGATAGCGGGCCTTGCTACCACGACCAGCAGCCCGGCGAGAGCGGCGATTCCAGTGGTGGATCTTCACTTTCGCATCCTGTTCCCGAGTGAATCCGTCTCGTAAACTCCCGATTTGTCCCCGCGAACAGTTTGAGGCTTGGCGACCGTCGATGGAGCAACCACTGGCTCGATTGGCTTCGGGGCAACAATCGTGACCGCCTTCGTCGAGATGGCCTCTTCCTTGGGGTTATCCTCATTGATCCACTTAGCCCGAAGGGCAAAAGCGCCAATAGATACAATGAGCAAGACTCCACAAAACCCAACGGCCAGAAGTCTACCCAGGGGAACGTTGCCTTCGCCTCCCTGCAATCTCTCAACCAGCCTTGTCTTCTCCACCAGTCTCTTGGCCCACGCCCGCCTCAATCCGCCCAGGGAGTGAATCTCCTGGTCGATCCTCTCCAGCTCGGAGGACGCCCTGCCTCGCTCGGCAATCGCCTTTTCGAGATCGGGTGTCACTTCATCGCTCCGCACTTGCATCCCCGGATCATCAGATCATCCAGAGAGCAGGTGCATGGTATGATTTCGACTGCCTGGTTATTGGCAGCTTCTACACCAAGATCCTCAAAGCGGATTTCTTGTTTTGCTATCATCTCGGCGATGGTTTCCTCCTCTACCTTCTCCAGCTCAGAAAGGACGAAGGTGAATCTCTTCGTTGATCCGGGGTTTTCGCACAGAGCCACATTGCAAAGATAGTCAACAGCACGGACAGTAAAATAGCCTTCGGCATTCCTCTGCCTATGCTTCACTCGGTCACCATTTTCGATACGGCGTCGCTCCCCCGCAACGAACCGAGACGGATTTCCATAAAGATCCTGATCCCATTTGCTCAGCAAACTCCCGATGCTCCCCGTCACCATCTCCGGCATCTTCAAGCTCGCCTCTAGAGCAGCCAGTCGCTTCTCGAAGTCGAGGACTACATCAACTATGCTGGGCTTGGGATAGCACTCCGCACCAATCGTTTTGCAAAATGCTAGAAACTGCTTCGCAAACTGTTCAGCAAGACTCATGTTCAATTCTCCTTTTGTTCATTCCACTCTCGGAAAAGTTCCAAGATCTTGAGATACCCAATGATCCCTATCTGGCCCAGCATCGAGGCCACGTCCCTCTCTGCCCCGGTCGCGTGCTCACTATCGTGTACGATCTGCTGAATCGCACTGAAGGCGGTATGTGTGCGGAGGGCCACTTCCACCGGCATATCCCGATACAGGTCCCGGAGTGCCTCCAAAGTCGTCTCCTGTATCTGGTCTAGATCCGAGATGAACTTGATCTCAGCCTTGTCCATTGGATCCCCAAATCAGTTTCCAGTTCATCTTGCCCAAGTCCACACCATTGAACATCACGTTCACAGTATTCCCGTGAGCCCAGCCGGCGGGCATCGGATCTTTTGGATCCGCCCGGAATCTGTACTTCCTCAGGTACTCCAGTGCCTTCCTGATCCTCTCGCTGTTGTCGTCGATCTGCTTCAAATGCTTGTCCAGGTCGGAGATGTGGAACTTGATCGCGCCCTCCAGCGTGTTGTCCCCCCCGTCCTCCACTGTGAATCGACCCAGCAGCTGGGAAATGTTCTCCCGCTTCTGCTCAATGGGCTTCCGCTGGTTGCGGAGATGGGTAAGGCTTTCATTGAAGGTCGTCCTCATCATCGCCAGGATATCTTCTTGGTGGGGCTTCTTACCCTTGCAGGCCAAGTCTTCCAGCACAGCTGTCAGGGCCGTGGAGACGAACTGCATGATCTCAGCGAGAGAGTTATCTATCTTGCTTGGGTCGATCTCCCCTGTAACATCATACCGCTTCCGCTTCTCACTGTCGGAGAGGATGGAGTAGGCGAGCTGGACCTGTTGGAAATCTTCTTGACTACCCCCACGATCGGGATGGGTCTCCATCGAGCGCTTGCGGAAGGCCCTCTTGATGGAGGAGGAGCTGGCGTTGCGGCGGATGTTGAGCGTTTTGTAGAGATCAACGGCCATGTTCTTCGTCCCAAATCTTGTTCCTCTCGTCCGCCCTGATTATCTTGAACGCCTCCATGATCGGCTCCAGGGGCTCCTCCGAATCGGGAATGTGGAGACCGAGAATCAATGCCTTGGCCATCTCTTCATCGTTCACGTCATTCGCCACGGTAATCTCCAAAGATCCGCTTCTGCTCTTCCTTCCGCACCTCAGCGAACTGCTTCTCTAGAATCTCTGCCAGAGTACCCTCATAGTGAACAAGGTTCGAGCCCCAGAGATCTTCTACCAGCTTCTCGGCTCGCTCGCGGTCAGTCACTTTACTAATCTCAATAAAATGGCCGATGCAGCCCGAACACGCCTAAAATCCGGAGATGCCCACCAGTCCCCTGGATATCCAAATAAGGCATCCTGCTGCTGCATCGGTCGTGTGTCAAACGTCCAGCTCTTGTAGGACAGAACGGATCTCCTCGAACTTGCGCTGAGGAGAATCCTGCCAATCAGTCAGACTAGTGAACTCGGGATCATTTTCTTTGAGATGGCCATAGATCTTGTCGAGGATCCGGCAGTATTCAGAAGCGCTATCTCCCACTTTGAGATAGCAGCAGTTCAGGGCTCCCTTGACGCACCAGCGGACAGCCTCCTCGCTTCGCCAATCACATTCCCATCCATGCTTGTCCCGAGCGAAGACGCCCTGCGTCCACTTCTCCGGTGAATCAAGGAGTTGCCATGCCTTCATCTTCTTCCCTTTCATCTGAAATTACTCTTGCCTCAACTCCTTCTATTATCCGGCCCTCCGCCTGTATATCCTGCTGCTTCTGCATCTTTTCCAGCATCTCCCGCTTGGCGCTCAGCGGCATGCCAGCCAGGAGCTTCTGCTGGGCCTCTAGCCAAACCTTCCTTGTTTCTGGCGAGAGGTCGTGCATGATCGTCGCCACCTGCCCCGTGTGCTGGTGTTGGATATTGCCCTCGACCTTCAGAGCCTTGTCGGGCAGCGGCGTAACATGCTTCAAAAGATTTACCAGCGTGGATGGCTTGTCGTACTGCTGGATCTCGATAGTCTCCACCTCCTCGGAGAAGTCACCATTGCCTTCCAGATACTTCTTCACTTTCATCGAGGAGATGGATCGAATCGCGTGCTCGGGAATCTCGCTCGGCCGCTTCATCTTGAGCGTGCCGTCGGAGAAGTCGAAGATGTCTCCCTTGTTCGAGAAGGCAATGCAGGCCATCTCTGCCAGCACCCGGTCCGCCGAGATCTCCATGCGCTTGGAGCGGAGCATCTTGAGGTGGTCGATTTTGGCTCTCACACGGGGGTTGTCCATAAGCGAGACGCCGTAGTTGGTGTGGCAGTAGCCAGCGCGGAGGGCTGCCTTGCCCTGGTTCAGGTCGATGAGGTACTCTTCACAGAATCGTTCCTGCTGAGGGGTGAGACCCTCTTCGTTGTGGGCCTCGATGGTTCGCCTAGCGGCAACGGCAGGCTGCCCCTTGGCAAACTTGTTACCCATCGCCTTGCCGCCCTGGGGGGTATCCTTGGGATTTACTACTTTGAGTATATTCTTTGGTTTAGGTCCAGGCTTCTTCTTTGGCATGGTGGGTACTCCGGGGAAGGCGATAATACTTGCTATCGTACCCGGATTCCCTCCCGTCGTAAAGGGTACGCCATGCCATCGACGTGCAAACGTGGAAAAACGTAGGGCGGTACCTGCCGGAGAAAGGGGAATAATTCTGCGGAGGACGCTAAATATGGATTGATTTTTAGCGAAGAAGATAATAGAATACTGGAACGCCTAGACGCCTAAAATGGGAGTGAACCCGATGCCTGATCAATTCTCAACCGGCGGAGTTCCGCTGGACCAAGCAACCGTTAACGTAGAGAACCTTTTCGTCACCTACACCGATTCCCATTTCATCCTGATTGAATCGGAATCGGAGGACGATGCCCGCAAACTCAAGGGCAAGGTTCTCGGCCACTATCTCAGCAGCGACAAAGCCAACGAGGCCAAGCGAACAATGCGAACCATCGCAATGCTGGGATTCGGGCACGCTTTGCGGCACAAGAGCTAAATAATCCCGATCCGCCAGCGAATAACTTGGTGAGGACAAAAAGGTTTTCGCCCCAATTCAAGGAGACGCAAAAGATGGTAACTATCGTATCCGAGCAGCACGATCTCAACGCAATCAACTGGGTGCGTGGCATGAGCGACCCCGGAGAGATGATCTCCTGCGGCTACCTCCCCGAGCTACGTCGCCTGGGCAACGAAGACGACATTGCCTACCGCAACCGCATTACTCCCCTCATCATGGCTCTGCCCGCCACAGAGCGGGAGAAGATCACCAAGGTAGGGATCGCCGCTGCGATAAAGCGAGCGGGCTACGATACCAGCAACGGTCGCGTCAACGTCATGGTCGCTGGGCAACCGGCATGGGCTGAGCTGGGAGTAAACATCGCAGAAGCCTGCGGGACCGACGACGCCTACAACCTCTCCGGCCTCAATTACAACATCGTGCAGCGAAAGCTGGTCGCCTTCGCCTCCGGAACCCCAGACGTTGACATCCCCGACAAGGTCGCCAACTTCCGCTCCGACACTGGGGCCTATGTCGCCACGGTAGGCAAGAACTGGACACCCCTCCAAAACATCGAGCTGTTCCGCTTTCTCGACCAGGTCAGCAAGACCGGGGCAGCGAAGTGGGAGACCGCTGGAGCGCTCGACGGCGGGCGACGGGTATGGGGCCTGGCCCTCCTCCCCAACATGTTCGACGTGGTGCCGGGTGATACAGTGAAGCCATATGCTCTGATCTGCAACGGGCACGATGGCTCCCTTGCCATCACAATCGGAGCAACTGGGGTGCGGGTGGTTTGCGCCAATACCCAGAGGCAAGCGCTATCCGACAGCAAGAGCGGTTTCCTTAAAATCCGCCACAGCAAGGGAAGCCTCAAGGGAAAGATCGAGGAAGCTCGCCGGAAGCTGGGCATGGCAGCAGAGGCAATGGACGTATATGCCGAAGAGGCGAAGGCGCTGGCCAAGGTCCAGATGGGCAGCAACCAGGTGAAGGAATACTTCACCGAGTTCTTCCCAGTCGAAGTGAAGCCGAAGCTGGAAGGCGTGAACGGAGCCCAGGTACTCGACGCGATCCTGACCGCCAAGGGCACCGAGAAGGAAGTGATGGCGGAATTGCTATCCGGTCACTATGCCGAGACAGAGCGGATCGCCAAGCGTAACAGCAAAATCCTCGACCAGCTACTGGAGAACTTCGAAGACAAGACGAATACGATTCCGGGGATGGCGGGCACGGCCTGGGCAGCCCTCAACAGTGTATCGGAATACGTGGACCACCAGAAAGAATACCGCTCGGCGGACTCCCGGTTATCGAACGTCTGGTTCGGCTCTGGTGACCAGCTCAAGCAAGAAGCGTTTGCTAGTGCCAAGGCTCTGGCGAATGCCTAAGCAGAAGCGTCTCTCGGCCACGGACGGCCTTTTCTTTTCTCTTTTTCGGAGGCTCTCATGACCTGGAAACTGATTCGTTCGCCCAAGACCGTCAAACTGACTAAGCAATTCGCCAAGGAGTTCTCGGAGATGGACCCGGCTCCGCACGACCGGCCACTATCGCCGAGACGCATCTCCGTGTACCAGAAGCTCCTAGATTCTGGTGCCTTCCGTCCTGTAACATGGGCCTCAGCTGCCTGCACCGAGACGGGAGGAAAGTACCGCGTAAATGGCAAGCACACCAGCACCATGTTCGCTGAGCTGGATAAGCTGCCTGAGTTCTTCGTCACGCTGGAGGAATACCAGTGTGACAGCTTGGAGGATGTGGCTCGTCTCTATGCCACGTTCGACAGCAAGATGATGAGCCGCACTACGAGGGACATCAACCTCTCCTTTGCGGCGACCATCCCGGAACTAGCAGAAGTGCCTTCGAGTATCGTCAACCTTTCGGTAGCCGGTATCTCCTATGCCAAATGGGGCCAGGATACCTACAACCACCAGCCAGCAGAACGAGCCGAGTGCCTGTTAGACCATCCCCTATTTATCACATGGCTCTCCGAGTTGTTGACAGGGGGAGCCATCTCGATGAAACAAAAGATGGGTCTAGTGCGGATGCCCGTAGCTGCCGCCATCTACACCACCTACAACAAGGCGAAAGGGGCAGCCTTGGAGTTTTGGTCCTCGGTCCGAGATGAAACGGGGCACAGCCCCAGCACACCTGATCGCAAGCTGGCTCGCTACCTGGCAACTACAGGCCTGATTGGAGGAGATCGTGCCAAGAGAACCAAAGCAGTCTCAGGCAATCGGGAGATTTTTGTGAAGTGTATCCACGCCTGGAACGCCTGGCGCAAGGGCGAGTTGACCAATCTCAACTACCACGCAACCGCCAAGATTCCGGCGATAAACTAGATCCATTTTCCTTTTTAGGAGAAGACTCCGATGACTCTTCGCTGGGTGAAAGATCAGAAGGTGGAAGCAAACCTTCGCAACATGGGAATCTCATTCCAAGTGGAGCGAGTTCCCAAAGACAACAACGACTTGGGTGAAGGACTCCGTCGCCAAGCCCGCATGATTGGGAAGCTGGACCAAGACTATGTCCTCCAGCTTTCCCTCAAGATGCTGGAACCAGAGGCTGCCTTTCCGATGACCATCCTCCAGCATCCACCTCGGGGCAAGCTCTGGCCGTGGTCCGGCAACCACAGACTAGCGGCCTTCGAGCTAGCCTACCCAGAGGCACCCGACATTGAGGCGTATACCGTCTGCATCAAGGACCCGGTGATGCTGGACGTGTTCCCCCGCGTGGTCAACGTGTGGGAATCCGGCATCGGTTTCTCCAAGGAAGAGAAGGTCGCGAACGCGAGGTGGTGCATCGAGAACCACAGCATGCCGACCGCCGAGGCGTGCAAGATGTTTGGCCTCCAACCCCAGTGGATCTATGTCGCCAACGCAGCGGCGGAAGCGAAGAAGATCGTGGCCGACATCCCGAAGTCGAACGGGCTAGCCAAGTCCGTCCTACAAAAGCTACATGCCCTTGGGAACAGCTCGGTCATCCGCAACACGGCCCGCGTCCTCTGCGAGCACGAGGTCAAGGGCGACGAATGCAACCACCTGATCGCGGATGTGCGGAAGCACTCCACCGAGTTGCAGGCCCTCTCCGAGTTGGGCCGATGGGAGAAGCTGCTGGAGGAGCGGAAGTCCCCCAAGAAAAAGGAGAAGGGCTCAGTCAAGTTCCCGCGTGCAGTGCGGGACGTTTTCTTCCGCAACCTGACCGGGCTAGCCAAGATCGTAGACAAGTGCAACACCTTATCCAAGCTCCAGGTGACGGATTCCGCCGACCTGGAGTTGCTCAAGCGCTGCTGGCACACGGTCCAATCCAAGATGGAAAGCATGCTGGAGGGCCAACGATGAAACTATCCCATTGCGTTCTTATGGCTCTCTCCGACGGGAAGCCTCGGACCTGGAAGGAGCTCTATCCTTACCTGAGCAAGCGGATCAATCCAAACATGGCTACCCGCAGCTACATGCAGGAGAAGGTAAAACGATGGAAGAATCCAAGCTTCCTGGAACTCCCAGAGCAGATCAAGTACGGCACGGGACGCTTGCTGCAAGCCTGCCTCTGGAGTATGCATAAGCAAGGAACCATCGAGCGGACTATGCCTACTAACGGTGATGGCAGGGAAGCCATAGTGGTAAAGATCACCGAGAAGGGGCTAGAATACCTCCGCACCAGTAAGCAGACCGCCGGAGGAGTCTGGAAGGAGATGAGGCATGCCGTCGAGCACGGCTGGGTGAAGTTCAACTTGGAAATCAGCCAGGAGGATAAGCCATGAAGATTCGCTGCCATACTAACCTCGATTTAGAGCGATGCGAGGCTTGGCCCACCGATCTGCCAGAAATACCACGGGTGGGAGACTACATCGAATCCTCCTTCCGGTGGAAGGAGGAGCAATTAGACTGCCGCTTGCAACTGGCGGTATGCGCCGTCACTTGGGAATTCTGTGAGAATCAATGGGACGCCGCTTTTTCAAAATCGTGCACAAGCTGGGAACCCAGAGTAGAACTCCACTTGCCTCCGCACCGATTCGAGAACCTAACTGGGTTCTACGAGTGGTACGGGAGGGTGACGGGCAAAGGTAAGAGCGCCTACATCTAATGAAAGGAGACGATTCCGATGACCACTGCTACTGCCCCGATTACCGGAAACTGCCGCACGACCGACTACGCCTATGTTCAGCGCCTGCTGTTCAAGATCGTCCACAAGTTCCAGCGCTTCCACGGCGGGGACTTCGACGAGTTGATGTGCGAGGCCAACTACCACTACGTCCGTGCCCTGCAAAACTACGACCCGGAGAAGGCCCGCTTCTCCACGTGGTGCACCATCAAGGTGCTGAATGGCCTCAAGGACTACCACTCCCGTCAGGCCCGCTACCTGAGCCTCTACAAGCAAGAAGGCGAAGAGATGCCCCTGGAGCTAGCTCCAGAGCGACGGCACGGCAACTTGGGGGCTCTGCTCTCAGAGCTATCCGAGGATGCCTGCTACGTCGCCAAGCTAGCCATGATGTCGGCCAGAAGTGAGCACTGCAACCGGCCGCACGTGTTCCGCCGCCGGAGCTGGATCACCCGGTTCCTGCTCGACATGGGATGGTCGGGGGAGAGGATTATGGAGGCATTCGGGGAGATCAAACAAGCGCTGAGAGAAAGGAGCTAGGCCATGAGATTCTGGATAGAGGAAGATAACTGGCTCTGCTACACAGTCAAAAAGAAGCAGAGAAGCTACGATGCTGTCGCCGTTGACCTGACAAAAGAAGAGTTCAAAATTATCAAGGAAGCAGATGCCAAATACAAGGAGGGCGTCAAAATCATCGAGCGGGCATTGAAGCGGCGAAAAGACAACAAGTTCCAGTTTGGTCGCAGCCGAGAAGGCAACCGCAGAAACTGAAAACGAAGCGATAAAGAAGGAGATCACTCTAGCCAAAGAATTGGAGAAAGCCTTCCCAAAATCCAAAGCTGAACAATGCAATATGACTCGGCTTGAGATTATTTGCAAGGATGCGGACAGAAACAAGGTTTATGATTGGCTGTACGAAAAGAGATTCAGAGTCGTGAGGGGCGGTCCGTTGGTGACAGAAAAGTCATTCCCCAAGATCATCTCCGGCAAGCAGCTCATCGTCGCGGAGAGGAAAGAAAAATGCCGAAGCTGAACACGAAGCCCTACCCCTACCAGAAGGAGGGCCTGTGGCAGCTGGAGCAGTTCGGCGGGAACGCCCTCGTGGCCTGGGACTACGGACTGGGCAAGAGCCTGCTCTATCTCATGTACCTCGTATGCCATCCAGAGCTACGCCCGGCTCTGGTGGTGTGCCCTGCCGGATTGAAGTGGAACTGGGCTCGCGAGGCAGCCAAGCATTGCAGCATGAGAACAGAGATTCTGGAGGGGATGAGACCCAGAAAGTGGAGGAAGCTGATCGATGTGCCCCCTCTGACTATCATCAACTACGACATCCTGGCAGCGTGGCTTCCCTACTTGAAAAGACTCAAAATCCAAGTCGTGGCCTTCGATGAAGGTCATGCGGTTTGCCATGCCGAGAGCAAGAGGTCCAAAGCAGCCAAGGAACTAGCAGAGGAGATAGATCCAGTCATGGTGCTCTCCGGCTCCCCTCTGGCCAACCGCCCGGCGGACTTATACCACCCTCTGCATATCGTCCGCCCTGATATGTACCCTAACTTCTATCCCTACGCCATGACCTATTGCGATCCCAAGCGGGGGAGGTTCGGGCAATGGGAGTTTAAGGGAGCGACCCAACTGCCGAGATTACACCGCAAACTTGGAAAAGAATGTCTTTTGAGGTTGCGAGAAATTGACGTTCTAAAAGATTTGCCTCCCAAACGACGTATCATCCTCCCCTTGGAGATCGAAGACCGCAAGCAATACAACTACGCTCGAAGGGAGTTTCTGAGATGGCTAGCTGAGAAGTACAGCCATGAGAAGGCTAGGCGATCAGCTAGAGCCGAACGAGTCACAATGATTTCATATTTGAAGCAACTCGTGTCTGAACTCAAACTCAAGGCAGTCTGTGAGTGGATCGACGACTACCTCCAGGAGTGTGACGAGAAGCTAATCGTATTTGGCATCCACCGCAAGATCCTGGAGGCCCTCCACGAAAAGTACCACAGGCAAAGTGTCTTGGTGACTGGAGCAGTTACAGGGAGATTCCGTCAATTGAGCTACGATAAGTTCCTGACCTCCAAGAAGACCCAGCTACTGTTTGGCAACATCAAGGCAGCAGGTGAGGGCTGGTCCGCCATGGGGGTCCCCAACAGCGCCACGATAGAATTCGCCTGGGTGCCTACAGCCCACACCCAGGCGGAGGGCAGAACAAGGGGCATAGGCAGAGGCAAGGAAGGCATGAGATCGAAATACTGGTACTTGGTGGGAAGGGATACAATCGAAGTCCGCCTGGTCGAGATCCTACAAAACAAGCAGGAGATCATCGACCAGGTGTTAGATGGGGGAACTACCGAAGGGAACAACTACGACATCTTCGACTTGCTGACAATTGAGCTACAAAAGGAACAGGAAACGGAGGAGGCAGGATGACAAACGGAAAACCCCATCTCTGGCGAGTAATCATGAAAGTCAACAATTGGCCGCCCCGAGGCATCTTCTGCGGCCCGGAGTGGGAATGCCGCAGGGTCATGGGCCTGTTCGCTGGCTCCCTCAAGGTCTGGTCGGAGCTGAGGCTACACAACCCAGAGGGAGAGATCGTCGATAACGTCCACCTGAACAAGGAAGAGCCCATACCCCATGCCAAGAGGTTGGTAGAGCAGATCCAAGATGAGCAACAGGAAGACGATTGGGAACTGGAGGCCGAGGAGAACTATCGTTTCTCTGATGTGGAGTGGCTAGACTGATGAAACTGGAAGAATTGCTACGGCTGGCTTGCATCTACGCCGAGAGGGATCAACTGGCGCTATTGGATGCCCACAGACTTTGCAACAGTCCCGGAGATAAGCGATTCAAAAAGGGAATAGCCAATTTCATCAAGCAACTAAGGAGATACCGAATCAAGCGCTGGGGACTAACTGCCCTTGAAACATTCATCAAGGAAGCAGACGAAAAAACGATTGGGGAAATAATCAAGGAGGGTCTCGCCGATGCCAAATGAAATCTTCTACCGTCAATGTCAACTGACCCGCAGGAACCAGCGCCAAACCACCTGGCTCCCGGAGAGATTCGCCATCCCCGGTTCTGTCCTAAAACTGAAGGACAACGGGGAGTGGAGCGATGGCTGGGAGGTGACCTGGGCCAGTGCCTCCAAGATAGCGGAGAGGCTGCTGCCCGACACGCATAAACTGCTCAAAGAAAGGAAAGCAAGATGAGCGCCAACAACTGGACTGGCTGTCCCGCGTGCATCAAGAAAGAGGAAGACGAAAAGGAAAGAGTAGGGAAGGAGATCTACGAGTCCTACGGCAAGATCCCGCAGAAGGAATTCCTGAAAAAGATGAAGGAACTCGAAGCGGGTAACGACGAAGAGGGACGAGCTACGCTCCGGGAGGACTGGGAATTAGGGACCGACGGGGGCGGGGAGTTCTTTGTTTCCTACCGCTGCTCCTGCGGAGAGTGCGGATTCTCCTTCTCGTTCAAGCATAAAGAACAACTCGATCTCACAGTCAATAAGAAATGAATATCACCGAGATCCTCGAAGAGCTGGAGATAGAGTACAAGCAAGCCGGTGAGACTCCCCACGTCACCGTCGGCTGGCTGGGGATCATCTGCCCTTGGTGCGGAGAAGGCACGGGGAAGTATGGCCTTGGCATCGCTCTCTCTAGTCGTGCAGCCAAGTGCTGGAAGTGCGGTTCCCATAGCCTAGCCGAAGCTCTGGTCGAGTCCTCCGGCAAGCCGTGGCACGTTATAAAGGCCCTCCTAGGGGGGTTAGATACCGACGCCCCGAGGGCCGAAAAACCAACTGGCAAGCTAGTGATCCCCAACGGAGTGGGGCCTCTCCTGCCCATCCACAGGGACTATCTGCGAAGCAGGAACTTCGATCCAGACGAGCTGGCAAGGGAGTGGGGAATACAAGGAATCGGCATGGCCACAAGGCTCTCCTGGAGGCTCTTTTTGCCGATATTGCATAGGAACAAGATAGTATCGTGGACGACTCGGAGCCTTATGGATGAGGGCTACCGCTACGTCAATGCCAGGCCAGAAGAGGAGAGCATTCCGGCCAAGAGCTTGCTGTTCGGTAGCGACAAGGCTTTGCACTCAATCATCGTAACGGAAGGCATTTTTGATGCTATCGCTATAGGACCAGGAGGGGTAGCAACTCTAGGCGTTTCCTACTCTCGATCACAAGTTGACAAAATAAGTAAATACCCACTTAGAGTAATCTGCTACGATTCTGAACCTAAAGCCCAAGAGATGGCCAGAAAACTAAGCGAAGAAGTCAGTATATTCCCCGGAAGAACTTTAACCATAACATTGGATACAGGAAAAGATCCCGCTTCTTGTAAAAAAGAAGAAATCAAAAGAATCAGGAAATTTGTCTTCAAGGAATAAACCTATGACAAAAGAAATTTGGGCAAGTGTGGAAGATTTTGAGGACTTATACGAAGTATCAAATTCAGGGGGAGTTCGATCTCTGGGAAGAGTTCGCCTGAAGTTCTGTGGCAGAAGTAAAGAAAAAGTCCCAAGGAGGTTCAAGCCCAGAACAATGAAGAAGAAAATAGGCAAAAACGGGTATGCTGGAGTTGGTCTTCGAAAAATGGATGGGAAGCAATTTTGGTTCAAAGTAAGTAGACTAGTAGCAAAAGCCTTCCTGCCTAATCCCCAGAACAAACCAGAAGTACACCACAAAGACGGCAATAAGCTAAATGACAGCGCAGACAATCTGCAATGGATCACGACAGAAGAACACCACGAATTAACAACAAAATTAGGACAGCACGCTTCTGGAGACAAGAATGGAAATCACCATTCCAGAAGCGTATTCACTGCGAAACAAAGATCAGAAATGGCAAGGAGTAGAGCAAAAGCATATTGGGAAAACCTATCTACAGAACAAAAGAGTAAAGAAATAATCAGAAGATGGGCCAACATAAGTCCGGAGAGGCAACTTTCAATGCGGCGATTAGCCTCCGCCAACAACAAAAAACGAACCAACAAAAGGAATAACTCCATCCGAGCATTGAGAAAAATAGGATGGTCTGTTGAAAAATTGATGGAAATATTCCAATTGTCAAGAGTAACCATAAAGAGAATACTCCCCAAACAAAGAAAAATGGAGAATGTGTGATGCCATCAACATTGGACCGGGAGCTGTTGCAACTCTTGGAGTTTCTTGGACCTTGCCCCAAGTTAAGAAAATGGCCGCTTACCCTTCTAGAGTTGTATGTTTCGATTCGGAGCCAAGAGCCCAGGACCGAGCCAGGGAGCTCTGCGAAGCCCTGTCAATCCATCCCGGGAGGACTGTCCGAATAGAGATCGACTCGCCCGATCCTGGATCGGCTAGCAAGAAAGAGGTGGCCAGACTTCGGAGGGCGTTCCTTGACTCTTGAATTGTACTGCGACGGAGGAGTTGTGAAAAAGAACCCCAGCCCGTTTGGGGGCACTTGGGCCTGGGTGCTGACCGAAGATGGAAAAGTCCTAGATAAAGATTCCGGCAAGCTGTTCCCCAACGGCGGAAAGCCCACGTCAAACAATTTCTCGGAGCTATTCGCAGCAACGGAAGCACTAGAAGCAATGCCTGACAACTTCTTCGGCGGAATCCTCTACACCGATTCCCGCATCACACTGCTCCGCCTCACCACCAGCAATAGCTTCAAGGGCATCCCCGATTGGCTGCGGATAAGGACACTAGACCTGCGAAGGAACCGGAAGTGGAAGGTGGTTCTGGTAGCGGGCCATCCTACGAAAATCGAATTGAAGCAGGGCTTCCGGAAACGGAACGGGCTACCTACGTCGAAGTGGAATCAGTGGTGCGACAGAGAATGTACTCGACTGGCGAAGGGGTTCCGATGCACTCAACAACAATAGGAAAAACAACCTTCCACCATAATGGCGGATACGATGGGGATGTAATAATCCAAGTCGGAGATCTCGTTCCGGATGAAATCAAAGTTCCGTTTGAAGACCTTCGCGGGTTCGTAGCGAACTATGTCCGAGATACGAGAATCTCCGAGCTAGAAAGCATGGGAGACAACGAACTTCTAGGAGTGAAATAATGATGATGGATTCAGAACACCCAGACTGGCAGGCCTTCCTTGAGCGCCTGGAAGGCCCCGAGGGCTGTGACTTCAAGAAAGATGCCAAGGGCAAAATCACTTGGCTGTGTAAGAGCGGCAACGATAAGACGTTCGCCAAGAAGATCCTAACCGATATGGGTCTGAACGAGTTCGAGATCGAGGAGTCCTGCGAATGGTTCGAGGACAATGGCGGCTACTGCGACTGTGAAATCCTGTTCAACTGCGACAAGAGGTAGAATCATGACACTGACCGAAGAACTGGCAGGCCAAGAAATCCGCTCCGCTGCCAACGAGATTTGCATTTTTCGTGAACTTCTACAGCAAGCCAAGGATGCTCAGGCTAGAGCTTCTATCGCTCGCAATCGGGCTATCGAGAGACTAGAAATCGTCCAAAAACTAGGGTTCTTTCAAGACAAGTTCATAGCCATCAGCTTGGAAGAATCACAAGGCGAAGACACAGGAAAGATGGTCAAGGACTTGAAGGATCTGCTGGAATACAAAGAACGATTTTAACCAAAGGAGATTTGAATGAGCTGGCTCGAAGACTTCCGCAACAAACCCAAACCTGAGAAGGTCCAGAAGCCCATCGCTCCGCTGCCCAAGGCGGAGAAGCCCATCCCTGTCCCTACTGCTCAAGTCCCCAAGAAGCCCAGGACGGAGACGCCGGTGTCCATTCCACCATCCGCCAACACCTATGCTGATGGCTCCCCAAAACCGCCTCCCAAGAAGCCCAAGGATAAGCCCAAGCCATTCGTGAAGAAGCCCGTCCCGCCCTTCACTTCCTACGAGACCGTGAAGGCTATCTGTGGACACGACGTGCAGTTCGGCCTCTGGCCTGACAAGCAGGACAAGTTCCGGAAAGAGAGAAGGCTCAAGCTCACCGAGAAGAAGTGCCCTGAGTGCCGAGCGGCTGACAACAAGGTCCGGGAGGCGGAGGAGCAGAAGCGGCGAGAGGAGAAGGCTGCGAGGATAGCAGCAAACCCGCCGGTGCCACAGAACCCGCCTGGGACCAAAAAGAAGTGGCGGAACAGCAACAAGGCCAGGCTCTATGCTCGCCTGCCACATAAGTCGGAGTTCCATGTATCTTACGACGCAGAGAAGGTGCTGTGGAGCGGGAGGCTGAGCATCCCTTGCGGCGATCTGGTGTTGTCGTTCGAGGCGAGCAACTCCAGTGTGTTCTGGCTGCTGAGCCAGCTGGACGATCTGTACCGGAAGTCGCTGGAACCGGCAGGCGAAAATAAGCTTGATCCAACCCCTACCAAGTAGGGTATAATCAAGAAAGGTTACGGCGGCTAAGGGAGGGGGCTAAGGCCTGCTGGTCGGCCAGCCAGCAGAATCCTGAAAAGGGCTTCTGGGACAAGCCCGCCCCAACTCCGTTTTTGTCCCTGCTCAACGGCCGACCTTGACGGCCTTTATCCTGTCCCAGAGGAGAAAATGCCTGACAAATCTTCTATTCCCCAATCAGTCTACCGGCAACATATCCAACGGGCGAAGAGCGCATTAAACTACTTCCTGTTCTTCCGCCCCTATACAAAACTGATGAACAAAACAACCGCTCTCTTTCTGCAAGACATAATCAATATCGCATCACTCCCAAGCACCACCAAAAAAGATATCGAGTACAAAGAAGGCGTCAAGAAGGAGTTCTTCAAATGCACGGAAGGATTCCTAAAAGACTCCCAATTAGAATGGACAACCGAGGAGCAGAAATATCACATCGAAGCGCTAAAGAAGAAGCGGTACGTCATTAGAATTAGGCATGGGATCCCCGGTGTCCGCTGGCTCCACATCAACATTGAGAAGCTAGAAACCGACCTGGACGACCTCGAAGAGAGCACAAGCCAGTCGGCGGGAAAACACCCGGACCAGTCAGGGGGTTTTTACCCTGAGCGGCCAGGGGGTTTTTACGCCGTGAATAAAGATACTACTAACGTAGTATCTAGAAAAAAGGAAGAAGGGAAGCTGCGAGCTTCCGATCCCCCTGCTCTGAATGGGCTTCTTCCAAAGGTAGAATATTCCACGGAGATGAAACAGGCCGTTCGCCGAATCTATGAAGTAGTAAAGAAGATGAATGGCTCTTCCCGGAGTGGGTGGAACCACAACTCCGAATCCTCTGGATGTAGGAAGCTCTCCGTTCTTCAAAAAAGGATCAAGGACTTCCCCCGGATTGAAAGAGCCATCAAATGCTGTGAGACGTTCGTGGATTGCTACAAGAGCAAAAAGCTACCCCATCTAGATTCCATCGACGACTTCTGCAAAAGAAAAGTGTTTCAGTGGATAGAGGACAAGGCAGATCTCTATCTCCCTACGGAAGTGGTTCTTTCCCCGGACGCTAAGGAGATTCTGGAACGCATCTCCGATCTAGCATGGCCCCAGACCCAAGACCTACCCTTCGTTGTACAGACCTCACTGGACAACCTCCGCAAGTTCGGCAAGAAGGCAGACCCGCTGCTCAAGAACCCGCCGGAGAACCTAGCTGGGTTCATCGAGAACCTATCCTACTGCATGCCTCCTGGATTCGTCGAGTGGTGGTTTCGCACGCTGCATGAGAAGAATGCTGGATGGGATGGCTGGGATGGAGACCTTAAACGGGAGATCTTCGACTTCGAGCACAAGCGATTTCAGAGCTGGGGCAGAAGGCAGTCCATTGAGTACTGCGGCCATTCGGGCAAATGGGATTCCTACGCCAAGGCAATCAAGGAGATTGATTAGATGAAGCTTAGAATCGAGGAATACAATTCCGACAAGGAAAATGCCGTTTTGACGTACATGGTGGTATCCAACGACGTTTTATCGCGTATAATTCCAGTGTGGAGCAAAGAATGCTTCAAGAACAAGACGGTAAACAAAATAGCTCGGTGGTGCATTGAACATTATGAACAATACGGAGAAGCGCCAAAGAGCAACATCGAACGCATCTTTCGGGACAAGGCCAGAAAGATGGCGAAGGAAGAATCGGAGATGTTGGAGGCATACTTAAGATCCTTAAATAACAACTACCTGCCCCCTCCCGACTTGAACATTGATTTTGCTGTAGATCAAGCAAAGTCTCATTTTAAGGAGGTTGCGATTAAGAAGCTAAACGAATCTGTGGCAACAGACCTTGAGAACAAAGATTATGTCAAGGCAAGCGAGCGCCTCTCTTCCTTCTCCTTGGAAAGCGAGGATGCTAGCCCATTCATCGACGTGCTTCAAGATGTGGACGCAATGCGGTCCTGCTTGGAATACAGCAAAGCGGATCCCGTTGTAGAGTACACAGAGGGCCTTGGCGATCTATTCGGGGGAGATTTCTGCAAGAACGCCTTCGTCATTTTCACCGGAAGCGACAAGGCAGGGAAATCGTTCATGCTCCACGATGTGATCTATCGAGCGGCGTGCCAGCGAAGGCGAGCGCTATACTTCGAGGCCGGGGATATGACTCGCGACCAAGCAATGGAGCGGTTCATGATCCGAATGTGTGGGCGCCCTATCCATGCCGGAGAGATTGACTACCCTACTGATATCTTCATCTCGAATGATAACGGCAAACCAGAAGGCCGAGTAGTCACCGAGAAGAGAATCTATGAGAAGAGTCTGACGTGGAGGGATCTGGTGGAGAGGGCTAATTACACCTGTGAAAAGAGGATCAAATCGTTTGACTCCTACTGGAAGCTGGGATGCTTCCCAACGTCCACGCTCAAGGTCGAAGAGATACGCTCCCAGGTCCGCAGCCTAACTAGGCAAGGTTGGCCCCCGGAAATAGTGGTGATTGACTATGCAGACATCCTAGCAGCCCCCTCTTGGCTCCGGGAGGAGCGGGAGCAAATCGTCCACATCCACAAGAAGCTCCGGGCGTTGAGCCAAGAATTCCCTATCTGTCTGGTCACGGCGGCCCAGGGCAACGCAGAGGCATACAATGCCCCCTTCCTTAAGAAGAAGCACTTCTCCGGAAGCAAGGCCAAGAATGCCTATTGCACGGCGATGTACGGCATCAACACGACGGAGGATGATAGGAAGCAGGGGATCATCCGGATCAACTGTATGCTTCGCCGTCGAGGCAGGTTCTTGGAGAGCCGATGCTGCTATGCTGCCTCCTGCCTCGATATTGCCAACCCAGCAGTCCACAGCGTTTTTTAGGAGAGAATATGATATTGAGCAAGTCGTACCAAATAACCAGAGACAAAAACGGCAGAAGAATCATCGTATTTCCCCTACCCGAAGAAGAGAATCGAGCCATCGACCTTTTTCGGGACGAGCACGCCGTCCGGTCCACATTCTGGAGCAAAGAGCTGGAGCAAGCGATCAATGAATGGAAAGAGAGCAATCCTGAAGAGCTGATGAATTTCGACTTCGGCGAAATCTGCTTCGAGGAAGGTTGGAACGCAGCAATGAAGGCGATGGGCAAATGACCGATGACTACTCCCCATCCCCTTCGCCCCCGTCCGCACGATCTACGTCACGCTCATTAGCGAGAAGATCCCACCCATCGACGAGGAGTTCCCTCACTGGCTGGACGATTTCAAGATCGACTGGCATGGTGAGATTGAGTTCCCCGACGACGGCTTGCTGGACGGCTGCAAGATCGTCCCGTGAGGCGTAATCCGCTACGAGGAACCCCATGACTGACCGCCTGAGAGATTTTACTGAGCACGTTCGTAGGGCTCCCTCTGAAAAGTTTTCCGAGCGTGTCGTCCGCCACATGCTGGAAGAGATGGCGAAGGACTGCCCGATGGCTGTCCTGGTGCGGCTAGGGGAGTGCCTCATCGACAGCCGAAAGATTGAGTTGAGGGAAGAGGCGGAGCAGAACTAGTCTCCTTGCAATATAAGCAAATCTAATGGTCCCCAAAACGCAAGCCGAGATAGATGCCTACTGGAAGTCGGTCCACGAAGCCGTCCTGCGGAACCGGGCCTACGACGTGAAGCAGTTCCGCGAGGAGCAGAGGCGTCGAAAGGCCCGGATGAGAAAGAAAATCCCCAAAGGGATCAAATGCTCCCGACCAGTGAGCGAATAAGATAGTGAAGGAAACAAAGGGATCGCCCAGGGGAGACGAGAGATGTGGAAAACGACTTTTCTTCCGGGTCGGCGGTTTGCAACTGTGATGGCGGCCCAACGGGCTGTGCAAAAGCTGTTTTCGCGGCCGTTGATCTGGGATGCGCCCCATCACGGATACGACGGAAAGTCGGAAACACACGGCAGTACCGGTGTCGAGACCGACGATCGCGTTACGATTCGCTCCGAACGGTAGCAGCTAGGAGCACCCCATGACCCTCTCAACCCCCCAGCTGTGCTTCCTACGGTCGCTTATACGGCGAGACATGGAGGCCAGCCTCCTAGATATCCTTCTTCGACGCTGCGACGCGTCTCGGAGCGACTGGGACGCACTGGAGACCGAGGGAATCGTCGAGGAGCACCAGGGGAGGGTGCGGATGACCGAAACAGGCGTACAGGTATACAAAAAAGCAAAAGTTGGTCGGTATTTCTAGCCCACGATCAAATGCCCCGAAGCGGCCAGCGAATAAGATAGTGGAGACAAGAAAGGTCGCCCAAAAGGGAGTGAACCCGATGACAACGACTTGCCGACTAGTGTTCGACAACGCCAAGCCCATCCCCGACGAGATCATCGTGAATCTGTTCGAGTCGGCCCAAGTTGACATCCGACCTACGATAGAGGACATCCCGATGCCGTGGGACGCGGGGTTCTCGGTCACGGAAAAGGATTTCGTCTTGGAAGGAAGCGTCGGTGGGCATGGCTTAGGATCGTGCCGGGTGTCTATCCCGAAGGAAGACCAGAGCCGCTTGTACGAAGTCGAGGTTTGGGCTGTTCCCGAACGGGAAGAGGCTTTTCAGGCAGCTTTGAAGAGTCTTCGGGAGCTTGGTGTTCAAATCTTGGTTGTGTGATGAACATTCACCCGATAATCAAACAGGAGATGTCCAATGAAGAACCCGATCGAAGGCAGAACCCCCTGTTGTGGCGAGACGGTCAAAGTGACCCACCGGTTCGCCAAGCTGCGGGAGCGGCCGAGGAACCACGGCTGCAAGAAGTGCGGCAAAGCATATCGCTGCACCGTCCCGCAGCCTGGGAAAGTCACGTTTCTGGAGTAGGCTAAACTTGAAATCGCTCTCGAACGAAAGGAAGTGATTCCGATGAGCAAGCAATTTGTGGTGAATGTGGCTATCAGCAAGAAACAAGGAGGGGCGAAGGTCTATGGTCCCTTCAAGGACGAGGAGGTCGCTCAGTTGTTTTTGGAAGAGGCACTTGATGACGAAAAGTGCGCTTCGATTCAGGAACTAGCCTCACCGGAGACCCTGGGTTGTTTTGGATTTTCACAACGGCAAAGTTAGAAAGGAAGTGATTCCGATGACTGAGATCGTATGGGAGAAGCACCCTGATTTTGAGCGAGGCTATCGCTCTGGCCCCTGGGAGATCCGCCGGGTGCGAGATGGCTACCGGCTGCTGGAGAACGGCACGGAGGTATTCCGGGGCAGCGTGCCAGAGTGCAAGGCCAAGGCCCAGGAGATCCTGGCGAAGGACGCGGGGCATTTGCCAGACATGTGTGGTGACGTAGGGCAGACCTACGTGATTGAGACACCCACTCGAGTTGGCCCTCCGTATCCCGGCGATGAGCAGGAAAGTATCCCTGTCCCGCTAACCGAGGAGCAGAAGCAGGCGGCTATTGAAGAGGCGCTAGCCGACGACGCTCCTGTCGCGGTTAGCATGAGCTTCGAGAAGCCATTGACCCAGCTTGATCCGGACAAGGGGATGCTGGAAGACTTCGCCAACCGCACGCCCGATTCCAAACTCGACCCTAGCGAGATGGAAGACCAGCCGCTAATGGCTGAATTGGAAGAAGCGATTGGCAAGACTTTTTCAGATCTTACTACCATCCCCAAAGTCGATGATCTATGCGATGGCGAATTAGGGGATATTGCTGATGTAATCATCAAAGAGCAATCCCTAAACGAACTTGCTGATAAATTTGTTGAGAGAGACGGGCCTGATTTCGTCGAAGATTCCGATGAAACTATCGAAGATTGTGGGCTTCATTCCGCCGATCGAGCGGCTGTGTCAAAGGGGGAGCCAGACTTCGTGGACGGCAACGATCCCGCCGACGATGTCGAGGACGGGCAGATCCGGGAAGCATTGGAGAAGGCTGAAGCGGATTTTGTCGAGGACGAAGAAGACGACGAATACGATCTTGACGATCGCGAGATAGAAGGCAGACCCAACTTCGACAGCGAGCTAAACAAGTTCACCCGCCGCGAGATCCAGGAGAAAGTGGATGCTCTGGTCTGGTCGCACGGTGGTGCTGTCCTGGAGCGGACCGATGCGGACGTTATCCTGTCTGAGTCCGGGGTTGCCAGGGCATGGCTCACTCCCCAGCGCCTGGAGAAGGCAATCCTCAACGCCAAGCGCCAGATCAAGCAGGGCGTCAATCCGCCCCCTGCCCTGCTGTCCTGGAGTGAGATTCCGGAACAGGATACTTTCCAAAATGGGCACGCTCAATATGATATCTGGCGTAGCACGTGCGGCCGCTATCGGGTCGCTCGCGTGACTGGACCGGAAAGCCGGTTCACGGTGATGGCGAAGATGGCCACCAGCGAGCGGATTGTCAACAAGAGCGACCTCAAATCCCTCGCCAGAGCATTCGAGGTCGCTGAGGCCCACCTGCGGGAGACGATGGGCCGCGAGGAAAGTGAAAGCAACGCAAAGCAAGTTGTCAATTTGGCGGAGAGCAATGGGCTCAGCCGCCTGGTTCCAAGGCTCTCTGCGACCGATAATACACCAGTCGCGGATTTCATCGAAAGTGAGGATACGATGCAGGTTCAGGAGAAAAGTGTTCGACGGATGCTCCGGGCGATTGGCAATGTGGCTGCTGCCGAGGAGATGTCTCCCGAGCGACTGCTGGCCAAGCTGAACGACGGCAAGGATTTCCAGGCCCTCATCGAGGACTGGACCCAGCCCGAAGAGGGCAGTGACGACTACAAGCTCATGGTCGCCATCGGCAAGGCAGCAGGGGAGGGGCGGTCGATCCAGTATGCTACTTCCAACGGGGAGAGCAACGGGAAGGCCGTCAAGGGCAAGAAGGAGCGGCCCGCCAAGGTTGCCAAGGAGCCGAAGGTGAAGAAGGCTCCTAAAGAGAAAAAGGAAAGCGCTGAACGGGATCGCTTTGGGTGCCAGCTTGGAAAGGATCCGGCCCTGATCAATGCGGCGTTGTCTGGTAACAAGCGAACCCCCCAGAAGATCGCCGAGGAGTGCGGACTCAAGCCAGCGCGAGTGGTACGCCATCTCAAGTTCTGGGCCCAGAGGAATGATGGCCTCGGGGAGTGGCTTGTTGAAGAGGATGGCAAGTGGGGCCTGAAGCCCAATGCCCCTCGGAACAAGTAACAGCCCGGGGAATGTGGTTTATAGAAGAGAGGGGGCCGAAGTAAGCGCCCCCTCTCTTCACAAGGGGACAAGACTTGGCCACCAGTCACAAATACGTCTGCACCGAAAAGAAACGCATGACTTACGGCAGTGAGTTAGAAATGATCGATTGGCCTCGCCTAGATCCTCTTCCCTTTGGGATGGCAATTGATGACGGCAACTACACCAGTGTCAACTCCAACGGTGTGGCTGTCGATGGAAAGGGGAAGTCATACCATCTTGGTGGTGAAATCTTAACAAGGCCATCTCTTGAGCCGAGCGGGCCATCGGACCAGATGGTCTTGATCAAGAAGCGCTGGCCGGAAGCTACTCACAACTATCGCACAGGACTTAACGTCAACGTCCGCGTACCTGGGCTAAGGGAAGATCTGAAGAGGCTAAAGAGACTCCAGGCTTTTGTCCATCAGGTCATGCCTGAACTACTTCCCGTCATTGATCCAATACCCGTCCCGTCGCTCCACGCCTCCAAGGGAGAGAGGCTGTGCCACCGGGTTCGTAAGAAGGACCATCATACACTGGTACCAAAGAGCAGACTAGCACTCCAGATGCAGGCAGCCTCCTCGAAGGAGTTCTTCGAGGCGGAGGTCAAACATGAGAAGACAGGCAAGCTTCTCTGGGCTCTTACGCCTCGGCCCTGTGTGAATCTGCGCCAGATGCTCCAGACGGACACGGTGGAGTTCAGGCACTTCTTTATGCCTGACTCGCCTGAGGAGCTGCTGAACTCGGTCCTGTGGTGTAAGTTGTTCTTGGAAGCTTCCTTCGATGGCAGCAGTCTGTCTGCCAAGGATCTGCTCCGTGAGTTCGACTTCAAATCCCGTGCCTGGCCGAAGCCACTGCCCTATGATCCTTGGCTAGATGAGGGATTCTTCTACACATCCCCCCACCACAACCCAGCTGACGTGGTGAAGGATCATATCGAAGAGTGGCTGACAATCAAAGGAGGAGAAAGAGCAAAATGTCTGATATCATGAAGCTCAATAACAAGCTCTACCAGCTCCCAGTCTTGGAGAGAATCAGCAATACAGATTGGGAAGAGGGAAACGATTCACCGTTTGTTGTGGAGCTAGACCCAACAGCGATTTGTGATTTGGCCTGCCCTGGTTGCATTAGCGAAGATGTGATCGCTCTAGGTAACCGCTTCTCCGATGAACGCTTGATGAAGCTAGGACAAGAATTCATTGACTGCGGAGTGAAAGCAGTTATTTTGATTGGTGGAGGTGAGCCCCTGGCCCACCGAAAGTCCGGAGAGCTTATCGAGCTGCTGGGGAAGAATGATGTGCACATCGGGATCACAACAAATGGCAGCTTCATCGACAGATATTTGGGGCCTATCTCCGAGTATGCACAGTGGACTCGTGTCTCGATGGATGCTGCTACGGAGCGGATGTTTAGCGTACTCAGGCCAACCAAGGGAGGAACTGGGAAGAGCAAGTTTGACAAAGTTGTCAGCAATATGAGGTTGCTGGCTGCCAAGAAGAAGGGCAAGCTGGGCTTCTCCTTCTTGATTCAGACTCCGGCAGATGGCAGGGATATTGAGAGCAACATCGGGGAGATCTATGCCGCAGCCCTGTTGGCCAGGGAGATCGGGTGCGACTACTTTGAGGTCAAGCCCTCCTACCAGTTTCGGGAAGGCGTGGATCATGCTTTGGTGAAGCACCCAAAGCACTTGATGGAGCAGGCTGCTCGGGAAGTTGCCTCCCTAGACTCTCTGGAGACAGACAAGTTCAAGGTGATCCGTGCGATCAACCTACAACCCTCCCTGGATGGAGTTGAGGTGCCTCAATCCAAAGACTATTGCAAATGCCCATCAACCCATCTGAGAACAACTGTTACTCCAACCGGGATATTCGTCTGCCCCTACTGGCGTGGCAAGGAGAGGATGAAGGTAGGGGGTATAGTCAACCAGAGTTTCAAGGAGGCCTGGGATGGTGCACTGCGTCAGCGGGTGATGGAGTATCTTGATCCTTCCAAACACTGCAACTTCCACTGCTTGAGGCACAATACAAATCTGGAAGCCATCGAGATCAAGAGGAAGCAGGAGGCTGGGATGCCGATAGTATCAGTGGGCGAGTTCGACCGCTTCATCTGAGAATAATGATGTACGATGCTATCGTGGTTGGTGGGGGGATCATTGGTTCCACCATTACACTGGCCTTGAGAAAGAGTAGAGCCAAGGTATTGTTGCTAGACGACGGTCGCCCCATGGCAGGTACTGGACCTTCAGGAGGGCACCTCAAGCCATCTTGGTTTGCAAGCATGCAGAAAGAAGAGTCTGAATCAGCAATGGAGCTGCTGGATGATGTCTGGGGATTGATTGAGAGGAAGTTCACCATCTGGCCCAAGCAGATCCAAGAAACTGTCTGGAGAGTAGATACAGACAAGGTAGTTTCTATTCCCAAGACAAAGGCCAAGGCAAGCAAGATCAAAACATCAGAGGAACACCCAGTTGTGTATTGCACCGATGGCTCGGAGTACCAAGGAAGGCTGTTGGTTCTAGCCACTGGATGCTGGATTGGAGAGCTGGCCAAAGCGATCAAAGCTACGCCCAAGCAGGGTGTATCATTCAGGCTGTCAGGCCAGATTTCACCATTTATAAAGCCCTGGGCTCCGTACAAGCAGATCGTTGCCCACCAGCAAGGCCCTCAGGAGATTTGGATAGGGGATGGCTCCGCACTCCTCCATGCCAACTGGACCCAAGTGAGAACAAAGCAGTGCCTTGATCGCTGTCAAGAAGCATTGCCTGCTCCCCTACCGCTGTTGAAAACCAAGCTAGGCCTCCGCCCTTACTGCAAGAAGAATGGCAGTGATCCCTGCCTGATGGAATCAATTGGACCCAGAACCTGGGCTGTCACTGGTGCTGGGAAGCTTGGCACCATTGCTGCCGGATTTGCAGCCAGGAAGCTCCTTGATGTTCTTTGAAAACAAGCGCATGACAGTATTGGAATTTGGCAACGCCTTGCTGGATACACTAGACCTGGATCCAGTGTATGTCATCCTCTACAAGGCGGAGCTCGGGCCTAAGCTACTCCGTCGCTGGCTATTGGCCTATAGCATGTGCTACCATGCTGGTGTCGCCTCCAAAATCGCGGATTCTGAGGACTTTTGGGACACTGTCCAGAAGTTCCAAGATGAGAAGTGGCCGAGGGGAAGAGAGAGACGGCACTTCCGAGGAAATGCTTCACAACATTCTATCAATTGGATGAGAAAGAAGTTCCCGATTCCCGGCCTAGCTATAAAGTCCTTGGAGGATTCGGGGGATTTTGTTACACTAAAGAAGTGGATACTAGGCTGGCCTCTCTACGGCCCCTGGATTGCGTTCAAGATGGGAGATTTGCTAGAGCGAGTGATGGGTGTCTCGATTGAGTTCAGCATTGACGACCTGAACTTCTACAAAGAGCCAGCAGAGGGAGCAAAAATAGTTAAACCTGAATGGGTTCTCAAAGAAACTGTGGGCTGGCTCAATAAACAATTCCAACACAGATTAGCCCCCCCCAGTTTTGATCGGCCTTGTGGAACACAGGAAGCAGAGACCATACTTTGTAAGATGAAATCATATCTACACGGCCACTACCCCATTGGGATAGATACTAGAGAGCTGAAACATGCTTTAGTTGGATGGGGGCCTTTGGCGGACAAACTAGGTAAATGCCTCCCATTCCAAAGGAACACAAAATGATGATTCGGGATCGCATCAAGAAGGTGGTCCGCGTCAAGGCGGGAGAGCTGAGAGCCTGCCCATGGAACTGGAGAGAACATCCGGAAGATCAGCGAGAAGCCTTCCGTGGCCTCCTCTCCGAAATCGGTATTGCAGGTATCCAGATCGTTCGCGAGCTGCCTGACGGAACATTCATGCTGATCGACGGCCATCTACGCCAGGAGGAGTACCCTCCCAACCAGAAGGTACACGTCGCAGTCCTGGACGTGACAGAGGAAGAGGCCAAGAAGCTACTCGCCTCCTATGACTCTGTAGGTACAATGGCTACAACGAACAAGGGGAAGTTCGCTAGCCTCATCAGGGATGTTACAACGGGGAACAAGGCACTAGCCTCGCTCTTCTCCAAGGTAGCTGAGGGAGGACTGAACCCCGATGATCTGGAACTGGATGTAGAGGGAGATGGGGAGCTTACTCCAGAGTCATTACCTGATCTACAGCCCTCTCATGTGCGCATGATCCAGCTGTTCCTTTCGTCTGACAATATTGGGGCCTTCGAGAAGATAGTAAAATACTTGGGTGGGCACTATGGCACCAAGACGTTGACAGACACTGTGTTCAAAGTGTTGAAGCGAGCATATCGGGAATTGAAGAATGAAAACGATAAAGTTGAATCACGCTCTGCCTGATGAGGAAATAGATAAACTGGCAGGCACCTTCCTCGACGAATCTCACTACGATCGGCTCATCGCAGAGGACGATGTGAAAGTCCTCAAGCCCAATGGTGATGTTCTCCTCATCCATCTCCATAACATTCTCCCTGCTCCTGCTTGCAAGGCTGCCTTCCCCGGTCTACGGAAAGCAGCAAGCACCAGTGAGAACAGAGGGATGGCTGCTGGGATCATTCCAGAGAAGGTCTCTGAGCGGAAAGGGAATCGAGCCAAAAAGGCTGCTGTCATGGATGGGACCAGACTTCGACCGATGAAACAAGATGGCACTGTCTCCAACACGAACTACGCTCAAGCGGTCCATAGTGGCATCATCGGCTTCTATGATCGCTATCCTCGCATTCCCTACTGTCGCCTGACAGCCTTCAATCTATACCAACCGGAGAAGTTCCAAGCTGCCATGCCCTTGATCCGAGCAATAGATGAGGCATTCAAGAAGAACGTTCCAGGCCGCTATGCTGCCCAGCTGAAGGTAGTGAAGCAGACCTCTCCAGACTTCGTGATTCATAAGACCGCCTTCACCACAATCACAGTGAACAAGAATTGGGTCACAGCTTTGCATAAAGACAAGGGTGATCTGACCGAGGGCTTCGGGGTTATGACGGCTCTCCGGGCAGGGCACTACTCTGGCTGTTACCTCTGCTTTCCGAAGTACCGAGTAGCGGTGGATATGAGGACACGAAGTCTGCTCTTGGCGGATGTCCATGAGTGGCATGGGAACACCCCACTGATTGGGATAGAGGGAGCCTTTGAACGGATCAGCCTTGTTTGTTATTACAGACAAGGCATGGTTTCCTGCGGCTCTGCTGCTGAGGAGCTAGCCCGAGCCAAGAAAATACGGATGGGGGATCTCACCAGATGATCGTGATCGGCATCGGAGGCAATCCTGGCTGCGGCAAGACCACGCTGATGCGTTCTCTCATCGAGCTCCTCGGCCCTATCAAGCATGAGAAGATCGGCTCCCTAGTCTACGGCCGCATAGAAGATGCCAAGGTGTTCGTCCTGGGCGACTACCGGGGAGAGAATGTCTTCGCTGGGACGGATCGGCTATCTATGTCTGTTCAGCCCGATGCAGTGAAGGTTCTCCATCATTGGGCCAAACACAACCCTGATTGGACGGTATTGTTCGAGGGGGATCGTCTCTTCGGTCAGAGCTTTCTTGATGTAGTCCAGAACATCGAGTGTGTAAAGCTAAAGTTGTTCCTGCTGGATTGCTCTCCAGAGGAGCTAGCGAGGAGAAGGAAGAAGCGAAACAGTCACCAGAATGAGATCTGGCTCAAGGGTCGGGAGAGCAAGATCAAGAGAATCGCCCAGAAATTCAAATTGAAACCAATAGATGGAAAAGAGATCAGAAGTCAGATCAAGGAGCTACTCAATGGCTGAGCAAACCACCTGCTGCCGCTGCCACAAGCCATTCACTCGCCAGCTACAGAATCCGGTTCCTGTCAGCCAGATCTGCCCGAACACTGGGACAGAAGTTGGAGTAGGCGCCTCCTCCCCTGAGATGAATGCCTTCCGCTGCTCGAACTGCTGGCTACTCTGCGGTGAGTGCTGGGGAACACTCCAAGAACAGGTGTGCTAATTGATCAAAGTTGCCAACTCAATTCCCCAGAAGGCCAAGTCCTTCGAGGAACTGTTGAAGTCCATTCTCACCAAGCCCAGTGAGATGCGCTGTCGCCTGCTCAAGACAGCCCAGGAGACAGGCTTCCTCTCTGACGACATGCTCCTGACTCGCCTGTCAAACAAGGAACGTAGCTCTATAGAACAGAAGCACTGGGATGCTCTAATCTCCGACACAGAGTATGCCAAGGCCACTCCAATGAGCTTGGGGGATATTCTCCCCAGAAGACTCACCTGCGAGGTAGAGCGAGCCAAGTTCGTAGGTGGGGACGAGTTTAACCAGCTGGTCTCCCTCCGAAGCGGCGATCTGCGAGTATTCGTGGAGGCCGAAGCCTTTCTTACACTCAAGGAGCGCCATCCCGAGGCTGTCTGGCGCTTTAGCTCCGGGGAGTACTGGAAGAAGCCTCTTGTCCTCCTGGAAGGGAAGGGCTTTCTGGTTGGGAACCTCCTCGGTTTGCTCGCTACTGTGCCTATCAAGATTGAGTACTCTCCCCAGAAAAACAACAGGTCCTGGCAGCTGACCTCCCGCTGGCGGTATACTCCTATCCCCGATAGTAGATAGGGAGCTTTTAACCACGGAAGGAGAAGACATGCTGGTCCTAACTCGCAAACTTGGTGAATCCATCTGCATTGGCGACAACATCGTTGTCACCATCACGGACATCGACCGCAACAAGATACGGATAGGCATCCAGGCTCCCCGAAGCGTTACGATCAACCGCAGCGAAAGAACCGACTTGAGGAAAGCTGATGACCACTCTGAAAGTGAACCGCGAGGAGTTCCTCCGCCATCTCGAAGTGATGCAGCCCGGCCTAACTAACAAGGACAAGACCCAGCAGAGCTCGTGCTACGTCTTCCGAGGTGGGAAGGTCTACACCTGCAACGAGGAAACGGCCTGTAGAGGACCTAGCATGCTCTCAGCGGAGTTCACGGGAGCTGTCTCGGCCCGTCCCCTATCAGAGCTCCTGCGACGCCTGGAGGATGCTGAATTGACGCTGGAAATGAGGAAGGATAAGCTGATCCTCAACGGCAAGGGCGGGAAGAAGTCTTCCCTATTGCTAGAGCAGGAGACCTCCCTCCTCGATCTGGTCCGGGCTGTGGACAAGCCGCAGGAGTGGAAACCCCTCCACCCCGAGTTCGCGGAGGCTATCCGAGTCGTCAGCCAGTGCGCCCGGCCCGACGAGAAGCACGGTGCAGGTCTGACCTGTGTCCACGTCCATCCCAAGTGGGTAGAGACCTGCGATAACTACCAGGCTTGTCGCTGGACCCTGAAGACGGGCGTAGAGGAATCGGTGCTGGTGCGGAGCAAGTCCATCTCGGAGCTGGATAAGATAGCCCCTGTGGAGATGGCCGTGACGGACGGCTGGCTGCACTTCCGGAGTGCAGAAGGTGTCATGCTCTCCTGCCGACGGTTCATCGACGACTTCCCCGAGCTGACCGAGATGTTCTCAATGAAAGGGGTTGCGAGCCATCTGCCCAACAAGCTGGTAGATGCGACGGAGCGAGCCAATATCTTCTCCTCGGAGAACGGCGAGTTCAACTACGTCACGGTGAAGCTGCGACCGGATCGAGTAGTGGTGGAGGGCATTGGGATCACAGGCTCCCATACAGAGCCTAAGCGAGCCAAGTACGCCGGTCCTCCGATAGACTTCGTGATTGCTCCGAACCTGCTGATCAAGCTGGCTCGGGAGTATCCCCAATGCGAGATCAGCCAGGACAAGATCAAGGTGAACGGAGCGGGGAAGTTCGCCTGGGTGGCCGTGCTGACACGACCTGAGGAGCAGGCTGAGGAAGAGGAAAGAGCCCAGACAGAGGAGCCGGAACAAGAGAATGAGGAGGAATCGGATGACCGATGATGAGAGGGACTATCTGGAGAGCCTGATCTTCGATGATTTCCGCTGTAAGAACCGATACTGCTCTATTTGCGCCGAGGTGAAGTTCCTTTCCGACTCCGCCCGCTGGCTGCTCAAGGAAGCTGAGAAGAGCGAGATGGAGATCAGGCGGATGCTGATGGAGTTCGAGCATATCGGGGAGTGAGATGGACATCATCGCCAGCACAGTCACGGCACGGATCCGCATAGATATGCCTCCTAGCGGAAGGGACTGGCCAGAGCCTGCCATCGGTAGCTTGATTCCTCATCTCATGTACGGCCTTTGCCTAGAGCTGGAGACTGGGGATTATGATTCAAGCGGGAAGCGGAAGCAGTATATCTCCCTCAAGGGTCGCTACATCCCGGACGAGTCTAATCAGATATTCGCACTCACTTCCTCGATGGATTTCTTACCTATCGAACTCACCGACTTGATCCGGTGCCTGCGGACTCAGGAGCAGCAAATCCAGACGTTGAAACGGGATAACAAGCGGCTTCTTGAGTTGTTGAAATTGGACGGAGTGGGCCTGGTGTGACGCACATTACGAAGCCAACAAAAAGGCCAGCTCTAACTGTATGGGAAGCTTGGGAAAAGCAAACCGGAAAAGCGCCGATACGATTGGAATGCCTGCAACCGACGAGGAATCAGAGATCCAGAGGGGTTCCGAGGTATGTTGTCAATGGCTGCTATTATGTCTATTCGACAGCAGACGCAAAGCTCGGCGATTGGGAACATGATTAATGAGAGGCTTCTTCCCCCAGCCCCTCGCTGATTCTGGCAGGGTCACAATTCCGCTAGTTGCTCAGTGTGGCTCGTGCGGACTCTATCGTCACTGCAAGTCCCCGAAGATGAAAGTCTTTGGGGAGGGGTATAAACGAATACTTATATGTGGCGAAGCCCCTGGGTACAACGAATCTGAACAGAACCGTCCCTTCATTGGCAAGTCTGGGCAGCTCCTCAAAGAGACGTTAGAGAAATTCGATGTGGACATGGACCGAGATTGCTGGCTATACAACAGTTGCATCTGCCGACCCATGACACGCGAAGGCAAGAACCGCACCCCCACTGATAAAGAGATCAGTTTTTGCAGGCCCAATGTTGTAAAAACCATCCAGGAGCTAAAGCCCAACGTAATCATCCCCCTGGGCGGCTCGGCAGTGAAGTCAATCCTGGGCTGGCTCTGGGGCAGCAACGTGGGCATGATTTCCCGCTGGGATGGCTGGCGGATACCGTGTCAGCAGATCAATGCCTGGGTGTGTCCCACCTGGCATCCCTCCTACATCCTCCGAGACGACTATGGCAGCAAGAAGCAGAATGAGGTAAGGAAGCTCCTGTTCGAGAGGCACCTGGAGGCTGCCTGCAAGAAGATGGAGAAGCCCTGGAAAGCGTTGCCCGACTATCCATCCAAGGTCAGGCGGATCTACAAGGACGACGAGGCAGCAGACGCGATCCAGGAGATGATGGAGAGCGGCAGGCCGCTGGCGTGGGACATCGAGAACAGCCCCCTGAAGCCGGATAGAGCTGACTCCTTCATCCTGTGCTGTGCCATAAGCGACGGGCGGACCTCGATAGCCTATCCGTGGCAGGGGCGGGCGATAGAGGCGACGCTGGACTTCATCCGCTCCGACGTGCCCAAGATCGGCTTCAACATCAAACACGAAATCCGCTGGCTGCTCCGGCAGGGAGTGCGGGTGAAGAACTGGGTGTGGTGTGGGATGATTGGAGCCCATGTGCTGGACAACAGGATGGGCGTGGCGAGTCTTGAGTTCCAGACATTTGTGAACCTGGGCTATGTGGCGGGTAAAGGGAGGATGAAGCCCTTCTTCAAGTCTAGTGGGTCGAATGAGCATAACCGGATACGAGAGGTGCCGCTGGATCAGATGCTGATGTACTGCGGAACCGATGCCTTGCTGGAATGGTTCGTGGGGGTGAGGCAGGCGAAGAAGATGGGAATTGACCTTTTCCCGAAAGACCTAGCGAAAACATGATGAAGCTCACAGCCCCAAGTAGCGACTGGACCACCAGAGCCCAGATTGACTCCCAGTTCACCATACTACAACGGGACTGTATGGACTATGCCACCCACCACCTCTTCCTACCACCATACCAAGGATAGGCTGGATACTACCTAATACGAGCGTAAAATTGTAGTAACTAGCTTGAAAAACAAAGAGTTAGGGAAAGCGTCAACCGCGTACATAGGTGATTTTGAGGAGGTGATGTGGAGATGGAGCATGACTACTATTGTAACTGTTCGGATTGTCACCGTCGCAGAGAAGCTATACGCTCAGTGACGTGAATCCCCGGAGTGGGCGGCAGGGTACTGAGCAAACAGCCCTGTGGTCCTTTGGACGCTGCAACTAGTAAAGGTGCCCGCTCCGGGAAGTACGAGACGAGGGAAGAGGCGGAAGTGGAGGCTAGGGCATGGGCCGAGGACGAAGAGAAGGAATATCATAAGTGAAAGAATCCAAGGCCAACTACGTCCGCAAGCAGAAGCAGTTCCGGAATCACCATTGTCACTGGCCTGGATGTCCTAAGCAATGTCCGCCTGCCATGTGGGGATGCAAAGAGCATTGGTTCAAACTTCCAAAAGTTCTACGAGACAAAGTGTGGGCAGCCTATGTTCCTGGTCAGGAAATTACAATGACCCCGAGCCGAGAATATCTCGAAGTAACGGACGAAGTAGAAAAGTGGATCAGGGAGAACTCATGAATCCGATGCAAAAGCAGGTCGAGGAATTCCACGCAGCGACGAATTGCGAGATAGGCAAATCTCCCGGAATCCGCTTTCCCCAACTCAGAGCCAATCTGATTCATGAGGAAGCAATCGAGACTGTGAACGCTATCAAGAACGGCGATCTAGTCGAAGCCATTGACGGCATGTGCGATCTCCTCTACGTCGTGTTTGGCACGGCCGTATCTTTTGGCATCGACCTGGAGCCATTCTTCAACGAAGTCCACCGGACGAACATGTTGAAAACCACCGGTCCAATTCGGGAGGACGGCAAGAGGCTCAAGCCGGAAGGATGGCAGCCGCCCCGGATCAAGGAGATGCTGGATGAGCACTAGAAAGATATTTGAATGCGACCGCTGCGGCAAGCGCATCGACAAGGACTGCGAAGGGAAGACGATTTACGCCACAGTGGATCGCAGAGCAGATGCTGCTGGCGGTATGGAAGACGTGTGCGAGCCTGTTGACTTCTGCGGCCCCTGCGCCATTGCAGTCCTTAGCTCGATCGTAGACAAGATGGACCACAACCAGGCAACGGAGTGGGTAGTGAAGATGAGGAAGAAGCCGTGAAGATAGCCCCTTACCGCGATCTCAAGAAGCTTTGGCCGGGCAGCTGTATTGGGATTCTGCGGCTGTGGAACGAGAAGGGCGACCTGGTCGAGATCGCTACTGACATGCCTCGCGGACTGTATGATGAAATACTCGCAAAGATTAGTAGGCATATTGGGAACAGGTCTCGTGGAGAGGAAGAAGATGAATAGCAAACTGCGGACTCACATCCTCGAAGGACTCAAGGCGACTATTGAGATAGAGAAAGTTGGCAAGTTCCATATCGAGATCCGAGAGGGGCATTTGACCCTTACGGATACTACTCAGCACTTCCTAGATTTGCAGAGCGTAGTGTTGGACAAAGATCCGCACGCGATTTCGGACGAGGCTTGGGCTAAGGCGTGGCCAAAACAATGAAACAAGTCGTCGCCTCTCCTACCGCATATCAGCTCTTTCACGAAGGCTCGATTGTGCTAGCGGAGGTAGAAGCAGCCGGAATCCGTGTCGACACAGAGTACCTTGAGCGTGCTATATCCTGGACCGAATCCAAAATCCGCCGTCTCCAGGACAAGCTCAAGCAAGACGAGATCTTCACCAAGTGGCAGAAGGTGTACGGGCAGAAGGCCAACCTGGACAGCCCCGTGCAGCTGGGACATATGCTCTTCAACGTCCTCGGTTACAAATGCCAGAGCTACACCGAGAAGAGCTACGACAGCGAGGGGAAGCTGAAGCAGGGCGCCAGGCCGCAGGTGAACAAGGCAGCTCTCGCCAAGATGAACATTCCCTTCCTCCGTGAGATGGAGAAGGCTGGTGATTACAAGACCTCCTGCGACTATCTCAAGAGCATCCGTCGGGAGGCAGTGGATAGTCTGGTCCATGCCTTCTTCAATCTCACTGGGGGGGACGAGGAAGAGAAAGGTGGAGCTCGTAGTTATAGGAGCTCGTCAAAATCTCCCAATTTGATGAATTGCCCCGGTCGAGATAGCGATCAGGGAAAGATAACAAGGCAAGCATTCATCCCCCGCTCTGGCTGTCGATTCGCGGAAATAGACTTTGGCTCACATGAGTGGAATCTTGCGGCCTGCATTTGGGAGGACCCCAAGATGATTCACTACGCCTCTGACCCGAAGGCGGATATCCATCGCGACAAGGCAGCGGAGATGTTCCTGTGCAAGGGTAGTCAGATCACTAAAAAAACGAGGTACAAGGGCAAGGATGGATTCGTGTTTCCCAAGCTCTACGGTTCGTACTACAAGAAGATGGCCAAGGCAGTCTGGGCATGCCTGGACGATGCTGGGATGGAAGTCGAGGGGATAGCACTAAAAGAGTGGCTATCCCAGAAGGGCATCTCCGAGCTAGGACCATGTAGCACCAAGAAGGATGCCCCGCCGCCTCTGCCTGGAACTTTCGAGTACCATCTCAGAAAGATGGAGCTGAAGTTTGAGGAAGACTTCCACGTCTATCGCGAGAAGAGCGACCTGGTACTGGAAGACTACCGCAAGAACGGCTACTTCCGACTGATAACTGGGTTCGTGGTAGAAGGATTATACACCAAGAATCAGATACTCAACTACCTTGTGCAGGGCCCAGCATTCCACTGCCTGCTCTGGTGCATCATCCGGATCCAGAAGATACTGCGGAAGAGGAAGATGAGGTCCCTGATCGTGTCCCAGGTGCACGACTGCGTGCTGGGCGACGTGCCGGAGGAGGAGACCCAGGAGTTCCTCAATCTGACTAAGCAGGTGATGACGGTGGATCTCCCGAAGGCTTGGCCCTGGATAATAGTGCCTCTGAAGGCGGAGGTGGACTGCTCACCGGTCTTCCCGGAAGGTAACTGGTGGAACAAAGCCCCTTGGCACGAAATTCGGGAGGGTGTGTGGGCACCAAAGGCATCGTAAGGAAGACCAAGCACTCTACGCTCCAGAAAGGAGGTGATATCATGAAAGAGCGCCGAACGAAGCATAGTAGGTTGCTCCAGGGGGACGTTATCGACATGTTGAAAACTTTACCTGATGAAAGTGTAAATTGTGTCGTTACTAGTCCCCCTTATTGACTGGCGTCTTCGTAGTTATCTCCCCGACGATCATCCGGATAAACCACTTGAACTGGGCCAAGAAGAAACTCCCGAAGAATTCGTACAAAAGCTAGTCGAGATATTTCGGGAGATTTGTAGAGTTCTTCATCCCACTGGGACATGTTGGGTGAATCTCGGTGACAGCTACAATTCTTCTTCAAAAAGAACCAAACAAAGTGGAAATGTTGGTAGAAGGTATGGAGAGGATAACGACAATCATCTGCCTTTGCTCGGTGATTTACAATCGGGAAACCTAATAGGCGTTCCTTGGCGATTTGCTTTCGCAATGCAAGCTGACGGTTGGATCCTCCGCCAAGAAATCATCTGGAGCAAAGCCGGGGCCATGCCTGAGAGCGTAACGAATCGCTGTACTAAATCCCACGAACACATATTCCTATTCGCCAAGAAGTCTAAATACTACTTCGACCACGTGGCGATTATGGAGAGGTCAAAGAGCAACTGGAATTGGGAGAGAAGTGCCGGCAACAACAAGAAGGTCGAGTTGAAAAAGAATGGGTTCATTACCGGAGGAATAGGAACCAAGCATGATCCAAACGACCAAAACAAAAGTTTCTGTCGTGATGTCTGGCACATGTCTCATGAAGGCGGCTTGAAGGAGGCCCACTTCGCTCCCTTCCCCAAAAAGCTTGCGTTGCGCTGTATTTTGGCGGGATCTAGCCAAAAAGGAATTTGCAAAGCCTGTGGATCCCCGTGGAAGCGAATACTAGAAAAGACTCGCACTCCTACTCGGCCGGGAAGGGAAAGCAAGATCAAAGAGATACTCAAAAACAGAAAAATAGGACAATTGGATCCAAGATTCCAAAGGTCCGGAACTTCAACCAAAACTACCCTAGGTTCTGTAATCGGCAATCGTGACCTCGAACGTCACGTTTCGACCACGAAGACAATTGGATGGGAGCCCACTTGCAAATGCAACGCAAGTGATCCGGTGCCAGCGATTATCTGCGATCCATTCTCGGGATCGGCAACCGCAGGCATTGTAGCGATCACTCGCGGTAGGAGGTTTATCGGGATAGACTTATCAGAGGAATACATTGAAATGGGGCATCGGCGCTTGAAGAAAGCAGAACTAGCTCGGGGGTTTGGCTTCTGATGAAACTTCTCGTCTGCGGCTCCAGATCCTTCGATGACTACGACTTCCTCGCCAAGACGCTGGACCATTTGACCTCCAAGCTAGACAAGAAAAAGATCCTGGTGATCCACGGAGGGGCCAGGGGTGCGGACAACCTCGCGGAGAAGTGGTGCTTCGAGCGAAGGATTATGCAGTCAATCCACCATCCGGAGTGGAAGAAGGGCAAGCAAGCTGGGATAGTGAGAAACGCGGAGATGATAGCGATGATGGAGGGGAAGGGATGCGTCGTGGCGTTCTGGTCGGGAACTAGCCCTGGAACAAAGTCCACAATCGAGATGGCGAAGAAGGCGGGTATCAAGACCAAGGTGTACTTGTTCAAGGAGAAGAAATGAACATCATCGAAGCGTTGACTCTCGCCAAGCAAGGGAAGAAAGTGAGGCCGATTAGCTGGCACGGTAATCAATATCCAGTAGGTTGGATCGTCTACAACCCCTACAACACTGATAAGAGCAAGTTCGTTGAGTATCGGGATGTTCCAGGGCATCCTGGCATAGTGCAGAATCAGTGTATGCACCTGTATGACGAAGACTATCTTGGCGAATGGGAGGTTGTAGAGTGATGGATTTCACATGTAGATTCTGCCTTCATTCCGATGGAAAGCACGAATTCCACTGTCCCGTCGCTAACGGCAAGACGAAGGAGTTCGAGAAGGGATACAAGGCAGCTAAGGGAGAAGGAGATCCACCAGTATTAGACAAAAGTAAGCTGCCAACAATCGAGTTCCTCGGTGACCCGACATACAACTTGGGATGGGCAGTCGGGCAGATGGACTTTGACGGGGCAATAAACCCTCTTGGAAAGGAAGACGCGGAATGACAATGTCTAAAGCTTTGAAAGAGAAGTGCAGAAGGAAAGAGGTTTTCATAGAAAACCTAGCTGCGTTTCTCAGCAAGGATTTAGCCCGTAGAAGTATTCAATTACAGATGCGAGATCCTCATGCTTTGGATTGGGCATCTCTCTGGAGCACCGCTGGGCTGTTCGGTTACCCGAGCAAGGAAGAAGTCGAAGAATGTCTCACGGAGTTACTGGAATGAGACTCTTTTCAAGGATGTCCGACAAGCAGAAAGACAAGTACATGGATCGCCTCACTGAGTACATTGTGGACAAGATTCCCGAGGACGCGGACTTCACGATCATCCTCTGGCACAAGGAAGGAGTGATGCACTCTTCGCCATTCGATCCTCTGTACGAAGTGGAGCTGCTGCGTGAGTTGGCCAACAAAATTGAGAAGGAAGTGGTGGAATCAAACTGATTGACTTGGATCATGAGGCTCTCTTGAAGGCCAAATGCCCCCACTGCAATTCCGGCTGTGACAAGTGCCAGGACGGATACACCGAGGTCTCCTTCCCTTCCGGCCCCGGAGTAAAGTTTTGGCGGAAGGTATGCAAAGACTGCGGCGGGATCGCGGGAGGCTGCTTCTCTGGCCCCGGCTTACCAGATCCTAAAGTAAGTGCATACGCTATCTGTCCAGATTGTGATGGAAGCAATATCGACCTCGTCGAGGCAAGAAAAAGATGAGTAAGGAAGCGACGGAACTGTATCGCAAGTGGCGACCCACCAAGTTCAAGGACGTGGTAGGCCAAAACGAAGCAGTTGAATGTCTTTTCAATATGCTGAAGAAGGGGAAGCTCCCTCACGTCTTGCTGCTCGCTGGAAATACGGGAGTCGGCAAATCGACCCTGGCCAAAATCATCAGAGTGAAGCTGGGCTGTAGCGATGCTGACTTTGCGATAGTGAACTGCGGGTCGGTTGAGAAGCCCATCACCGCTGTTCGGGAAATAGAATCCCGAATGGCTCTTTCGCCCTTCGCAGGGCCGTGTCGAGTGTGGCTGCTAGAGGAAGTCCAGGCTTTGTCGAGAGCACAATTCGCACAGCAAGCCCTCTTGGATATTCTGGAGAACACCCCTTCTCACGTCTACTTCCTGCTAGCTACCACTGATCCAGACAAAGTCATCAAGGCAGTTCGGGGCCGCTGCACAATTGTCAACCTGAAACCCCTCAACGAGAAGAGCATACTTCAAATCTTAGCTAGAGTAGTCGAAGAGGAGCAACTGACTCTTCCAGAAAAAGTGACAACTCTGATCGCCGAGAACTCCGAAGGCTCCGCTCGCAAGGCCCTCGTCCTCCTTCACCAAATCTCCGGCCTGCCCACGGAGCAGGATCAGCTGGATGCCATAGCGAAGACAGACACCAAGAGAGCTGCCTTCGATCTAGTGAAGGCGCTCCTTTGGGAGAAGAGCACGTGGTCTTCTGTGGCTGAGATCCTCAAAGGACTGGAGGGAGAAGACCCGGAGCAGCTGAGGCGGATGGTGCTTGCCTGCGCTACAACGGAGATCTTGAAGGCGGGACGGAACTCGAAATGGTGCTGTAAAATCCTCTATTCCTTTGAGGCTGACTTCTTCCAATCAGGCAGAGGCGGATTGGTGCGAGCATGCTATGAGGTACTTGAAGGGCGCTAAGAACCTACGATAATAGGGCATGAAACGCATCCGAATGATTGTGGATATTCCCCCTGAGATTCAGATGGCTATTCGCTTGCGTGGCGTAAAGGCTGGGCTTACCACAGGAGCAGTTGTTGAGGAGGCTATCAAGCTTGCTTATGCATCTACCGTGGCTCAAGCAAAGAAAGTTCTCAAGGAGAGGGAAGCGAGATGATCAGCAAGCAAACTTCCGTCGGTGTCCTGGCGACGATAGTGAGCTGGGCCAAGAAGCATGGCCTCAAGCAGCAAGACATCGAATCGCTCTTCCTCCGGTTGGAGCAGGTCCGCGGGAACCAGAGTTTCAACGATTCGATCAAGGGAATTCTGAAACTCTTGGGAGAGCACAAGGATATCTGGGATATGCCTAACGTCGGACGGCTGCTGGAGGAAAAATAATGCTTGGCTTCCATCAACACTTTGGCTACAGAAAAGAGGAAGGGATGAAATCGTTTGAAGAAATCACGAAAGAAGACTTCACCAAGTATGAGCGGGTTCGCAAGGGCGGCCAGTTCAACATGATCATGCAAATGGCCGATGCCTCCTTCGCCGCCGATCTGGATCGGGAGACCTACCTGGCCATCTGCCGGAACTACGCTGCCTTGATGGAAAAATTCCCAGATGCGAGGAAGTGAGAATGAAACGGCGGGAAGAGATAAAACTGAAAGAAGTCATCGGCGAGGTTCTGGACCGGATCGTGCCAAAGGGTTGCACCTACTTAGTCCAGTTCTTCGGCCCGGAGCACGATCCCTACTGGCTGGTCTGCGAGAATTCGGGGGAAGAATTCACTAGCGAATCAGTGCGAAGCTTGATCCAGAAAACAATAGAAACAATGCACGAATATGCGGGGAAGTGAAATGAACTGGGGGAAAGAAGATAATGCCTTCGATCCGATTGAAGTCGAGAAGGCTCGCAGGGAGCGCGAGCGAAACGAGAACAATCGAAGGCCAGATGGCAGTCCTGGAATGAGATGCTCTAGATGTGGGAGAACTCAGTCGGCATCGGCCATAACCGGGTCCTGCTGCTACTATTGCCACAATACGCTCGGGTGTTGAGATGGAAAATAATTGGAGGAAAATCAGTTCTACATACTGGATGTGCTTTCTCTATGACGTGTGGAAGGATTGTGGGATATGGAGAGCATCATTCTATGTAGGCCCCCGTTTCCCTCCGGCCTTCAAATCGGCTGAGGAAGCAATCCGCTACATCGAATCAAGAAGGGATGAATAGAATGCCAGAACACGACCGTGCCTTCCAGCTCCTTGAGATTGACAAGTTCCGCCTAGACGAGGAGGTCGCCAAGCAACCGCAGCTCTTCCGAGAGCACGCCGACATCCTGGCTCGCTGTGAGCGGGAGGCGGCGGAGGCCAAGGCGAATCTAGAGCTGGTGAAGGCAGAGGCCAAGGCCCGGTTCGAGGGGGAAGAGGCGAAGATCAACCTGGACATCCGTGCTGACCCTCAGAGCTATGGGCTGGACAAAGGCCGGGAGAAGGAGATCGAGGCTGCGATAATCACCCAGGACGGCTACCGTAAGGCTCATGCTAGAATGCTTAACACAATCCGGGAAGCCCAGCAGAAGTGCATCGAGACGGACGAGAAGGAGAGCGTCGCCAAGGGCGTGGTGGAGAGCTACCGCCAGAGGAAGAGCATGATCGAGAAGGCGGTGGAGCTTCTCCTTAGCGACTACTGGGCTGCTCCGAAGCAGCCCCGTGAGTACAAAGATGCTAAAGCCGATAAGGCTTTCAACCGGAGGAAGGAATGAAACTTCAACTGAATGGCCAAGAGATGGTAGTTGGAGTCCGGCACGACCATGAGGACGTAGAGGCCAAGTACGACGAGGTGAGAAAGCCCAGAAGACTCACCGAGGCATGGGTGCGGTCGGTAGCAACATTTGGGAATGGGGATTACTTGTCCTCTTGGAATGCCCAAGCAATCTGTTCCCTGAAAGATAACTTCTGCAAGAGAACCGGGCGGAAACTCGCTGCCTCAAAGCTGCTCAAGAAAATAGGTTTCAGCATGAGCAAGGAAGATCGCCGCAAGGTCTTCTTCGCCGTCTGCCCCGAATATGACAAGAACACGAAAGAAGCCACTTCTACCACCTAAAGGAGAATTCCGCTATGCCAGTAGACCGAAGAGAGCGAGAGAAAAGGGAATCAAGGCGCCAGAGCGCCAGTGATTGGGTCAAGCAGCAGGATAGCGGGCAAGAATCCTGCATCCGCATCCCGCAAGGATACGAGAGGTACAAACTGGAGCAGGGCACGCACGAGCTCGACTTCATGCCATCCAGGGCTGGTGCCGTCCGAGAGAAGATGGCCGAGAGAGGGGCTGATGAGGGCTTTGAGGTCTTTGAGATGACCTACAAGGTCCACTGGATACCGGACATCTCCGGGAAGAGCAAGCCCATTGCCTGCCGGGCCTTCTGCTTCAATGAACCATGTGCTATCTGCGATAAGCTTCGCAAGGAAGGCGGCACAATGGATCCCGATCTTCGGGATGCTCTCCGGGATAAGACCCGTCACGTATGGCTGGTAAACGACAAGCCGGGCGACGCCAAGAACAAGCCGAAGTTCCTGGATACCCACGACAAGAATCGGGGGCAGGGCTTCGCCGAGGTCATGGCGGATGCAATCAACAGCGTCGAGTGGGAGGATCATCCTTTCACTCTGGACAAGGGATACAAGGCCAGGATGGTAGTCAAGCCGCTGCCCAGAGGAAACGGACAGACCTACAACGCCGCCACTCGCATTGACTTGAAGTCTCGGGACTATGAATACCCGGAGAAGCTCCTCGACTCAGCGCCCTGCCTTGATGCCTGCCTGATCGACCCCGGCTATGATGAGGTGGAGGCAATGCTTGATGGCCGCACCAAGAGGAAGCCAAAAGAAGAAAACGGGGAGGATCAATCCTCCAAGCGTCGCAAGCTCGATGATGAAGACAGTGCCCCACCAGCCAGGGCCAAGAAGAAGACCCAGGACGAGGAGGACGACGCAGGCGATAGCGAAGCCCAGTCCTCCAAGAGAAAGGCAAAAGATCCTACTGCCGAGGATCTCGACCTGGAAGTAGACGAGATGGTCATCTACAAAGGCCGGGAGCACAAGATACTCAAGATCTCCGGGGATGGGACCAGCCTCAAGCTGGAGGACGATCTGGACGGGGACGTGGTGAATGGAATTGCTCCCTCCGATGTCCAGAAGAAAAAGAAGGTCAAGGCAACTCCCAAAGATGAGGACGAGGATGCTCCTCCCGCCAGGGCCAAGAAGAAGACCCAGGACGAGGAGGACGATGCTCCTGCCCCCAAGAAGAAAAAGGCTGCTGTCAAGGATGATGACGATCTTGGTACCGATGACTTGGATGATGAGGACTCGCCGCCTGCCCGGAAGAAGAAAGCCAGGGACGAAGAAGACGATGACCTGGACGATCCTCTCGATGAGGACGACGATTGATACGAACCGGTCTCTGTTCAGATTGTGTCTGTACAGGACTCAGCGGGGGCGGCTGGTTACTAGCCTCCGCTGTTTGCCCCTATAGCTCAGAGGTAGAGCGCCTGGCTTGTATCCAGGATGCGAGGGTTCAAATCCTTCTGGGGGCCTTGGCTGGCAGTCTATCGGATGTATTCCGACTCACGAGAAGGCAGTCCCGAGCCCAGCTCTTGCATGGTCCGGTCAAGCTAGCATGCGACGGATACAAGCGGCAGCTGTAATCGGGGTACTGCCAGTCTTATCTTTACAAAGGAGTGTAGCATGCCGACCGATTCCATCGAGATGACTCAAGCTGAGTTCAACCATCTATCGCCCGCCCTGAAATCCGCTCGGATAGTCAACATGAAGCTAGTGCCCGTAGTGTTCGTGAATGGAAAGTGGCTGTTCGTGCGGGACCCCGAGGAAGAGAGGAAGAAGAGAGAGGATGGATGCAGAGAGTATCAGGCAGGGAGGAGAAGGGTATGAACTGGACCAAAGAATTCCCCACGAAGCCGGGCTGGTACTGGTGGAGGGAAAATCCCGCTGGACATTCATTTGTAATCTATTTTGATGACGGGTTCCAGTGTGTTTATACAGGCAGTTCTGAAATCCCAGAGTACAGAGAGGAATGGACAGGAGAGCGCTGGGGGCCTATCCCAGCTCCTGATAAAGACGGGAAGATCGAGATTGAAGCATGAACGAACTCGAAGCGATGAAGGCCCAGCTCAAGGCGATGCCCAGGAAGAAGAAGGTGGACTCTGACCGTCTGTCTAGCGGGGTTTGGATGTTCAATCTAGCATGCTCGGGGGATCCGGATTGGTGCATAAGCAAAAAAGATTATATGTTGATGGTAGGTGACTCACAATCGCTGAAAACGTGGATAGCACTCCAGCTTTTAGCAGAAGCCGCGATCAATCCCTCCTTCTCCAAGCATAAGTTGATTCACAACAACCCAGAACGCGGTGCTCGCATGAGCATACGAAAGTTCTTCGGGGGCTTGGCTGATCGCTTGCAAGAACCGAAGGGAGGCTCCTCCAAGACCATCCAAGAATTCTATGATCACATCATAGACTTGGCCGACGAAGGTAAGCCGTTTATAGAAGTGCTGGATAGCGAGGACGCTCTCAGCGACGAGAACGAGGACAGGAAGACCAGGAGCAACAAGAAGGCCAGAATGCAGGAAGATGGCAAGGTGAAAGGAAGCTATGGCGGGGCTGGGAAAGCGAAGGAGAACTCCCAGAGGCTGAGATCCAGCTACAATGCCCTAGAAGGCCCCGGCAGTATCCTTGTGATGATTAAACAGACGAGGGACAACATTGGCTTTGGATCCCAATTCAACCCCAAGACTCGCAACGGGGGGAGATCCCTGACCTTCTTCGCCGTGGTCGAATGCTGGTTCTCCGTGGCATGGAAAATTAAGAAGTCGGCCATGGGGAAGAAGAGGGTAGTTGGTTCGGTTGTTCGGGTTCACGTGAAGAAGACCAGGCTGTTCGGTAGGGACAGAACTGTGGACATCCGGTTCTATCCGAATCATGGGATAGACAACACCGGCACCAGTATCCACTGGCTAGTCGAGGAGAAGCATTGGCCCAGCAGCAAAGGCGAGGAGGGCAGCAAGGATGATAATCTCAAGATCAAGGCTCCCGAGTTCAAATGGGAGGGCAGCATCGACGGCCTGGCTAGGAAGATAGAGAAGGAGGGTCGAGAGGACGAGCTCAAGGTGATAGTAAAAGGTGTGTGGGACGAGATCGAAGAGGCATGTTCAATAGATCGAAAGAACAGGTATGGTGAATAATGAGCCGATTCAACGATAGCCTAGAGCAACGAGCGACTAACTATGAGACCATGAGACACATCCAAACAGTGCAGAAGTTCCTCTATGGATTCATCAAGGAACTGCTTAACCGATGCGAGAGGCACGATCAGTCCAAGATGGCCCCTCCCGAAGTGGCTGCTTTCACGGAGTACACCCCGAAGCTGCAAACCTCGACCTATGGTAGTCCCGAGTATGAGGGATTCAAGAAGGCGATGGCTCCGGCCTTAGCGCATCACTACGCCCACAATCGACACCACCCAGAGCATTTCAAGGAGGGGGTGGATGAGATGAACCTCATTGATCTGCTGGAGATGTTCGCGGATTGGGCCGCTGCATCGAAGAGGCACCACGACGGGAACATCCGTAAGAGCATTGAATTGAACAGGGATCGGTTCAAGCTGAGCCCTCAGATAATCCGTATATTTGAGAACACAGTAGAGCTGCTGGGGGAGGATTCATGAACCCCAAGATCACCTTGGTCAGTTTCTATGCCAACACCGCGATCTATCAAGGTGACAAGCTTCTCGGCAAGCTGACTGATTACAGACACATCGCTGCTGCCCTGAAGTTGCTAGGCTATGAAGTGGAACAATTGGATATCCCCTGGGAGAGTATGCCTCCTGAGCCAAAGCAAGGGAAGCCAGATGGCTATTACGCTCCATCCTCACTGGCCGATTTGAAAGCCCACCAGGAAGTAGCGAAGCTGAAGAGGCGGAAGGACCGGATCAAGGATCTTCATCTGGAGCTGGCTCGCCTGGAGGCAGAGGAGAAGAAGTGAAGCCTCTCTTCTCCACTGGGGTTCTGACTGTAGCGATGGCAATCATTGGCTTCTTCATCGGTAGACATGTGGAAGAGATTGACAAGAAGTTCGGCACCGGTTGGGGCCTGGCGATAGTCATTCCCTCGATCATCGCCGCTCTGTTTGGATCCTGGCTCGTTATGGAGATATTTGAATGAACAAGGATGAGATAGAACGTGTCAAACACGGGCTGTACCGGATTTACTGGTCAGAAGACCCGGAAGACCTCTCGGTCTGCGCCGTAGGAAGCAATGAAAAGGGGCTTCGCTGGTATGCCCCTACAAATTGGATCAGCGGGCCAAGTTTTGATTGGGAGAAGATCCACCACGTAGAGTTAATCACCACTCAGGCCATCGAGAGGGGAAAAGTTTGAAAGCCAGCAAGGGAGCAGACTTCGAGAGACGGCTCGCCAAAACCCTCAGTCTGTGGTGGACCCAGGATCTCGATGTGCCAAGAGACGACATCTTCTGGCGTACTTCTCAATCGGGAGGTAGGGCCACCTCCCGCCGCAAGAATGACCAGCAGACATTCAACCAGATAGGCGATCTATGCGCTGTAGACCCTATCGGTATCCCCTTCCTCAAGGCGTTCACGGTGGAAATCAAGAGAGGGTACTCCCGCTGCACGATCCAGGACATCCTAGACAAACCAAAGCGTGGTAAGAAGCAACAGTACGAGAAGTGGATCGAGAAGATCGCCAAGGAAGCTGTTATTGCAAAGTCGATTTCCTGGCTACTGATAATCCAGAGGGACCGAAGGGAAGCGCTAGCGATAACGCCTTGGAAGGAATTTAGCCAGCTTCCTTGTGACGAGTATGAGGATTTGGATGGCGAGATAGATGCTGCCTATGCCTTCCTCGAAAGAACTAACGAGGACTTGCTTGTTTTCCCTCTATCCGAATTTTTGAGAATCGTAGATCCTGAATGGATAAAGGCAAAGTTCGATGGCCCAGATTAGCGGATCCTACCCCAACCACGGCAGCCAAGTGGATAATCTCTGGCGAGAGCACTGCGAGCTGAAGCGTCTGGTGCGGACGATAGTAAAAGGCATAGATGACTCCAAGTTTGCTCAGGATGAGAATTGCAACGTGCCAGTTGGCTGGTACTGTGCTTTGAATCAAGTCAGAAAGATGGTGGAACAATGATCTACTTCGTAGAAAACTGGCAGAAGTTCGTTATCTGCATAGTGCTGGTCGCAGGCTATGCCGTTGGCTCTCTCCTGTACTTGCAGGACCAGCAAGTGGACAGGACGGAGAGATCCTTGCAACAGCTAGATGAGAGCAAGGGCGTAGCTGCTCAGCGAGATCAGATGAGAGAGCATCTAACGATCAATTACCTGTATCTTACCGGGTGGGGTATCGTCGCACTCATGTGCTTCTTCGTTTTTCTGGGGGACATCAGAAACATGGCCAAGAAACTCGCGTTGTTCGTCCTCGTTGGCCTTCTGCCCCTGTCCGGGACTGGCTGCGTGAAGCCGTTCGAGCCAGTAAAACTGGAGACCATCAAGTCAAACGAGGAAGCCTTCATGCTGCCCCTCACCGGGGACGGCAAAAAGCAGACGACCAGCAGCAATGAGGAGTACCTCAAGGCGAACCTCGTCTACACAAAGCAAGTCCAGCTCCCCCAGCAATGGGTCCAGCTAGGACGGTCTAGCAACAACGGGGAATGGCGGGATGCTGCCCTGCTCATCAAGGTGGACAAGTCCCCGGTTACTAGGGAGTGGACTGCCGATCCAAACACAGGTACATCGAACAAAAACGAGGCTGTCTGGGTGATGACTTCCGACCAGGTAGAGTTCTCTACCGGCTGGACGATTACTGCCCGCATAGCGAATCGGGACGATGCCGTGAAGTTCCTGCACAACTACCCCAATGGCTCTCTTGAGAAGGTGATGGACTCAGAGGTCCGGTCAAAGCTGCAAGCGGTGTTCGGATTAGAAGTCACTGACCTGCCGATGGACGAGCTGCGAAAGAATGCCACACCGCACATCAACAAGACCACCAAGGCTGTGAGCGACTTCTTCAAAGAGCGAGGTCTGATGATAACCAACCTCGGCATCACAGGCGGCTTTGTCTACAAGGACAAGTCCATCATCGACACGATGGTCAAGGTGTTTAACGCGGAGCAGGAGAAGTCCGTGGCCATCGCTGGGACCAATGCTCAGGTGGAGAGGAACAAAACGGTGATCCTGGAGGCTCAGGGCAAGGCCGATGCTATCCTCAAGACCAAGAAGGCAGAGGCGGACGGAATCAAGCTGATTGCCGAGGCGAAGGCTTACGAGCTAGAGCGTGCCGCCAAGGACAGGGACTTCTATCTGACCCTCAAGCAGATCGACCTGGAGATGAATCGACTCAAGTCCTGGGATGGGAAGCTGCCCCAGTCGTACTTCACTGGGGGCGGCACTGGCCCAATGCCAACCCTATTAGTTCCCAGTCCCATGCTAAACAAGGGAAGCAAGTGATCGAGAAGCTCATCCTCGAAGACTTCCAGAAGCATAAAAAGTTTGAGCTTACCCTCGATCCAAATATCTCAGTCATATCGGGATCGTCAGATCGGGGAAAAAGTTCCATCTTCCGTGCTATCCGATGGGTATGCCTCAACCGTCCCACCGGCGACTCCTTCATCCGCAAGGGCTCCAAGGACTGCTCCGTATCCCTCAAGGCGGATGGCAAATGGGTGACAAGGGAACGGGGCAAGGGGGCGAACCTCTATAACATCGGTGAGAAGTCGTTTTCAGCTTTTGGGCAGGATGTGCCAGAGGAGATAGCCAACTTCCTGAACGTCGATGAGGGCAACTTCCAGTCTCAACACGCCTCCAGCTTTTTTTTCAGCGACACAGCCGGAGAGGTCTCCCGCCAGCTTAATGCCATCGTCAACCTGTCCCTGATCGACTCTACCCTGGCGAATCTGGCTTCCGAGCTAAGGCAGGCCCGGTCGGTCGTCAGTGTCTCTGAGTCCAGATTGAAAGCAGCGGAGAAGCAGAAAGAGGAGCTAGCCTGGGTGCTGGAGGCGGAGAGGGACTGGCAGGAGGTGGAGGAGAAGGAACAGGAGTGGCGGGATTGCTCGTCGAGGCGGGAAGAGCTAGCTAGGATATTGGAACAAGCTAGAAAGGCCAAGGAGACGCTAGAGGACGCCGCCGAGATAGGAGAGCTGGGTAGAGCAGCGGTGGAGGCAGGGGAGAAGCTAATCGCCGTACGGAGGCAGCGGGATGAACTGAATAGTCTGATGGGATATTGGGATAAATGCAGCACGGAGATACTAACACGGAAGCAGGAGGCAGAAGGGCTAGAGAAAGAATTGAAGGAGAAATCCGGCGGACTATGCCCGATCTGCGGGGGGAGGATGAAGTGAAAGCATGGGAACTGCTAGACAAGCCGGAGAAGTGGACGCAATTCACAAACGCTAGGACAAAGACAGGAGAACTCACTTGCAACTCATCTGACTCTCCCTATTCTTATTGTCTTACAGCGGCGCTGAGTTACTGCTATGGGCTTTCGACTAAAGAGAGGCAGGAGGCAGTTCTTCGAATTATGAACCATCTGAGTTATTCTTATCATCTTGTCCTATGGAACGACGATCCAAACAGGACTTGGGAGGAAGTCCATAATCTGCTCAAGGAATTAGACCTATGACTATCCCCAGTTTTGAAGACTGCCTGGAAAAAGCAAAAGGCTTAACAGGAGCCTTAATGCTGATTCCAAGAATTGATATGATTGAATTCATTGAATGTGCCATTGGTCTGGAAAAGGCCAATATCGCCCTTGCCGCCAGCATCGCTGCTTTGTGCGAAGACTCCAGTAATGAGACAACTTGGGCGGAGGCGATGATGAACGCTGCGAGAGTCCTCGGAACGTCGCTGACGGAGCTGCAAGAGAAGCACAAAGCAGACAGGAAGAAATGGGCTAGGATAATGCCCCTGGTAGTTAGACCTGACTTCCATATAGACCCAGAAGATCCATGAGTGAAGAAATTCTTGCCATTTCCTGCGCCGACCTGCACATCTGCCAGAGGCCCCCCATCGCCCGATCGGAGGAGCCCGATTGGCAGGAAGCAATGAAGCGGCCGCTGCTGGAGCTAGCTAAACTGAAGCAAGAGCACGATTGCCATCTCTTGATCGCAGGGGACGTTTTTGATAGATACAACACCCCCGCTGAGACGATCAACTGGACGATCAAGAACCTTCCCGAAGCTTATTCCATCTGTGGCAACCACGAGATGCCCAACCATTCTTACAAGGATCTCAAACGATCCGCCTACTGGACCTTAGTAGAAGCTGGAGTTCTCCACCACCTCCGCCCCGGCAAGCCCATTGAGGTTCCCGCCAAGGGAGGCAGAGTGCTCCGCCTTCACGCCTTCCCGTTCGGTTTCCCAATCACGCCCCTCAAGAATCGCAGCCATGCCGTCATGGAGATCGCGGTCGTCCACAGCTATCTCTGGACTGTCGGAACAAACCACAAGGACGCCAGCGAAGACCAGAATCTCCAGAACTGCCTGGAAAAATTCAAGGGGTACGATGTGCTTCTATTCGGAGACAATCACATCCATTTTAGCCAGAGATTGAGGAGCGGGGCCACGATCTGGAATAACGGATCGCTTATGAGACGGCGCTCCGACCAGGACAAGCACGAGCCTAGCGTGGGGCTTATCCATCCCGATAATAGCATAAGTAGATACAAGTTGGATTGCTCCAAAGACATCCTCATCAAGAAGGAAGAGCTGATGCCGGAATCCTCCCCCGGCATGGATGATTTCATCGAGGAGCTGGGGAGTCTGTCGGACGTGGTACTGGACTTCCGAGAGGCGATGGAACGAGCCTTGGTGGGCGTGCCGCAGAGGGTCCGGGAGATCGTTATAAGGAACATGGACAAGTGAAGAAAACGATCCAATGCAAGGACATCCCCGACGAGCCGATCCTCCACTTTCTCGAATCCCTGAACGGAGTGTGGGCCAACTGGTATGAAACTCAAGAAAAATGCCTCTTGATCCCAAAACCTTCCTCCGCCTCAAGGAGGAAGTGGAGGAGGAGCGGCGGCAGGCGGACCAGGCCCAGGGCTCGCTCAACCAGATCGCTGCTCGATTGAAGGAGACGTTCAACTGCCCCGACCTCCAAGCAGCGGAGAAGCTGGACAAGAAGCTGGAGAAAGAAGAAGAGAAGCTGGAGCGTGAGTACCAGAAGGCCGAGCAAGCTTTCAGATCCAAGAGGAAGGAGAAGATCCGTGCCTGATATAACTTTGGATGAGCGAGACTATTGCCCATATTGTGGTCGAGTAGTTCGCGACCCTCCAGACTGCTGCGAGCGGATGAAGAAGGAGGCCAGGGACGCCTACGAGGAGTACCATCGGGACGATTACTCCGATCCGAACTTTCCAGAGCACGACGAGCCATTCTACCCAAACGAGTATGATGGCGATTCCGATTAGAGGATTCAAATGACAAAGTTCCCACCGAGGGAAGAGGCGTTCCGGAAGTGGTTTGGAAAAGAAGGAGAATATTGGGACGAAGAATTCAGCACCATTAGGAAGGAAGCATTCGCTGCTGGCTGGGAGGCTGCCGCAGAGTACATCAGAGGCAAAATGGTGGCGGAAGAGGGGAGTGAGGATGTGCAGGACGATAGTGTAGATGGCGGGTGGAGGTGCTCGTGCTGACTAGGAGAATTCGATGGCCTCACAAACTGAATCCGAAGCCTACGATAAGTGGCTAATGAACATTCCACGGGACACCTATCCAGATCTGGCGGACGCTTTTGCCGCTGGATGGGTCGCCGCGTGGGTCGCTGTTTCTGATTATATGGCTGGCAAAGCAATAGAAGAGACCAAGCTTGAACAACCCTCTTGATTCCTTCCTTGCCGATTTCCGCCTCGCTGAGCGTACAGCCCAGCGTGAGCAGGAGGCGCTTGAGAAGGCAGAGGACGAGGTCGTAGCGATCCTGTCCGCCCAAGAGATAGCCCAGCGAGTAGCCGAGACGATCCAGGCCAGCGCCCATCGTCAAATCGCCTCCGTCGTGACCAAGTGCCTGGAGGCGATCTTCGGGGACGAGAGTTACCAATTTGAGATCAAGTTCGAGCGCAAGAGAGGCAAGACCGATGCCGTGCTCACGTTCAAGCGGGATGACCTAGTGCTGGAGGATCCACTGAACGAGGCAGGCGGCGGGACAGTGTGCGTGGCTGCTTTTGCGTTGCAACTCGCGTGCCTGAAGCTGGCCAAGCCAAAGCGGAGGCAGTTCCTTGCAATGGACGAACCCTTCGTACACCTTCATGGATCAATGTACAGGAAGCGGCTCCGGGCCATGATCCTGGAGTTGTCGAAGGAGATACAGATGATCCTGTTCACGCAGGATGCGGGGCTTGAGGTGGGCCGCGTTGTTGAATTGGAGTAGCTATGGTCAGCCTCACGAAGCCTCATATCCTGCTCGGAGATTTGATTGACGGAGCGATGGAGGTTCTTAGTGCCGATTTCGAACAAACGAACTGCGTGGTGGTTTCATCTACGTTTATCAACACTTATCAAATCACCGTGAAAGTAGTCGAGCCATGGCCTAATTTTTTGTTGAGGGAGTAGAAAATGAAAGTTGAAGACCTAGCCATTCTTGAAGAACTGGTTGAGTGCCAGGGCTGTGTCGATAACGACCAGTATGACGAGATCGAGCTAGCTCATCTAAAAGACATGGCTAAGGAAGGACTAGTTGAACTCAGCTGGCGGATCACGGACAAAGGCAAGAAGAAGCTTGCTGCGGAGCACCTATAATGTTCGGAGATTGCGGCGATCCTAATTGCCCCCACCGACGCAGAGTCGACGAGCTGGAGAAGGAAGTGCAAAGACTAGAGAATCTGCTGTACCCAGAGCGTAAGAAGCAGATGGAGATCTTGAACTTGAAGACGACGATCGCTTTCTTCAACCGTCGTTTGGCTGATTTGGAGCAGAGCCGATAATAAAAAAAGGAAAGAAACCCATAACCTTTTCGCCGTTTCGGTGTCATACTATAATGGAATACTGGCGGGCCGGAGTTAGAGGATTACCTTGGCTGTTACTCCTCTAGCATTACCTTGTCCGCCAATTGACTGCGGTTGGGCCAGTGCCCATTCGAGGCTCATAACCTTGGACTGCTGGGAGCATCCCCCAGAACCGCGACTGCAAGGTACGGGGTCGATGTCAGTGGATTATCTCTGATGAGCGGGAGATTTCCCAACTTCGGCGACTGAGGGAATCGGAGAAAGCGTAGAGAAATTCAGTAAAACCCACTGGCGAACTTTATCTGCGCCTTGCTTTGTTGAAAACCTACGCTGGATCTGCTTTCCAAAGTTACCGAGGATTTTCAGGGGGCAGCCCTGGTAGGGCACCTGAACACTAGCTTATTCGGGAAACCGAGTCGAAGTCCAGGATTATCGGTTCGATCCCAATTGCCCCCAATGCACGGGCCGTTTGGTGTCTGTTCTCCTCTGAAAAAGGACTAGACCGGGTTCGATTCCCGGCAGCTGGGTAACTAGCTGGAGTGTGATGGCTGCACAGTAAAACCGGACATCTACTTTTGTCCGTGCTATTTTGAAACAACGAAGCTTGTGTGGGCCGGACGCATGTTGGTTATCTTCTGCAAAAAGACAGCTGGGTGAAAGTCCCGGCATACCCAACGGCAATTTTTGTCCGCACTATTTGATCGCGTATTCGTGAGGGCCGGAGTAATGGGTTATCTGCTAAAATGTACCCCATTGCAAAAACTTGTCCTCGCTTTTTGACATTCCCTATGGGCCGTTTGTTGTCAAGGTTATCCTGTTAAGATACCCCCTTGATACAAGTTTTTGTCCATGGGAATACTTCTCTTTCTCCTTTTACAGCCGAAGGAGGCTAGCATGACCGTTTACAGCAAGCACTTCTCCACCCGCGTTACTCCTCAGTCGGAGCCGATCCCGGGAAAGCCGATGGTCCAGAACTCGGCCGGGGGCTACTCCTTCGCCGTCGATGATTGGAAGCGGTTGGATCGCTTCCTCATTTTGGGCGCGAGCCAAGGTAGCTTCTATGCTTCCGAGAAGAAGCTCACCATCGAAAACGCCAAGGTCGTCCAGAAGCTACTCGACGAAGACGGAGCTCGCGTTGTCAAACGGATCGTGGAGATTAGCGATGGAGGCAAAGCCCCCAAAAACGATCCAGCTATCTTCGCCCTGGCGATGGCAGCAGGCCACAAAAAGGCAGCTACGTTCGGAGTAGCGGAGGCTCTGCCGAAGATCTGCCGCATTGGAACCCATATCTTCCAGTTCTGTGAGGCCGTCCAGAACTTCCGGGGCTGGGGACGCTCCCTGCGTTCGATGGTCGCTGGATGGTACACGTCCCAGGCTCCGGATAAATTGGCCTATGGAGTCGTAAAGTACCAGAATCGCAACGGCTGGAGCCATCGAGATCTTCTGCGCCTCTGCCATGCTCAGGCAAACGAACCGATGAACTCCATCTTCCACTGGGCAGTCAAGGGCTGGGAGAGAATCGGGGAGGAGGAGCATCCGGAAGATGCCCTCAAGATCATTTGGGCATTCGAAAAGGCCAAGCGCTCCAAGGACAAGAAAGAGATCTGCAAGCTAATCCGGGAATACAACTTGCCCCGCGAGTGCATCCCGACGCAGTTTCTGACGGAAGCCAGCGTCTGGGAAGCCTTGCTGGAGAAGATGCCCCTGACGGCCCTGGTTCGCAACCTGGCAACCATGACGCGAGTTGGTCTGCTGGATCCGCTCTCCGATGGGACCGCCAAGGTGGTTTCCTCTCTGTCAAACAAGGAGTGGATTCGCAAGGCCCGCGTCCATCCGATGGCTCTTCTCTTGGCGTTGAAAACCTATGCTCAGGGCCGGGGAGAGAAGGGGCAGAACACATGGAGCCCAGTGGCCCAGGTAGTGGACGCCCTAGACGGCGCCTTTTACCTGGCGTTCGATTCTGTAGAGCCCACCAATAAGCGGTGGCTGCTGGCCCTAGATGTCTCCGGGTCGATGGAAGGATCTCATATCGCCGGAACTTTCCTGAGCGCCCGCGTCGCCAGCGGGGCGATGGCCCTGGTGACTGCGGCGGTGGAGCCCCAGCACGCCTTCGTCGCATTCACCAGCAACGGCTGGTGCCGCAACGGGGGCCGGGGCCAGTATTCCAGCATGGGGTACAACAACGGAATCACCACGCTGCCGATCTCCCCGCGCCAACGGCTGGACGATGTTTGCCGGGCGATGGCTGCCCTACCGATGGGCGGGACCGACTGCGCCCTACCGATGCTCTACGCGATGGACCAGAAGCTGAAGGTGGATGTGTTCTGCATCTACACCGATAGCGAGACATGGGCCGGTGAAATCCAACCAGTCCAAGCATTGGACCAGTATCGCCAGAAGATGGGGATTCCGGCCAAGCTGGTAGTCGTGGGCATGACCTCCAACGGATTCTCCCTGGCGGATCCATCCGACTCGGGGATGCTTGATTGTGTAGGTTTCTCCACGGATACGCCAACTGTGATCTCGAACTTTGCAGTTGAATAACGGAATCAAAGTGCGGGCTCAACCCTGTCTGCGGTCACCGGTCCTGCGGACAGGGCGATTGTGGGCTGGACCCTCACCATGCTGCCCCGCCAGCGAAATAACTCTGTTCTAGTAAAGCTGGCTCCAAACCAGCTTCGCGGCAGGGGAAAATATGCTGGCGGGATCGGGTCTCATTTTCGGAGAACAAACTTGTACGAACGCTTCACCGACCGTGCCCGCAAGGTGATGCAGAAGGCTAACCAGGTCGCCAAGGAATGGGGCTGGTCCGCCGTGCAACCAAATCATATCCTCTACGGCATCTGTGACGACAAGAACAGCGTAGGTGGAACGCTCCTACGAAGAATGGGCGTCTCTCCAGAATTGACTCAGAAGGCATGCCGAGAAAGGAAGCCAGAGAGCTACTTGCCTGTAAAACAGGAAGGTGGTATTTTCTCCAAGCTGCCCCAAGGGCCTCTTTCCAAAAAAGTGATTGAGCATGCCTTGCACTTCGCTTCCAGTAGGAACAACAACTATGTCGGAACGGAGCATCTCCTCTACGGGCTAGTTGCCATCCTTGATGTCATATTGATTGAATCTGGAGTCACGAAGAGCAAAATATCTCAAGAGCTGGACGATCTCTTGGGAACGAAAGTCACCGAGGATCCTGATCTGGTCAAGGGCTTGAAACAGTTCGCGGACTGGCAATTCCCTGTTCCCTTCACGGCCTTCTTCAATACGGTCTACGTCCAGGGATGGCTGCCGATGACTCACTTTGAGTGGAGTTTGAAGATAGAAGTTCCTACCGATTGACCCAACCTATCCCGATCAAATACAATAGAAAGGAGAAACGAAACCCCGCGAGATGAAAATCCTCCCTCTCCGAATCCCTTCGCTCTCGCCTACCTTATTTCGGAGAGATCCTCAATGCCTATCCTTCGACCTGCCTTCACGATATTCGAGCTTCTCGTCTCCATCGCCATCATAGCGATCCTGATCGGCCTGCTCCTGCCTGCCGTCCAGAAGATACGGGAAGCAGCCAACCGCTGCACCTGCCAAAGCAGCATGAAGCAGCTCGCAATGGCCGTTCACGCCTATCACGACCAGTTCAGCTACTTTCCGCCAGCAAGGGACGACCCAGGCTTCTTCACCGATAGGCGGGGCTGGATGTGGAGGCTCCTGCCCTTCATCGACCAAAAGGATCTCCAGGACTACACTCTGGATGACGTATCCTTCATGGTCTTCTCCGGCAATGCGATCCCACTGCTCCTGTGCCCCAGCGATCCGCGTGATCTGGTGACCGGCTTCTCTGGAACGAGCTGGGCGGAGACAGGCACGTTTGGAATGACTAGTTACTGCGGTGTGGTGGGCACAACGATGAACTGCGATGCTACTCCAACGAACGGAGCATTTGATACCAGTCTGGCGAAGGGGATCAGGCTGCTGGATGTGAGGGACGGTGCCTCAACCACTCTGATGATCGGCGAGAGACCGCCTTCTCCGGAGCTGTATTGGGGCTGGTGGGCCTTCAGCGATTACGATAACCTGATGGCGACCCAGAGCAACGTGCCCATTTACGGGCCATGTCCCGGTCCTAATGTGTACGGACCTGGGGAGTACGAGGATCCCTGCGCTTCTACCCACTTCTGGAGCCCACATAGAGATGGCGGGAATTGGGCCTTTGTGGATGGGTCAGTACGATGGATAGGATATAGAGGAGCAGCAGCTACGATCCCTCTCAGCACGAGGGCTGGTGGGGAAGTGGTAGACACGGCGTGCTATTAGGCATCACCCGTTCAACAGACGACGATTGAACTCGGCCTGAGCCCTAGCATTGGCAGCATTCTCCTTTGCATCTGCTCGTTCTGCTCTCATGGCTTCCGCTTGAGCCCTCTTGAAAGCAGCGTCGTCTACCTGACGGGAGAGTCTGTCAAATTCCTTCTTGGCCTTGGCATCGGACTTAGCACGCTCCCTGGCTTTCTGCTCCGCTAGCTTAGCAGGATCCTTGAAGCCAGTCTTGATCTTTGTATAAGGTTTGCGATGTGCTGTCTTACTACCCCGCACCCTTAGCTTATCCCAGATCCAAGATCCTTTGCTGCCAGCCTCTAGGAAGTCCCATGCCTCCTCCAAGCTCACATTGCTATAGAGATAGGCAGAGCCCCCCTTGAACTCCACCTGCATCTTGTTCTCATCGGCATAATACTGCGCTGCGACCACATTGGTTGAGTGGACAAAAAGAGGCTCTCCGTTCAGGAATCCTTCCGCTGACTCCCTTGATACCTGCTTCCACTTGGCCTTGTTCTCTGGGGATAGATCCATCTTCCCTTCTTCCGTGCTCCCGAGAGCATAGCCCCGATGCCCCACGAACTTGCCCCCGAAAGGACTCACGTCCTCGATCTTGATGGGCTTCTTGGAGACTGGAGGAGGCTTCGGTTGCTTGCGAAGGCGATTGACTAGCTTACCTAGCAGACTCCCTAGTCCTTTGCTCGGCATTTTCATCTCCTAATCAAGGCCCACCCTGAGAGTTGAGCACCACGAACTGTCCGCTGGCCAGAGGCACGAAGTGGCCATCAGTGAGTGTCGCCCAGGCAACATAGGAATGCACTGTCGGGGCGAACCTGCCCGTCTGGAGGGCACTCGGCTCGAAGCGGATCACCTGGTTCCCCGTCGGAGTCACCACAGACCCAACACAGAGCTGGCTGCCATCCACATACAGGGCTATAGTAGCTCCGGAGAGGCTTGGCCAGTAGTTGACACTGGGTCCTGGAATGTCCAGGGACCGGCCGTCGGCGGCGAAGTTGTCGCTGGAGCGATAGATCGTGATTGTTCCCGTAGCCCCGAGATAGCTATTGACTACCACGGCCCCCGGAGTGATGCGTGGTAGGGACAGGGCGACCTGCTGCCCGACGCTGCCGGGGACGGCAAACTCCGGATTGGTAAGCAGGTCAGACCAGATAGCGAAGGCTGTCGATCCACCTCCGCCTGTTGGAGCATTCTGGAGGGAGGCAGCGTTGAAGATACTGGAGGAGGTCGTGGTGAATGTGCCCCCCAGCTGGTTCACCAGGATGTTGCCCGGACTATTCAAAGTCGAGAAGTCGGAAGCTGTTATATCCTTCCAGAAGGTGGAGGCAAGGGCAGCGCCGAAGCTCACAGTCGTTGAGAGGCCAACGCCCGTCCCGGCCCCGACCAGAGAGAAGCCATTGAGGTTCCCTGTTCCAGTAGAGGACAGGCCATTCGCTCCGGAGACGGTGGTGGTTCCGCCACCAAGGAGCGTAATACCCTCCCCAGCCCCGTTGGTGGAGGCGGATCCTGCTCCGCCAATAGCTTTCAAGCCTATTCCAGCGGCCCCGCCAGCTCCGGTCGAGGAGGCTCCACCAACCAGGTTGAGGCCATGTCCAGCTGGACTGGTGGTGACGGCGACGGCTCCTGTGGAAGTGATGCCATGCTTACCGGAGCCAGAGGCAGTTATGTTGAAGCCGTGGCCGAGAGTGGTGGTGACGTTGAGCCCGTCCCCAGATGTTCCACCTCCAACTAGAGTGAGAGCATTGCCTGTAGCTCCGGCTGTGGATATGATGCCATGACCTGATCCAGATCCAGAGATGTTCAAACCATTCTTGTTGCCATTTGCCGTTATTGTAATCCCATGGCCCGCTGTGGGCAAGATAGAGATCCCGTCTCCGGAAGTTGTAGTGATACTCAACCCCACCCCAGAAGTGCCCCCACCAGCAATAGACACCCCGATACCAGTAGTGCTACCTGCTAAAATATCAATTCCATCCCCACCTCCATCGCCAACAATGCTTATGCCTCCCCCATTTGATCCACTTCCTGCGGCAAAGATTGCCCCGTAGCTAGCTGCCCCGGAACCGCCAGTTGCTCGAAGTCCATATTTTGTATTGCCATTAGCCGTCAATACGAGAGCATGCCCAGCAGTCGGCAGAACGTTAATTGCATTGCCAGAAGTAGTGGTGACAGAAATGCCTACTCCGGAAGAGCTGCCCCCCGCTACGGATAATCCGATACCTGTAGCTCCTGCTGCTACCTTCACTCCTGTTCCAGAACCGTTAGCGGAGATGTTAATTCCGTTACCATTTCCTCCAGAGCTAGAACAAACAAAAGCGTCTCCGGATGCGTTACTGAATGTTACGCCAGCTGCGGCAGAGACGGCTCCAGTTAATGTGGTTGTGGTTGTAACAGTAAATGAGGAGCCGAAAACGACTGCCCCGGAGGTTGTGATTTTATCCGTCTTGATGCCTGATCCTGTTCCGGCTCCTACAAGATTGAGTCCGTTATTTCCTGAACCGTTCGCTACCACATTGACGCCATGCCCTCCAACTGGGGTGATGTCGATACCATTCCCAGAAGCAGTGACGATGACCATTCCTTGACCGGAAGAGGATCCGCCTAACAAAACTATCCCGGCACCTGTGGAGCCAGGAGTGCAATAGATGCCAGACCCACTACCAGATCCAGCGATGTACAATCCATTTCCTGCGATGCCTCCAGCTACCACTGAAATCGCAGTGTCGTTTGTGCCTGTAATTGTCAATCCTGGGCCGGAGGTAGCTCCTCCAATGGCGTTAATGCCTGATCCAGTCGCTCCCCCAGTGCTCTTGAATCCGTGACCCGCACCATTACCAATAGCATTGATTCCGTGACCCGTGGTCGAGTTGGTGTTAGCCCGAATACCATCCCCAGTATTTCCAGTGCCTCCTAAAGCGCTGATGCCTGATCCTGTGCCATGCGCCTGGCAAGTGATGCCATTACCCCCAGAGCCCCCACTGTTGAAAAGAGCTCCATCTCCAGATCCGTGGCCTTGGACTACCATACCATCCGCATTCCCTCCATTGCCTAATATTGATAGTGCTGCACTGCCATTTGCTGGACATATAATATCAACCCCATCACCCGAAGTAGCCCCGCCATTGAAGATTGCCCCTGTACCGGTTGCTCCTGCCGTTACCTTAAGGCCATTGCCTGATCCATTCCCTGCCACCACAATTCCGTTGCCATTGCCCCCAGAACTAGTGATAGTGAAAACGTCGCCTCCTGCGTTGCTGAATGTTACACCGGCAGTGAACGAGATCGCCGCCGTATTGACTCCGTCAATTACCAACCCACCCGATCCACCTGGATTCGCAGTCGGCAGAGCACTCAGCCCGAAGTTCGTGGCTACTTGGTTGTCTGGTCCCGTCAGCTCAATCTCTATCCAGCAGGGGGACATATTCGTCGCTCCTTGGAAGTAGATGCCGACGTAGCGGCCGTTCCCAGAGGCCAGGAGGGCATTGGGGATGTCGAAGCGATACTTCCCTGGTTGATTTGTGGAATCAATCTCCTTGAAACCACCGCTCGACCAAGCTGACGTAGCTGCTACAAGAGTTACCAGCGTGACAGAGGTAGAAGCTCCACGGCGGAAGTTGTAATAACAGGTCAAGCCAGAGGAGTTGTACACCAGGCCAGGAAGTCCGGTGACTACTGTCTGCCGGCTGTCCTGGATGAATATATCAACCGTCTCAGAGGTCGCTCCGGCGACTATGGATAGCTTGGCCATAACTCAAATCCTACGGCTGTACGATGGACAAGACCCGGAAGTTCTCACCGTTGCTGTTACTGGAGAACAGAGACACTCCAACCCCAAACCCGGACCCATAACTGGTGCTCCCAATGCGGCTTGCTGCTGTCGCGATGATCTTACTGCCTCCATTGATCGTAGCAGTAATAGTTCCGCCCCCCTGCTGCGGAGCCAGAGGATTGAATCCAGCAGTGGTGACTGAGATCGTATAATCCGTGTAGAGCCCCACGGTAAACGGGATGGAGATCAGAACCGTAGCAGCAGTCCCATCATAGATATCGAACTTGTTCGTTCCAGAGTTTAACCTTATGAATATCCCATCGCCCGGAATGGTCAGACTGTCCTCCACAGCAATGACTTCAATATCCGTAGCTGGGTTCCCACCAAAGTTGATTACGACCGCCATTGTGCAGTTCGCGGGGACAGAGACACCCCCCACATTACTGACTGGAGCGTTGTTCACATTGATTAGGGCAGCCGCCGATGATTGCACGAATGTGTAATAGCAGCGGTTGTCCTTGATGACGAAGCCCTTCCCCGCTCCGCCAAAAGGTGCATACCAGCTAGGCCCGAACTGGGTTCCGTGGTTGAGAAGCAGAGTCCCGTCGATGTCCTGCAAGGAGTCCCAGACGAGGACAGTCGATCCAGCTGGAATGACTCTAGGAGGATCGGGCGTATTGCTAGTGTTAGGCAGGATCTCCAGCAGCCCGATCTCCAATATCCTCTGCTTCCCGGCGTCCGTCCTCCGCAAGTCATAAGCGTAGGATCCAGGAGGTCGACCGCTGGTCATCCAGTTGGGCAGGATGATCTGAGCCTGCCCTAGCCCACTGTTGATTACGGCTATGCCAGAGATGCCGTTGTAGCCCGGAGCCCCGAAGCACTCGATAAGTCCGGAGTTCCCCTCGAACCGGTGCTTGGCCTGGAACTGCATTGAGAATCCATCGACAGGAGAAGTTCCAGAGTAGAGCAGGACGGTATCCGTCCCCTGCACCATGACATAGTTGACATACTGTGTCACAATGGGTGGAGCAGGCTGAGGCGGGATGACCGTGATGGCTACTGAATACGCCTGGATGCCCGTAGCGCCAACTGTGTCTGTAGCAGTGATCGTGAACGGAAAGGCACCCGCTGCGTTCGGGGTCCCGGAGATGACGCCAGCAGTGCTTATGGTCAGACCAGTTGGCAAGGCTCCCACCGTTACAGAGAATGTCAGTGTTCCTGTCCCTCCCGTAGCTGCCACCGTCTGGCTGTAGGGGATTGTAGTGATCCCAGCTGGAAGGGTTGTGGGCGCTAGCACAATCGCTGCGTTGATCGTGACACTGTAATTTTGGGATCCTATGACAGAGAGGGAATCCGTCACTGTCACCGTGAAGGGGTAGGTCCCGGCAACTGTGGGAGTTCCAGAGATTACTCCTGTACTGCCAACCAGGGTCAGTCCAGTCGGTAGCCCTCCAGTGGCATAGGTGTAGGCCGGGGTCCCGCCCGTGGCAACGAGGGTCTGGAGATAGCCTGATTTGCCCGCAGTCCAGTTGGGAAGAGATGTTGGAGTAATGACCAGGCCGTTGATGACGACTGTATAGGCTCGGGCTCCGGTAGCCCCCGGAGTGTCCGTCGCTGTGATTGTGAAGGTATAGCTGCCCGCGACTGTAGGAGTCCCAAACAATGTCCCGAAGGCGTTTATGCTCAGGCCCGTTGGCAGCGTGCCGGCTGTCTTGGCGAATGTAAATGGCCCTGTACCCCCTGTAGTGGAGATAGTCTGATTGTAGGAGACGCTGACTGTCCCAACAGGAAGATTGGTGGGCACTACGACGATGGCTGGGTTGATTACGATGCTATAGTTCCGGCTCCCGGTTAGGGAGGCGTTGTCCGTAGCGGTGACGGTGAAGGCGAAGGTGCCAGCAGCGGTAGGCGTTCCGGAGAAGACACCAGCAGTGCTAAAAGTCAAGCCCGTGGGCGCATTGCCGGAAGTGATCGCGTAGGTGTAGGGCGAAGTCCCACCAGATGCGGTGATTGTCTGGCTGTAGCCGGATTTGCTGATTGTCCAGCTAACCAAAGAAGATGGACTGAGGGAGATGGCACTGGCTCCCATGTTGACTGAGTAGGCCAGCAGGATAGATCCGAGGTTGCCCCCAAGAGAGCAACCATTCACTAAGACGTACAATGTTCCGATTGTAGGATCTGCAACCCCTGGAACGAATGTCTGGCCCACCGGGCAAGAGATATTTGTGTTGCGACTTCCTCCTACGAGCTTATCGTGGAAGTCTCCAGTGATGTCCTTCATGGAAGCAGGCTGCACATTCCAGCGATTCTTGCTGCCTGCAAGCACAGATCCTAGATCGGCTGGATCGTAGACATGAATCTCAAATCCGCTGTCGTCGGATTCAGGTGATCCATAGGGATACCACTGCTTGCCTTTGGAGAAGGATCCGACACAGACAATGCCTGTCTTGGTGGACCCGTCAATCCATTCAGCTCCTCCGAAGTAGCTATCGGTCTCTGCCCAGCGGTTGAATCCGTCTGGGGCTGGAGAGGTCCATTGCGCCCCATTGGCTAGCAAGTTAGCTGGATTGCAAAGGAAGCCCCACTCAACGTTCGTCAGAGGAGCACCAGCATAGGAGGAGACCAGTGTGACGTTGCGAGCATCGGTTACAGATGCGATCGCTACAGGTAAGAAGCCGTGAACGTAAATGAAATCACCAGCAACGAATGGCAAATAAGGAGGCGTGGGCTGGGGGAGGTTGAATATCACTTTCGCAGGATTATCACTGGTTATCGTCGCTGTGTTCGATGTGGGAAAGGCAAAGTAGTAAGCCTGAGTCCCCCCCGGCGAGTGGTCATAGTAGTTCAGCTCCGAAGTGATCTTGATCCCACGATCGAACGTACTCGGAGTTCCCGGTGTTATGTACCAGTCGCCCTGCCTGGTGCCTAGTCGATGGTCGGCCAGTATCTTGAAGTCGGTAGATGGAACAACCCAATCGCTTCCGTCTCCGTTGTATCCTCCATAGGAATAGTTCAAGGGCGGCACGTAAGTGGTCAGGAGGGGAACCGCTGCTAGAAACAAGCCGAAAGAGCAGATACCTGCCTGTGCCGCCAAAGATGCCTGCCCGCCTGCTCCCAGCAAGTAGGGAGGCACACTGTAAAGAGTCTGGAACCAGCTGGGAATTGGCTGCACTTTACCATAGAGACACCGCTGGCTGATTCCTGCGTTGTTCGGTCCGCCCAATTTGAAGGTGTCGTTGTAGGGATCCTGGAGGCCCCAGAGCCCTGCGGCTCCGGTCACTGTGTTGTCATTGTGCAAAGTTCGGACGCTGATCGCTTCGCAGAGGAAATCTGAATTGTAAGGCCCGACGGTGGGATCCACACCAGTGGTCGGATAGACAATCCCCTGGCTGCCCCAGAGCCGATTGTTGCCACTGCCCAGGTCTTCGTACCAGATGTTCGTGAAGTGGCTTGAAGCATGAGTGGCTGGCTTAAAAGCCCAGACGGCCGCACCAGGCCATCTGTACAGGAAAGGATCAGTGATGGTAGAACCAAATCCCCCGCTCGGTAAGGTGAAAGCGACTATATCAAACTGGTAACTATTAAAATCCTCCATGAGAAGTTGAAGTTGATTATTCACATAGCGATGAGTCAGGCCAACATTGTAAGCTCTGTCGTCGCCTGGGATAAAGTAAAATCCTTGGTAAGTGAAGTCGGAGGCTTGCAGGACCGTCTTCCCCGCATTGATGTTTACCGTGTAAGCTTGGGCTCCAGTGGCAGAGAGGCTATCCGTGGCAGTGATCGTGAAGGTAAACATCCCTAGGACAGTAGGCGTACCGCTCAGCACTCCTGCTGTGCTGATAGTGATGCCCGTGGGCAGAGTTCCAGCTGTCTTGGCGAAGGTGTACGGTCCTGTTCCACCGGAAGCCGTGAGCGTCTGGTTGTAGGCAGTATTGACTGTGTCGGAAGGCAGCATAGTTGGAGACAGCAAGATAACTTGCGTGATGGTCAGCGAGAAGCTCTTGTTGCCGACTCCGCCCAATGTATCCGTCGCTGTCGCCACGAATGTGTAGACCCCTACTACGGTAGGCGTGCCGCTCAGCACTCCCGCCGTGCTCAGGGTTATTCCTGTAGGCAACGTACCACTCGTCGTGGACCATGTGTAGGAAGCACTGCCTCCCGTAGCTGCGAGAGTCTGGTTGTAGGCCGCTCCTGTGTTACCACCCGTCAACGGGGAAGCCGTCGTTATCGACACCGCTGCATTGATCGTGACGGTATACGCCTGGAGGCCAGTCGCAGAAACGTTGTCCGTAGCTGTTATTGTGAATGTGAAAGCAGCCGTAGAGGACGGCGTTCCGCTCAGTACACCGACAGTGCTCAGCACTACCCCAGTAGGTAGTGTCCCTGCTGTTCGCGTGAAGGCGTAAGGAGCTGTTCCGCCTGTTGCAGTAAGCGTCTGGAGATAGGGCGTGCCGTTGTCCCCATTAGCAAGCGTAGTTGGACTGAGGACAATCCCAGAGGTCGGAGTGTAGGTTCCATAGACAGTGATAGCAAGATCGTGGGTGATGAACGAGGTCGTCGGCATCATGGCTGGCCAAACGCCAAATGCCGACGAGGCATAGGATTCATAGCCAAGCCCGAAGCCGGAAGTGCTAGCTGGATGGCAGGTCCCGTCCGATTCAATGCAGATCCAGTAATTCATCCCGCCGGTGATCGCCGGGGTAGTTAGCGTGACGCCTGTGTTCGGACCAGTGGCAATGGCTATGCTGGCCGTCTTGGCCACCAACGTGCCTGTATCCGGAGCTGTAGAGCTGCCTGTATAGAGGGCCAACTGGATGTTTGATGCAGTTCCCACGTCCTTGATGTTGATGGAAAGGGACTGGATCGTGCCATTACCAGCGGGCACGAACGGCCCATAGGCGAAGAGGTAGTTGGCGATAGGATAGACGTCCTGAGATCCGCCAACTGCTGTATTCCCGAATGTCGCCATAGATCAGATTCCTGTATCCGGCTCCACTAACAAGTAGCCTTCCTGGAGCGTCTCATGTGATCCTACGCTGGTTTCCTGGAGGTCGTAGGCATAGGCCCCTGGGTCCCAACCGCTGGTGAACAGGGCGGGTATGAAGAAGGACATGAGTCCGAGGCCGCTGTTGGTGATCGTGATTCCAGAAGTACCGTTGTTGTTTGGCGAGACATAAAGAGCTATCAGGCCAGAGACGCCATTGAACCGTCGCATAGCCTGGAAGCGATAGGAAACGTCCCCAACAGAAGTATTCCCAGAGAAGTAGAGGGTCGAGTCCTCCTCGATCGCCATAATGTAGTCGGTATAGATCGGGTCTGCCACTAGCGGCCCTCTCGGTCCATGTCATGCTTCCAGCGGATGCCATGCATCTCCCAGTTTCCGTCCTTCCGCTCCTTGATCGTTACCATCATTCTGCCGTGGTAGATGGACAGATGCTCCCTCAGTTTGCGTTTTAAGTCCGATTCCAGTATACCCTTAATGGGTAGGTTGCATAAACTGCAAACAGCCTTCTCGCCAGTGCCTAGACCGATGATCATGGCGACCCCATGTTTTGATAGAGGAAGCAGTTTCCTACGTTCTCGATTCTTGACAGCTTCTTATTGAGTACGGCCACCGCCCTCTGGGTCGACGCCCAATCCGCGTCGTCGAACCAGAGATGGCCACCGCCCCTGAGCCTGGGGACCCACAGCTCCACGTCGCGGCAGCTCGCCCCCTCGCTGTGGTTCCCGTCGATGTGGAGGATGTCTATGCTGCTCGGTAAAAACCTGAGAGCCGCCTGCTCGCTGGTCATTCGCAGCAGCTCGCAGTGGCCCTGGACCTGGTGGTTCTCGATCGCCCGGAGGCAACACCGGTAGATCCCCTCAAAGTCCAGCCCGCTCCACCACCTCGCGTGCCCCTCGCCCTCGTCGCCAACCAGAGCCTCCTCTCTGCTCCAGGGGTCGATCCCGACGATCTTGCCTCGACCCATCCACTTCATGGTCAGAGCCTGGGGCACCAGGGACTTCCCCCCGAATACCCCAATCTCGACGACCAGCTCGGGCTTCGTCTTGACGATCAAGCGGCACAACTCACGAGCCTTCTGTATGGAGCACCAGCCGTATTCGATGGACTCAAGGCACTGCTGGAGCACGGTTCTCTCCGGGGAACGGCAGGAGGTTATCCCCCGTGGTGTGGGGCCAATTTCCCTCGCCACTATGCTGGCCCGCCAGCGACGGCCAGCAGACGTAGTAGCTCAAGCGGGGGAAACTGTTCTCAATGATTTGGATGTCGATGTGCGTTCGGGCTTCTCGGTTAGTTTCAAGTAGGATGGGGAGGACAGATCTCCTCACCAGATAGCAGTGCAAGCCGAAGGGATCAAGAACTCTGGCCCAGGGGGGTCTGGCCCACTGGATGGGTTTGAACTCCGTCCCGAACGAGCCGACATAGGCCATCTGCCAATCCTCGGGCAGTAGACCCAGCGCTCTTTGTAATCTCTTCTTGAAATCGACCTCCAATCTCACGTCGTCCTCGAAGATGAGCGCCGCCTCTACTCCAAGCAGAAACAGGGCTTGCCAGAGCATGTAGTGGGATAATGTGCAGCCCACGTTCCCCGCCGACATGATGTAGCCGTCCTCGGGGTTGGCTTCCAGAACGGTCCGTAGCCCCCACTTGGACCCCTGGATCCCCTCGACGAAAGTCACGTCCAACCCGTGCTGCTGAAAGTGGCTGGCCGTCCGCTCGGTCCTGCCGGAAGCCGAACAGGTGATGCAGTACATCGGTGGCAGATTCATCGCAGATACTCCTCGGGGATGGGCTTGAGCAATTCCTCCACCTCTTGGGCGTCCAGAGAGTACATGCGGCACTCGCGATCGTAGTACCCCGCCGCGATCAGCCACAGCCCCCGGTGCAGCACGGCGCCGCCAGGGTAGATCACGTCCTTGCACCCCCTGCCCCCCCGGTCCCTGAGCTCGGGCAGCAGTAGGGGGTACTGGACCATCCGCCGTGGCCGAAAGGGGGGCTCGGCGTCAAAAGTGTAAAGGCCCACGCAGTAGGCGGTTCTCCCCCTGAGGCAGACCCCGTGGAAAAAGGAGTAGTATTCGTCTCCCACCAGCAAGGGGCTCGCACCGCCGCGCAGGCTCCAGGGGTGCCAGGCCGGCGAGAAGGGGGTCCTGTACTCTTCGGTCACCTTCCTGTCCATGCGGAACACGTGGTGCGGGGCGATATTGTAGACGCAGTACCGCCTCTCGTCCTGGGTGAAGAACCCCCAGTTCTTCTCCCAGCTGGTCCGGTTGTCGTAGTGCTCGTAACGAGACTCGACCAGGTGGTGCTCCCTGTCGATCCTGGCCGAGCAGACGCTGGTCCTCATGCCGTTGCTGACGTTCTCCAGCCCCGAGTAGGTCACGTGCAGATTCCCCTGCCAGAGCCAGAGGCGGGGGTCCTCCCTCCCCAGCTGGTCCTCGGTGATGCGCGGTCCATCCAGGATCCGCTCGTGGGACACTTCCCAGGTGTCTGGATTCAATTCCGCTAGGCCGATCTGGGCGTATCCCCACCCGTGCCTCCACGCCAGCCAGAGCTTGCCCTTGTGCCAGGACAGGGAGGGGTTGATTCTCTGATAGTCGCTGCTGAACTGGAGGGTCTGGATCCGTCGCGGGGAGCCCTCCCCCTCTTGGTCCCAGAGGAAGAACTTCCACGCCTCCCGATATTTATGACCGAGCGCCCCCTCGTGCTTCCAGATCCAGCATATCCTGCACTGGCCGAGATAATATGGTCCCACAATAGCGTTGTCGCACCGACAGGGGCGGCTTATCACCATTTGTCGATCGGGCATCTCTCGCTCTCCCAGCGGGCCTTGTTGGCGATTGCGCAGCCGCAGCTGCCGTGCAGGCAGGTGCCCGCCTTGAGCATGGGGCACTGCTTACAGATGGACATCCGGCTAGTGTACGTCTCGGTGCTGACTAGCCTCATGCCGTTGAGCAGGTGCTTACCCACGGCCAGCGCGAAGTGGCCAGCCCTCTTCAGCAGGCTCGGTCCGCCCCGTTGCTCGGCGGCCAGCTGCTCCCAGCGACTGCGGTGGCGCTCGCTATTCAGGAACTTCCAGCACACCCGGCACTGCTTCTCTGACCAGGGCCCGACTAGGGCTTGAAGGGGGTTGTGCTCGCAGGGGGGCAAGAGTTTCATTCGGTGATTAATCCCTTGAAAGTAAAGACCACGGGGTTGCCCAGGCAGTCAACGGTAGTAGTAGGGGCGTTGCTGTAGTCGAACAAGATCATGAATGGGTTGCACTCCTGCCCGGTCTGCGCGAAGGAGGCCATCAGAACTGGTCCCGCCCCGCTGTCCGAGAAAATGTTAAGTGCATAGGGCCCGTCTGGGCAGCCGCAGGTCAACTCGACCGTATAGACGCATCTGTTTGAATCGGTGCAGAGGCTCCCCAAAAAGGAGGGGCAAGGCGGCCCAGCGAAGGGGGGGCTTCCGTCCACCCACGACGGGTAGTTCGGGAAGCTCCCGTTGCTGAACTCCCTGGCCAGGGCGAACGATCCGGACATGCTGCAAGGGAACCCGGTCTGGTTGGTGACCGTTAGGTAGACCGTATCGGGAAATACCCCCCCGTTGGGGTTGAGATCGACGTTTGTTCCCCCCAAAGTTGCCAGCATGGAGGCGCTGCCGGCCTTGGTCACTACAGTTAAATTGCCGGGGACATAGGCGCTCAGGAAATCCCAAGGGGCGAACGACCAACCCGGAAATGCTGTTCCGTCGATCGCCGTCATGAGATTGGAGCCGTTGTTGCAAGCCCAACCAGACTCTGTTGGAAATTTCCAGGCAAAGTTTGGGTAGGTCTGAAAGAACGTCTCATCGTTGCCCCTCCCCGGGCCCCCGTATGAGCCGCACGTCAGGTGGCCAGCGGTGTAGATGCTCAGGGAGAGCCACCAGCCGCTTCCAAGATCCGGACCATTGCCGGTAAACGCAAAGAAGTTCGCGTCGATCGGGTAGGTGCAGGCCAGGAACCAGAACGCCTTGTACGCCCCCGCATTGAATTCGGGGGAGACGTAGGTAGGGCACTGGGACGCTCCGCACTGCCCCGGTCCGGAGCACCAGAGGGCGGGAGGGGATCCGGGCGGGAACTGGCCGCAGTCCACGACCCCGAAGCCGACGGGGATCAAGTAGAGGGTGTAGTCCCCGTCCAGGTTGGCGTCGCCGGTGGCGTTGAATGTGCCTAATGGCACGTGGAGGGTGCACGTATTGGCGAAGCTGCCGTTGCATCTGGAACACAAGACCTCCGCACAGCACGGACCCGGAGGACCGAGGCCGCTGCTCGGCGGTATGCCGCAGCAGCAGCCGGGGAAGGTGGCCTGGTCGTATCCCGTGATCCTAGGCATTATTGAAACACAACCAATCCGCTGGTCACGTCGCAGATGACGTTCATCACCCCGTGCTGAACCAGGTAGAGTGGAGCCGTCGGCACGTTCTTGCCTGGAGCGCTCTTGGTGAACCCGAAGTAGTCGGACATCTTACCCACATAGTTCCGTCCCGAGCTCAGGGGGTTGTACATGACATCTAGCACCCAGCAGAGCTCCCCGCTCAGAAACTGGTTCCCGCTGGTCTGGACGGAGTCGAACCTCTGCACCCGGCCCGAGTAGTAGGTGATGCCGCTCAGGGTGAACCCGACCCCGTCGCAGACCTTGACGACCTGGCTGGGGCAAACGATGCGCACCCCGGCGATGCCCCCGCTGGTCGCCTCCTGCGGGTAGGCGAACAGGCCGGGCTCCAGGGAGACCAGGTTAACCCCGTAGGCCGTGTCGGGCAGAGCCTGCGTGACATACTCGTGGATAGTCTGGCTGACTGTCCCGGCCCCGAGGTGCGGGACCTGGACCGTCCCGTCGATGCCCCTCTGCACGATATTGACCCTGTAGCCGTAGCCGCTGAGGATCGGGTTGGCCCCGAGCCCCGGATCCGCCCCCTGCCCGGAGGTCCCCTCAAACAGGATTTTCTCGTTGCCGACCCAGCCCTTCCAGCGGTTCTGAGTGGGGAACTTGTCAAGGGACTCGAAGTAGGCGAAGTAGTCCCCGCTGGCCATCGCCAGGGCGGCCCCGTGGGCGGCGATGTTTCCGCTGCCTCCGATCAGGGGCGTGGTAGGCGCCCCGCTGGCAAACGCGGGGGCGTCCCGCCACGTCTGGGCCACAGACCGACCCCCAACGCCTCCAGGTATCGTGGTGTAGGGAACCAGGCTTCCGCTCGCAGCCTGCCCGCTCACTAGCTCGGCGTGAGAGAACTGGAGCTGGGACGGGTATTGGTTCCAGGGAGCCTTGAACACACGGGTACAGACTCGGTTCTCCCGCTCAGACCATTGCCAGAGGATATCGTGCCCACCCTCTGGCTGCCACGCGACCGTGCCAGGGTAGGCTTCGTCCAGGGCCACGCCAGCTTGCCAGCCGTAGAAGTCCTGGGCGACCTGCATTGCGGCTGCAATCAACCCACTGGCGTTGACGGGAGTAGGAGCCGTCTCGCCTGAGTAGAGAGCCTTGGCAGTCGTGGAGATCGTCTGGATCGGTCTCCAGGTTGTGGTCGTATTAGCTCCGCCGGATATGTTCGTCCAGGAGCCGCCGCTGACGATCCCTCCGGAGAAGGCATTGGCTACATCCAGAACCCCGATCAGGCCAGAATTGAAGACTCCAGAAATAGGCAGATAGTAGGGAGCGAACTGCAAGCCCCCGGAGAGCAGAGGGACATCGACTGTATAGTTCCCACCGTAGTCATCCTCCCACCAGACTGTCTGCCTCTGATTCTGATAGCGGGGATTCATGTAGTGAGGGACCGGGCCTATCTGTCCTGCTCCTCCACCGCCCTGGGTTATCGTGCCTCCACTCTGATCCGTGTAAACATAGATCGGGAACGTGACCTTGACAGAAGAGGGGATGATCGCATTACGAGAGTAGGTCAAATCTCCAGCGGGCAAGAGAGTTCCGGAAGCGAAGATATCTCCGCCTGCATCCCGCACCACGTTCTGGGCTAGCCCTCGATTAGCCTGGAGGATCTTGTAGCTGGTCGGAGCGGACATTAACTGGTAGGTCGCATTCAAGCTCCGCACCAGCACCAAGCCAAGAGTGCAGGCAATAGCGTTGAGAAGCACCGGGGCTGGGCCGTAGGAGACATCAAGCTGGGAGTCGGACTCAGGTCTCCCATAGGCAGCAGGAATGGACTGATAGGATAGGGAAATCCCCAAAGTGTTCGCTATGGTCTTGAGGACTCCAGCCCATGTGAAGTTCTGGTCGATGTCGAAGGAGATCGGGTGTCGACGCCAGAAGTAACGCTCATCAACTAGTGTAATGAGGTAGAGGCCATCCAGACTTCCGCCGCCCTTGATAGCCTGACTCAGTGTAGTCCCTTGTTCCCCCAGAGGTCGGGGCGGAAGCATATACATCGGGGAGGAGATGGAGTAACCCTGCACCGGGATTGTATTCCCCGGAGGCAGAGCAAGGGGAGGCCCCTGTGTGGAGAAGTTCATCACAAACAGGCCGCCAGGAGCCTGCAAGGAGGATTGGGTATTGAGGGGAGAGCCCCAAGTGGCTTGTAGAACTGCCTTGACCTGAGAGGAAGTCATCAGGCCCCGGAACGTGGACCAGCGGAGAGCACCCGTCGGGTAGAACCAGTCCCCAATGTGGATGTCAGACGGATTTCGCTCATAGGCCGGAGCCCTGGTTGCCAGAGTATCCAGAGGAGCACCAGGCCGACTGTCTTCCGCGATTACGTCCTGAAAGTAACGGGTATTCAGAAGGCGCTCGATCTCCTCGATGAGATCCTGGGAGATAGTGTGGGTAAGATCCGGCTCCTGGTCTGGGCGACGGTATGCCTCCACCATATCAAGATTGAAATTGGTGGGCTTGTCGGCAACGAAGGGCACGCCGGCGAAGGTCAACAGAAACGAAGGAGGAGCATTTGGCATGGTTCATCACAGTCCAGCCGTCTGGACAGAGGCATTGATTCCGATATTGAGAGTAAACTGCTGCAAGCTCGTGCCTACCAGCTTGGCTGGATTTGTGAGCGTTACAAAGTGGCTGTTGTAGGTCAAGCTGCCAGCACCATACAAGTTGGTATTAGTGACCACCACGTTAGTTGCCTGCGGCGGGGAGATCGTAACAGCTCCCGCGACATTCAGGGTAGTGATAACGCCTGTTGCAGCATAGGCCAACGTGCTATTGGCCCAGACACTGATCGTGGTGTATGCCCCAACCCCAGCAACAATCACGCTACCGCCATTGACAATCACAGAAGCTGCTGCTGAATTGATCTGGAGAGAGCCACTATTGACCGTTACAAGCCCCGGAGTGGTGAAAGTCACGCCATCGCCGCAGCGGACGGCTGCCCCACCATCTACTAGAAGATTGGAGAAGCCAGCGATCTCCCCTTCCAGAACACAACTCCCCACCTGTCCACCAAGCACATTCATCGTGTTCCATATATTGGGACCCTTGAGGGCTAGAGCTTCCATGTTTGGATTGGCCTCCGTTCCCGTCCCTGTGTTGAGGATGGTCGCGAGGCAGGCCCCCGACACCGGACCTGGCGCATATCCAGATTGCAGGTCGATCCGCATGAGTGTAGCGTCGGTATTCACGGTCAGGATCTGCATGTTCGCTCGCAGATAAGTGGAGCGGTACTCGGGATAGGTATAGGGGGAGTTATCGACGTTCACCTGAAGCAAGCCAAGCTGGGAGTTCCCAGCAGCGGAGAATCCTGGCAAGATAGCCAGCCCGGAAAACACAACACCCGAGGATGCCTCCAGATTGTACTTGATTGCTCCAGGCTGGTCCAGCACGACCACGGAGCCGGAAACAGGATAAGCGCCCAGCGACCAGTTTCCGCTGACGGCGTAGTCATTTGGCCCTTGATTGAGAGTCAAGAGTGTTCCGGAGGAGGACGCGACCCTGTCTATCTTTCCAGTGGCGCTATTGGTGGATATATTGCAGCGGAATTGCTTGCCCGGCGTGTTGGCGATCAGGAGAAGGGTTCCGCTAGACTGCCAACCGCTAGCAATCTGCTCCGTGAACTGGGGGTAGTTGGCTGCAGGAAGAGTGTTGTAGGCAACCATCAGGCCGGAAATCACGGCCCCAATAGTCGCAACATCGGCGGTAGACAAAGTATAGGGGAAAGCTATGGAGTTACTAGGGTAATTAACGTTGAGATAGGTGAACGTGACCTGGTCCCCGGCAGTGAACCCGGTGCCTCCACCAGTGCCGCTGATTGCATATTGATTCACCTGAGCATTGAGGGGCGCTCCGCCAAGCCATCTATTAGTAGCCATAATCTATCTCCTCTATTTCGCGAGGCCGACAGTTCCTAATCCTGGAATTTTCGAGGTAGCTGTTCCGTCTATCAAATTCGCAGTTCGCAAAGTTACAGGCATTGTACGATCAAATACGTTCGCCAAGTAAGGCGGAATCCCAAATCGAGCATTGTTCAATGTCTCCGGGTCCGGACTCAAGTGACCATACATATAGACCCCGCTGATCCGGTACAGCGGAGAGAAGTCATTTCCCGCCGTATCCACATTGTGCAAAGTGTACTCTTCGTCTATCAATACCCACTTTGGATCGACAGGGACAATGTCAGGAATCTTGGGCTGGTATCCCACCTTCAATCCAGTCCAATAACAAATCCAGAAAAGCTTTGGTGCCGCCAGTTGGAATACCACAGCGGAGTTCCCCTGGAAACCACCTGGTGAGGATACTCCTCCATACCAACGATGCCTGTCCTTGACATACCTCGAATAGATATCATAGTCTGGATGAAGACCAGGGTCGGCGGCCATCACGCTCGGATAGGTTCCCAACCCAATGTCACTATTTGTGACTTTGCCTACACTGACTTCAGCAGCTTTTACTCCAACAGCCGGCGGAGCTGCCTGCACACCGCTGTTAAGAGACGGAAAAATAGGCATCAACCAGTCCTTCGTGAATCTGCTACTTTGCCTAGCTGTCCAGGAACGAACACATTTGTGCCTACCACTTTCCTCTGGGATGCAGATACAAAGTTATTCAAAGAGGGATCCCAATAGGCCGCCGCTTGTAACACTCCGCCGACTATATTCTGCGCTAATTGGTAAGTTCCGTACTGGCCAATGATTGGAAGATAATCTGGGTCGTCATCTCTAGGTGGACTACACATCCCTTGACCTCCATGTACATCGGAGACAGAAAGATCCAATCCCCCCAGCAATCTATTTACAGCCACTCCAGGAGGCACCGTGATAGTGGCCAGCACCGACAAAGTGCATTCCACAATGTTCTCAAAAGTGTCTGCCTTGATGACATCCCGGATGGGGATGAGATTAGCTATATGAGTCCTCGTCGTTCCCGGATCGCCAGGGAAAGCCGGTTCTTGGATAACCACAGGAGTGAACGTGCAGGAGAGAATCTTGGACATGCAATGCCGTATAGCTCTCGACATTAGCCTACCCTGGTTTGCTGTCTTGCTCCCTTTGAGCCAGCAGTAGGAGGTAATTACCCTTTTCGCCCCAAATGGAGACAGATCCTGTTGGACCCATCCTCTCGCTTCGGAGGCCGGGTCGGGGGGCTTGCGGTAGACTTCCTTGTCTGTGATAGCATAGTCCATCGCCAAGCCATTCGGGTCAAGCTTGTAGTAAGAGGAGACTCTCACACATCCATCAGGAATGCCGAGGAACGATGTTTTGTTGCGGTAAAAATCCGGCCCTTGCCCATCGGAGTTGTCTGATCTAATGACAAACTTCCCTTCCCGAGAGAAAGTCGAATAGTTGCAATTGTCAATTGTCTGGGATTCGGACCAGCGGTTGTACAGGATAGGATTGCCATTGATGTTCGTAACGTGGGGAACACCAGACGATTTCAGGTTGTTCTCCCAATAAGAAGCTTTGATGCTATATTGGATCAGAAAGCTGCCAGCTGGAAGAGCGATGATATTGCAGGATTGAGGGATCGGACCATTGTCTATGTCCACAGAACCACGATTGCCCACAGGAGGCTGGGGAATGGCATTCACACCATTGACAATAAAAGAGAAAGGCCGTCTCCGTTCCAACAGGCGTGCTCGCAAAATATCCAGCAAGTCAGCCGTTTTCCAGGGGTTTGATGAATTTGAGAAAGAACCAAATACATCGGCGGCTAGTACAGAGAGGTATGCGGGGCTGATAATGGATTGAACCTGGATATCAAACTCAGTCAAGTACCAGTCCGTGTTGCTTTCATCCGATCTGGCAACTTCATTGAAATTGACAGTATCCACATAGGGAAGAGTCACCGAGTTATATATTAAAGAAGCCATCTCAATCCTCCTCCCCGCCAAGGCCGAAATCCTGAAGCTCCTGCATCTGGCGCATCAGTGCCTCTCTGGTCGATTCAGGCAAAGCCTCCTCCTGAGGCAGATGGATGTGTAGAAAGTCCAGAATCGCTTTCACTCCACTTCCTATGTCATCAATAATGCTTAGAAGCTTTGCTCCCAAATTGTTCTTGAAATCTGCAAAGGCATCCTCTAGTGGAGCCCAGGTGCTCCTAGTCACATTCCTCTGGTTCGCAAGGACCCCGGCAGAGGCTGCTCTAGCATCGCCACGTCTTTGAGAATATTCAATATCAGCTGCCGTTTGTTGTGCTTGGATAGCAGCCATCCCTCCAGAGAACTCCGCGAACTGCATATTGGCCTGGTGGAGATGGTCTCCCCACTCTCTAATACTTCCAACCGTCCCGAACACAGCCTCTCCCAGCATCCCCACCGCCTTTAATGGCAGCCCAGCCGGTCCCAAGGCATCCGAGAATTTATCCAACCCCTTGAACACGCCAGCAAACGCCTCGTCCGCATGCTCGCTGGTTGCTGCCCCAACTCCAGCCTTGGCAGCGCCTCTCACACCCCCTATTGCAATTCCGGCAGACCTGGCAATCGCCATCGGATCACCCGTGGCTGCCTGGGCAAAAGTAGCCTGCTTCGTAAGGTAACCACCAATCCCACCGAAGCCAGCCTGGGTAGCGAACTCTGCTCCTGTGGCCAGCTTACCCGCCATCTTCCCGAAGGTGGACTGGGACCTTTGAGCCTGGGCATAATTATCACGTGCATTCTTCGCCTTTGACTTGGCCTCATCCAGCCCTATTAGATGATGCTCCAGCGACTCTTGTGCAGACTTCGTCTGCTCGGGGGAGATCAACTGAGCCCGAGCGAGCCACTTCTGAGCATGCTTCACCTTCTTCTGGCTTAGCTCCACCTCCGATTCAGCATTAGCCCTCTCCTTCTCCGCTCCTCGAAGCTGTCTCCTTTCTGTTGGAGTCGCCTGCATGGCCTTCCCAAAGCCCTCAAGCAGCTTCTTGAAGTAGGAAGGATCCGGAGGCGGCTGCGGATTGGGATTCGCCCTCCTCAGGATCTCCCATAGATTGGGAGCCCCACCACCCTGAGAGCCTCCTTGAGGTTGAGGTAAACCAGAGCCACCTCCTAGATGCTGCCCTACCTGGTGACTAAACTTGGACAGACCAGACGAAAGACCAGTCCACAATTTCTCCGGGTGTAGGAACAACCTGGCAAGGTTTTCGACGCCATTGTCGAATTTCTTGCCGAAGTCTTCCAGCTTCTTGAGAAGGTCCGGAAAGTCCACAAATTAGCCTCTGTTTCTCGCCATCCTAGCAGCGTCTCTTTTTGCTTTCATCAGAATGGCCTCTGACTCGCCATCGGATACAGCACGATAGAACTCCAGACCCGGATCTAAAGATCCGAGGGCGATTTCGACTCCGGTGGCGACGGCGTCGGAGAAGCGATATCCAGACCTTCTCCGATTGAGCCAGTAGGCAAAGAACTGGAGGAAGCTGAGCCTTCGGACGCCAAGGTAGGCCCGGAATCCGTCGATGCCATTGACGGAATCGCAGATATCTTGGAATTTTTTTTTACCCGCTCGCAGTAGGCCATGAAGTGCCCGAACAGGTCTTCCACCTCCGGATCTGTCAGGCCCCCCGTCTTGTCGGAGTACGGCTCCAGGCTGAAGACTGCCCTCAATCCTTCCATCAGCTTGTCATGCATCTTGGGGGCGTCTTTATGTAGGGAGTTCGCTACCTTGTAAGCAACAGAGAGGTCTACCGACTTCTCAGCGAACCGCTTGTAGAGGGCCATCGGGTCAGCCTTGCGGATCGTGCGGCCGTCTGAGAAGGAATAGATGAGTCTCTCTCTCGGAGAATAGAGATCCCACCGATCCTGGTCCTTGAGGAACAACGACTTCAGCCAGCCGAACATGAAAATCTCCTAAATATGCTTCCAAATCTTCCGCAGATGGATACTGCTGATTATGTCCTGACCTACCCCAAACCTTTTGCCAAGATCCTTTTGAAAATACCGGCCCGTAGCATAGAGCTGACGTATCTCCAGAACTTCTTCCTTAGTCAACTTTGCCTTGGGGTTCTTCTCCCCCCTCAAGCTCATTCCGTGGACAACCATGTCTTCCCCATTCTGCTTCGGAGTTCCGTAGCTCAAATTCTCAAGGCAGTTGTTTTCTATGTTTCGATCAGGAAAGTGTCTGATCACCATGCCTTCCGGTTTAGGCCCTACAAAAGCAAGAAGAACTAGGCCAGCGACTCCGAATGTTTTCTCGATCCCTTTATAGGTCAAAACCACTGTACAATACCTATCCCACTTGTTGATCTTCATCCTCTTCCACTTCTTGCCGCCTTTCCATCTTTTCGCTTTCGACCAAATACTCGCATCTGTCCCCACCGCATGATTCGGAAATCCAAGAAACTTTAGGTTCCGAAATCGAATTTCGGTATAATTGCTTTCAGACATCTTCTGGCTCCCTTTCAGCTAGAGGTTGTTTAGGATCGAGGAACGGGTTACGACCGTTCCTCTTTCCGTTGATTATACTAAACCGTCACGTCGAGCGTATGATCCCAGAGCTTATATCCCAATGCACCGGTGCCGCTAGTTGTTCCGTCGGTAGCATTTAGTGATCCAAACGGATCGACGCAATATGGTATACATCTCCAATTGCATTGGGCCACCTGCGCGTCCACCCCAAGGGGCAGCACAACTGGAGTTCCAGCCAAGTAGCAATAATGAAAACGGTAGGGATTGGCCTGAACAGGAGAGACGATATTGAGTCCGATCAGCATATTCCCAGAGGCGAACCTAGCGAAGCCTCCACCCAGGCGCTGACCGGCCCGTGCCATCGTTCCATCGGTCCCGGCATTTAGCGCAGCTATCGCCCCCTGCCCGCCCATCGACAGGCGGATGCACTCCTGTAGGACTGTTTGGTCAAAATGAATGAGATTCATCGAGATATTGACGGCGGACAGCATCCACTGCACATCGGGAACGCCTTCGCCACAGGCGTTGACCACCAGATCCGTATGCTTGAACTCCGGAGAGACGGTGATCTGGTCAGTCGCCAAGCCCAGGGCGAGCATACCGGAGATGTAGGAGACAACATTTCCTTTGACGAATACAAGACTTTCGCCTGGGATTTGAAAATCTCTTCCTGCAACAGACATGTGTATATCTCCTTACCTTAATTTGTCGGATTGTACTGCCAGGTATAGACCCCGGAGCTGAGAGCAGAAACATCTCCCGACAAGTTCATCGGGGTATACGGGACTGCTCGCCACTTGATATCCACAATGCTGGCCTCCGTACCCAGCGGCCAGCGAAACGGCTCCTCATCGAGAAACACCGCCGGGAACCTTACTTCCTTGTAGTTAGTCTGGACCCCAGCGCCAGTCGGGCCACGCTGCTGGCTGAACAGGCTCAGTCTCATGAAGTAGTTCCCCGAGGCCAGGAGAGGCAGATTGTTCCCCAGCAAATATCCAGGCAGCGGAACGTGGGCGTACTGTCCGTTGGCGTTCGGGTAGGCAGCTCCTCCTTGGGAGCACGTCAAAACAGCGTTCAGGACGGCCGTGTTCACGTGGATCAATCTCGTATGAACCGTAGCCTCCGCCGGCATCACAATCACTTCCGCTGGGGTATCCCCATAATCGTCTGGAGTCAGATATTTGTAGCGGAATCGGCCTCCGTGATCTATCTGATCTACTGCCAGGCCCAGATCCCCCAGCCGTGCGGTTCCTGATGTGTAGAAATTGCCATAGGAGGAATTCTGGAGGTCGAACGTATCCACATGGTTGCCAAACCACACAGTCGCCAGAGTCTCGCCACCGATGTAGAAATCTCGCGGCATATATCACACAACAATCCTCGGAGGATTCCTCAGATAGCAATCCACCACGTAATAGTTCTTGAACAGCTTCTCGGTCATCGTCGTACTACCCTCCGGCTGCCAGGTGTTCCCGTCTGGGTCGATGATGCGGTCTAGCGGATTGAGCCATTGCACCCCCACCCGATCCAGTTCGCTGCGGGGGATGTGCCAGGGAGCCCGGTGGTCGGAGGTCATATCGCCCTGGAGAGTCTGGCCTGTCTTGACAATCTGGCCTCTCCGGCAGTTTGAAACGAAGACCTTGCTTCCTACTGTAGAAGCGGTATAATAGCCAACTGGTGTCTCCAAGTCGTACACAGGGCCATCGTAATGAAAATGATCAATACTCGCGACCTTATCCGCGAATACCTCGCCGGGAAATCCCCCAAGCAGCTGTCTCAAGAATTCGGTATCCCCTCCGGAACTATCCGCCACAGGCTCCGGACGAACGGTGTTAAACTTCGATCCAGAGCCGAAGCTGGCGTAATCAAGTTCAAGAGATTCAACTCCCATGTTCCATTCAGGGAAGTAATTGGTCGTTACACTTCCGGAGAATCGGTTGCTTCCTTGGCCAGAGAATTCTTCATTGAAGGTGATGTTATTCGGCGGATTCTTCAGGAAGGGGGAATCCGTTTGAGAAGTCGAAGCGAAGCTGAAAAGTTCAAGTGGGATCGAATGACCCCAGAACAGAGATCTAATCAAGTCAGAAAAGCCCACGTGATGACAAAAGGGAGAAAAAACACGTTTGAGCAATGTGTAGGATTTGCCCAACGAGTTTTTGAGAAGCAAGCCAAGATCAAACCCCAAGAAGTCGAAGTCGCTAATCTTCTGAACGATCTGGGGTACTCCATGCTTCATCAATACCCAATTGGGCCGTACAATGTTGATCTTGCCCTGGATGGATTCCCCATCGCCGTGGAAATCGAAAGAACTAGGAGTGCGGGCAGCAAAGCCATTCCCCACTTTCGCAAACGACTCAAATACATCCTCGATCTTGGTTGGTCTGTTCTGTATGTTTGTGGAACTTCCTTCAACACCTCTGTGGCAAAGCAGATAGGTTCCTGGCTTGATCAAGCCCGCCGCGATGAAACCATGCGGGGTAAGTACGGGATGATTGATTGTACAGTTCAAATCTATGCTCTTAGATACTGTGCGAAGTTTGACGGCTTCCCCAGAGTAGAATGATTTTGATGCTCCTGAAATTCTCCCTTCGACCGTCGTTCCCGGCAGCATACACCCATACAACGTGTAGTTCGTGATCCGGCCCTGGGCCTGATTGTCGCCTCTCTTCAGGAGTGTGACGGCGACAAGCTCAGTACAATAAAGAGTGCGATGAAAGAGACGGGTGGTGTTCTTATTGAGGACCATATCAATCAAAAGTTCCAGTTACGGAATCCAGCGGAGATCATGGGACCCGCGATCGCCATGAGGTGCAACTTTTCGCTAGTAATGAGGGACACGCTCCGATCCTCATATCCCTCACCTGAGAGCTCGTGTCCTGTTGGGATCACCCACCTCAACCTGGACACCAGCAGGTTCATAGCTGCTCGGACCAGGGAGGGTAGATTATCTATTTGATAGCCTGCCCAGTAAGAAACCTTAATACTTCCTAGATCCGGCCCGAAGTAGGGCGACAGCAGGCCCGCCGACCTCACTGCCGGCCTGCTCCAATAATCGTTCACCCGGAGCAGGATGGCAGAGCGAGAGCTGATCCCGTCGTCCTGGTCTATCTGGAGGCAGAAGTCTGTGCCGTAGGTCAGCTGGGCTCCAGATCCAGTGAAGGCGCCCGGAGCTTGGCCATAGTTAGCTCCGCTGTCCACGAATACCTGCGGAACTGTATTGGGAAGGGAAGGAGTCTGGACAGGAACAGACGGATCCGCATAGACAGGACGGTTGCGGAGGAGGATTTTCTGACTGTTCGTTCCGCGATAGTATTGTGTTCGGTACTTATAGAAGAAGTCACGATTGGTGTAGCTCTCGATCCAGCTAGAGCACTGCTCGATCAACAAGAGAAGCTTGCGGTCCTCAGAGGTATCCCCCTCCGGGATTTCCAGCATCGTCTTCACTTCTCTGAGGTCGCTCAGTAACACCTATCACCCGCCTTCCCTCCCCCGAAGACTAATTGGGGTCTAGAATTAAACCCCAATTAGTATATTAAATACCTTCATCATACGGAAACACTTCCGGAGGTGGGACTGAGAGAGAATCCACCGCCACTACCGGTCGTCTTGTACTGACTGACGAAGCCAGCTTGGAGGCTTCCGATGTAGAAGCCGCTGTTGAACAGCAGGCGAGCATAGCGGCCAGTCCTCTGGAAAGCAGCAAACTGGATGAACCCTGAGTTGAAGCTGAACCCGGAGACTGCACCAGAGTTGAGGATACCACCCGTGCTGCCGCTATTGATCCAGAGGTTGCCGCCAGAGGCGAAGTAGGTCGGGAGCTGGGGCAGGCCAGAGGTCGGATCGGTATAGTTACCGGAGGTATCGGTATCCGAGTTCTGCACACCAATAACCAGATTGCCTGATCCCAAAACAGGCTGCCCTGCCACCCAGATATTGCAGAAGGTATCAGCATGCAGAAGGTCCACGCTCAGACCCACCACCACGCCGGACAGACCGCAGACCTGGCCGCTGATGCCATTACCGGACTGGAGGGAAGGCTGGAACTGGCATGTGCCTCCGATATCCACCACCAGGTTGGCGCTGAACCGGCGGCTGCGGCACAGGCGAGCCAGGCGCTTGCGTTCCTTCCGGGACAGGTCCAGAGGAACCTGAGTCCCTGGTCCAATCAACATTTCGTTCAAATCGTTCATTTGGGAAATCCCCTTTTGGTTAAGACAAAGATCAAAACTACCCCACCAAAGGGGTCCTGTTACAGTGTCGTGTCGATGTTGTCTGTCCAAACGAAGGCACTTTCATGCCTCGCCGCAATATCCGCACTCAGGATACCCCGCACCCATGTCTGATCGTTCACGAATGCCGTGTCGCCCATCGTGGTTGCGGCGAACTCGATGGCCCCGAACATGCCGATGAGCAAGTCGCTCCACATGCCTCCAGCGATGTAGGTCAGGTTGCTGGCTGTCCCCTTGCTGCGGACCTGGCTGACCTGCGTGCTCTTGGTGACCGGGAAGCCTCCCAGGAGGGCTGCGATCCCGTCGCCTGCCTCACGAATCATGTTCAGGATGAACACGCCCTGCTTGTCACCCTGAGCCACCGCATCCGCTCGGAGCTGGTAGTATTTGTAGAGCGTCTTGGGCCTCATGATGAAGCCCTCGAAGTCCGCGTTACTTTCCTCGACCACCGCGATCATGCGGTAGATGTCGTTGGCAAGCAGCTGGTCGCCGTTGGCTCCGGTGATGGTGGAAGTGACCTTGTTGATGTTCTGGAAGTTGATAACGCCACGAGGACGAGTATCAGAACCAAGACCCTCAAGGCCAGCGAGGTCCAGGCCAAGGGCCAGGCTCTTGGTCATGTCGTCACGGAGCAGTGCCTCAGCAGCAGGAGAGGCGAAGCGGATCAGCTCGTTCGGAGCCTTGATGAGCACAGCCAGTTTCTTGGCCTGGAGTGTGACCTCACCAGTTCCAACCAGAGACTCGGTGATCGGGGAGTTCTCGCCGACCCAGTAGGTAGTGCTGGGAGCCGTCTGGCGGGGATACTTCATGCGGCCCTGCGGAGGGAGCGGGACCACGCGAGCTCCGGCATTAACCAGAGCTTCCTTGTTACGCAGGAGTTCAATCAGCTCGCCCATCTCAGGAGGTGCAACCAGAGCACCACCGGTCAGCTCGTTGAGCCAGCTAAGGGCCTTGTTGCCGTAGCCAGCACCCTCCAGCTGCTTGGTGCGGATCCACTTCATATTGTCGATGTCAGCACCATCGACACCTGCCCGCACCAGAGCCTTCATCTCGGTGCGGAAGCCGTGATCTACGACATCGTGCTCCATGAAGCTGGTGGAGAGGGGGGCCAGGAAGCGGTTGACGCGGTTGACCCCCTTCCCAGCGTAAGCGAAGCCGGCCTTGTCGCCATAGGCGTTGGCCAGGCGGTCGTGGATGTCCAACTCCACGGTGCCGTGGGCTGGCTCGGTGGCCCCTGTGATGAGGCCCAGCATCTTCATGAAGGAGAAACCACGACTCGTCATCGTGTTCTCCCCCTTGCGGACGTTGGGCAGCCCGAACACATCGGACTGGCTGGGGAAGCCCGGAGCGGGAGTCTTGCTCAGTTTGTCTATGAGCGTCCCGAAGGACTTGGTGAGAGACTGCAACGCATCGCCATTCTGCTTGGCAACGGATTGAAGTTCTTGCAGTTCTGTTGGCATTGGGAATCAGACCTCCAAAATAAGTGGTTAAAGAACCAATGTCCTTTTCCACTCGTGAGGTCGAGACTCCCGAGGGATATGACTATTTACAAACTACGGGCGAACTAGATTCGAGCCAGTACGCCATTCATCTTGAGAGCAAGATCCTGAATGGCTTTCTGTTGTCCAACGAAATCCTTTTTGAGTCTATTCACGACCAGCTTCTTCTCCCCCATCTCACCGGGTGGCACGGGAGTAGCGTCGCCTTCCTGGACTTCCACTCGGTCGTCTTGCTTGGCAATCGGATCCAGGGCCTTGTGGTGGAAGAGCGCTTTGACGCGGTGGTCGTTGTTGAACTCATCGGGGCGGATCTCAGTCAGCTCCTTGAAGTACATGCTGGCGTCCTTGCAAGCCTGGCGATGCGGATGGAGGCTCTTACTCTGCTCTTCCCGCAAGGCTTCCTCGCGAGGTTCGTGCTCACCCTCAATGCCCATATCGGTATGGGGCTCGTCACCTACGCTCTTTTTCTTACCAGCCTCGTGAAACTCCTCAAAGCCGGGCTTGTGGCTGCCTTCAATGCCTAAATCACGAGTGCCTTCGGTTTCATTCGATTTCCGCTTGCCCTTCAAGGACTTGGCAGGATCAAGATTCCCACTCGGGCTGTAGCCTTCCCCTTCCTGAACATCCGCATTCTCGTCCAGCTTCTCCATCTCCGGGGGCTGGGCCATGTCGCCCAGGCTCTTGTGGAAATGGTAGCTCTGCATGATGTCTTCTTTGCCTAGCTGGTCCTTCTCGGAGAGGTCCTTGAGGAAGTGGGCTGCCTCGCCTACCTTCTTCTTCTCGTGGTCTTCCAGCGACTTGAGACCGGGGTGCTGAACATCCACTTCGTCGTCCGCTACCTCAGTAGAGAACTCCTCGCCGGAATCGGTCTGCTCACTCTCCAAACCCTTCTTCTTGCCTTCCTCATGGAACTCCTCAAAGCCGGGCTTATGGCTGCCTTCAATGCCTAGATCTCTGGTGCCTTCATGCTCCGTCGATTTCTGCTTGCCATTGAGGGACTTCGCACACTTGGCGCATTTGCAGTTCTTGCCGCCAGAGCATTGCATTGATTTGTAGGCCCGGTACATCTTGAGGGCCTTTTCCATCTCCTCGTCTTCGGCTTCATGGCCAGGATCGTGACTACCCTCGATGCCGAGGTCCTTCTTGCTATTGCCCCTGCGGTGGGGGTATTTCTTCATTTCGAGTGCTTTCTTTTTCATACCTTCCACTGCCTCCTCAGCTGGGACTTCTTCCTCGGGCTCGCTTGTGGCGGTTTCGGTCTCCCCTTCGGGCTCTTCCTCTTCGGTCTTCATGTCCTTGGTTTCTTCCGATCCCTCCAGGGCCTCCAGGTGAGAGAACTCCTTTTCAAACGTTTCTTCCGTATCGGTGAGGGTCGTTTCCAGGCCCTCCAGAACGGACTGGAGATGGTCCTTGGGGGAGCCCTCCATGCCTTCGAAATGGTCCATGAATTTGTCATACTCAGCCATCAGGATCAGGTGGTCCTGGTGGATACGGCGGAGGACCTGGGCCGCGAACGGCTCTTCCGTCTCGCCCTCATCGGTCGGCTCGCCCTCGGTCTCCACGTCAGCTGCCTGGACCTGGTCGTCCACGGCGTCCTTGTGCTCCTCTCCGGGGAGGGCCTTGGCTTTCGTTTTCATATTTTTGGATCCTGTAGATTTTTGGAAAGGGTGCTTAGCATTAACCCATCGATTGTTCTCGTATTTTAACCATTGCCCTCTCCTTTCAGCAAATAAAACGCCACCAACGTGGTGAAATTCAGCATGGGGACCTTCTGGATTTTCGTGAAGTGCTTCAATAGCTCCAGGATATCTGTTTTCCACATCCTGTTCCTTGGACCTGCCAGCACCACCACCTGGTTGTGGTCCCGATCCAGGACCGCCCTTTGTTTCGCCCTTCAGCGACTTCTCCATCACCGGCCTCACTCGCTCAAACTGCGTGATCGTCCCCGTCGGCGTCACCACGATTTTGCTGATGTTGAAAAGCTGCTCCAGAATGAATAGCGCCTCCGCCTCCGGAAGGCCAGTCTGCTTGAGCGTGTCGAGGCGCTGTTGGATGTCCAGGCGGCTGGGATTCGCGAAGTTCTTTTGGATGGATTTCGCAGGAGAGCAACCAGTATTGGCAGCTGTTTCGCCTTGCTTACAAGTTCCTCCTCCACTTTTCTTGGCGTCGTCTTCGACAGATTGATGGCCAGCAAGCCAAGCTCTCCCTTCCAACCTTGACGACTCATCTGGCTTGTCGGAGGCGGGTCTGCCCTCCTCAGCAGCTCTTCTACCAGCGGCAAAAGCCCTAGCGTTTCTATCGCTTTTCGCTGCCATCAATCCTCTCCTTCAACCACTTCCGTTATTTTACGCTATGGTGCGGAGGTTGCGTCAATACTGTTTTTCACCGTCTCATCCGTTTCCCGTACTCACGGGCAACCTCGTCAATCGCATCGTCCCCGCCGATCAATTTGACCTTGGCGTGCCCATCGCCGGAGCCCAGGTGCATGAACTTCAATCCCCTCTGCTCGGCCAGTGCCTTGGCAGCCTCCAGGTCCTTGCCGGAGACGTACATCAGGCTCGATCCTGGGACGCTCTTGCGGAGGCGACGGCGGAAGCCCTTGCCACTGGCGGGGCGGTACTTGCGGCGGAGGGGGGTGAGGGATTTCTGTTCCTGTCTCAGCCTCACTTCCGCCCCGATCAGGCAATCCGTATAGCTGCCCTCCCGGATGATCTCATCGTTGTCCCGGAGGACACATCGGCTGCCATCCTTGCGAATCTCGAAGTCGTGGCCCGGAACGGAGGCGATGAAGAGGTCGGGCTTGCTGGATCGCCAGGGGAGAGATTTAGACATGGACTTCCCGCCCTGCTCGTACTTCTTCTGGGCTCTTTCGGCTTCGGCTTCGTTGCTCCACTGGTTCTTCCCATCTACCGAAACTTTCTTCCCATCGTCGATGAGAACCCAGACAGTCGGATTGTCACTCCATAAAGTGAGCGTGGCATATCTTCGCCCAGAAGGCTTGAAGTCGGGGCTGGTCACTTTCGCTATGTGCCGATCCAGAGCGATCTTGTTGTCTAGTTGCGACGACGGATGTGCTTTGTACTTGGCTCGGATCGACTTCAGCTTCTTGCGGCTGACGATGTCCTCCCAGGCCACATCGTACCTCCGGCCGCTCTGGGTCTCGATGATCGCGTTGCCGTCCGGCTTCTCCTGCACAATACGGCAGGGCTCACCGTCGAAGGACATATCGAAGCGGGTGGGGGGCTGGAAGGATTTTCCTTCGAGGTCGTCCTCCAGAACGTGATGGGTATCTCCATTGTCCCCAACTATGTTGTAAGTCGTATACAACTTGGAGTCGTCGGTCTTGGTGACTTTGTAGGGATGACCATTCCACTTTACTGTCGATCCCACCTTGTGCTTGGGTCCAGGGATCGGCTTCTTGACCTTTGGAGACAGATGCTCTTCGGGATCTTTTTTCTTGCCGTCCGGTTGTGGCCCTGATCCCGGTCCCCCCTTGTACTTTGCCCGCAGCGACTTGATCCTCTTGTGCTCGGCTTCCAGCTGTTCCTGTTTCAACCAATTTAGGTCGCCGACGAACTCTTGAGATTTGCACTCAGCCCCCAGCCCCGGACGCCACCTTGCAGGCGGAATCTTCTTGTACTTCGCCCTGACCGATTTCAAATAGAGCCAGCGATCAACTACCGTCCCACCCGGTTGGGAGTCGGCATAGCTGGTCAGCATTGGATCGTTGGGATCGACTTTGAGGAAGCCGGACTCGGCGGCGGGCTGGGTGCGGTCGAATTTGTCGCCTCGTTTCTCAACCGGAAGCTCAGGAATTGGATTATTCTCTTTCAACGGATCATCTCCCAACTGGCGCTGGCCTGCACGGGAGGGGCTCATGTCTGCAACGGATTTTTCTCCAGTGACCATCATCGCCTTCGCCTCCCCAGCATACGGAGTGAGAGATTTCACCAGAACCGGGCTCAGAGATTTGCCGCAGACTTTGCCCATGCAGAGGATCTCACGAGCAGGATCGCCTTCATAGGATTTCCTGACAGTGTTCTGGTTCGCCGGAATGATCGTCGGCCCGAATTCGAGCAACAATGTTCGTTTGAGGTGAAGCCCTTGAGGAGTTCCCGAAACATAATCCGCCGAAATTGGAGAGGCTTCTAGCACCATGTATCCAAATGAGCCGCCCCGAATCAGGCCCTTCAAGATCAGATGGTAAATCTGTTCGCAGTAAAGGGCGTGCTCGTTGTCCTTCTCCCGATCCAGTCCTTTGGCTCCATGTCCTTGATAGAAGAAAATGTTGCCTTTCGCTATTCGTGCAACTGGATCTATCTCAACAGTGTAGGACCTAGTTTCTCGATCCTCGGAGAGGCCAATGGGCAGAACAGCCTGAGCGTGTTTCCCATGGTCAAATAAGCATATGCTGTTCTTCCTATGTCTGCTAAGATCCAATCCCGTGACCTCGGTCACGTCTCCGACTCCGTCTCTAGAAGTCCCGTCTGCGAATGTGATCCACACAGACATTTGTCTCTCGTCGCAATCAGCCGGGCCGTCCGATGTCACTATAGAGCTAGCGACATGGCCTGAAGCGAGCTTGGCAGAATAGCAGGACGGATTTAGATCCTTTGCACGAGCATCAAGAATTGCTAGAGCTTCGTTCATGCTGCAATTCGACCTTTCGCAACCCCCCGGAATCGGGTAGAATATAAGACTGAGCTAGGGGCTCGTGACCCCTGCTCAGTCACCACAACCCTAGTTGCAAAGGAACTAAGGCCATGTACGACAATTCTACCCGATTCCTTCTCCGACAAAAAGTTCAAACCCATCCCGACGGTAGAAACGAATACTGGAGGGATCTTCCCAACTTCATTGGTTTTTACCGAGTCTCGAATTGGGGCAGGTTGAAGTCTCTCAGCAAGTGGGTCAAGATCGGAACCAATCGTCGTTTCATTCCGGGAAGAATGATGAAACTTCGAGAAGTCGAACGTGGCTATTTCTCCGTCAAAATCAGCAAGCACGGGAAGAGCCGTGTTTGTCAAATCCACACTCTCGTCTTGGAAGCTTTCGTTGGTCCTTGTCCGGAAGGGATGGAATGCCGACACTTGGATGGAAACCCGAGTAACAATCACTTGAAGAATTTGCGGTGGGGGACTTACCAAGAGAACGCGGATGACAGAATCCGACATGGTACTTGGTGCCACGGCGAAACTATGGGATGGGCGAAATTGAAAGATTCTGACATCCCCAAGATCCATCGCTTGTATGATTCCGGTATGACCTGCGAAGAAGTGGCCAAGGTCTTTGGAATAACCGGCGGAAACGTCAAAATGATCCTCAACGGCAAAACCTTCCGCCACTGTCAACCCAAAGTAATGGCAAAAATACGACCCGCTGGATTCCAAGCGGGTAATCAACTTTGGACAAAAAGAAAATGAGCAAGTCATCGTTTTCGATCTTGTGGGATATTCTGAAGTAGACCAAGAAGGAATCTGAGCTGCGAATCATCTTCCGTTCCTATCTTGACCACATTCGCCAGGTCCGCCGTGGAGGGGCAGCTCGGAGCCAGCGCCTTGAGGAGAGCCAGCAAATCGGAGAGGGAATCACGAAAGCTCGCCTCGACCTCCTCCTGTGCCGGGGCATGGACTGGATCGACCTGCTTACGAAACGGCAATGCTTCTGGCATGGGGTTCTCCTAGATATGAATTGTAACGTGAGATGGGGAGGTTGCGTCAATCCTTTTCAGGCTCTTCCTTCTTGTCCTGCTCATCCAGTTTCTGCCAAGCTCGTTCAAGAGCCAGTTCGTCTTCTTCACTCAATTCGATTTCATAAGGTCGCTTCTCAGCCATTTCTCGCCTTCCTCTCTTCCATGTAGGCATTGAACACTTGCATTGAACGGGAGCCGTCGGACAGATCGAACTTGGCATTGTGCAGGTTGCCTCCGTTCGCCTTCCACCACTCCCGACCTTCTCTCGTCTTCATGATGTCTTGGACTGACTTGGCATTCGGAAACTTCTCGACCGGATCCCCCTTCCAGTCATAGTCCGTATTGGGGTCTATCTCCTGGTCAAATCCCATACGAGGCCAGGTATAGTAGCCGTTCATATCACCGCCGGGCTTTCCTGCTGCCCAGCACTTGATGGATTTCAAACCAGCAGCCCGGCACTGCTCTACCTGGTTGGCAAACACATGGGATCCGACGCCCTTCCCTTTTGCGCCTGCCTTGCCAAAAAAGGCATCCAAGTAGAGTCCATCCTTGTTGTTCTCAGAGTTTATCTGGCACGACATGAAGAAATCCTTGTTCTCGATGTCGATCACTACGGAGTCGCCCTCCCCCCTGTAATAATCCACCTTGGCATCATCGGGGGCTGCTACTATCGAGGCGATTACGCTGCCATAGTCCTTCTGCTTGCCAAACAGCTTGGACAGAACACTCTTCACCCGTTCTGTTCTCTCCCCGGTGAGGCTTGCTTTGGCCTTGCTTGGATCAGGCTTCTTCTCCTCCTTCGTATCGGTCTTTGGCGGCTCCACCTTCGGCCTTTCCACCATCGGGCTAGGTCCGACTTTCGCTGCTGGCTTCTTCAACTCGCTTGGCTTCTTACCTTTCAAAGCCTGGGGGCCTTTTTTGATCTTGCCGCTGGAGTCCAGCTCGACGGGCGTGCCTCCGTGGTGCTGCTCGCTCCGACCTCCGTGCTGGGCAGGCTCACCTCCGATAGTGATCCAACCCTTAGTCCTGTAATTGAGAGATTTTCTGCTAGCGAACGGACTGGGTCCGATCTTCGGCGGAGTAGGCTCCTCCTCTTTCTCGGCCGGATCGAAGCCGATCATGCCGATCACTGCCTCCCGTTCCTCCGGGGTGAGTTCATCTCCGTCTGAGTCGTCTTCGGGCAGGATCTCCCGCCAGTTAGGCAGGGGTCGCTCCGCGTCACCGAAGAAGACTTCAACACCATCGAGTCCGGGGATTTCCATCAATCCACATCCTCTCCAAGTTCCTCGGCATAGCCAGTTTCCTCAATCAGCTTCTCGATCTTCTCCATCGTCCTCTGACGCTCGTCCGGGTTCTTTATCCCCCTCAATCGAGTTTGAAGCTCCTTGAGTTCGACCACCATCTCAAGTTCATCAAAAGACTTCTCCACGTTGCCTCCTTTCCTCAACATAATCTTCCAAGACTTTCATGCTCCTGCTACCCTCGTGCAGATCGAATTTAGCTTGGAACGAAGCTCCGTATTCCTTCCAAGCCGCCTTGCCTCCCGGCAAAGCCATCAGATCCAGCACGCTGCGAGAATTCCCCAACTTTTGCCGCAATTCCTCGGGCAATCTCTCGTAGCAAAATTCCTCCATGACGCCATCGTAACCCATTCTAGGCCAAGTGTAGTATCCGTTGTATTCCGACTCTATTTGCCCATTTCCAGATGCATACGTTTCTATATGGTCCACCCCAGAGTTACGTAGTGCTTGAACCTGATTCACAAAAAGCCGGACTCCATGTCCCTTATGTGGAGAAGTGGGATTTATCGTGAACAAATTATTCCTAACAAACACCTTTCCATCTCTTCTATAGAATGTTCTTTCGGCATGAACTCCCGTTCTACTTGTCTCGGCCTTCATATAACTAAGGTTTCCTAAGAATTCCACTGTAACACTAGCCCCATCAACGGCATTAACCATCGCGGCTACGGTCCCCTCGTCTATGTCCTTACCGAAAAAAGCCCTAAACTCAGTTTGATAGTGTTTCTTGACTGAGATATTCCCCTCCTCATAGAACGCTACGCTCGGCCTGTTGATTCCAGGCAACTTTTCATTGTTCTCCTTGTTCTTCACTTTTGATTCAGTTCTCGGCGGCTCCACCTTGGGCCGATCTTTCATCGGACTAGGTCCGACTTTTGGCTTGATGTCATCAACACTCTGATTTACGAGAGACTCAGGGCCTTTTTCTATCTGACCTCCTTCTCCGATGAACACATGAGTTCCGCTATTCTCTAGAGTAACCCAATGACCTTGATTTTTAGTCTGGTACTCCAAAGATTTCTCGCCGATGGGGTTTTCCTCCGCTCCATTCCAGACACTCCACACTTCCGGACTGATATACGTCATAAGGGCCATATCTGGGGTGTTTCCTAACACGCTCGATACCTTCTCTGCGACTAGCGTCACGGCCGTCTTGTACTCTTCCGGAGAGTCACAACACTCCCCCATGTTCTTGATCTCCTCTATCGCCATGCTGGTGCCCTTAAGAGTGCGGAGATCCTTCGGAGTATAGCCGCCCCCGTCCAACAACTTCGTCCATTTCAAGACCTTCCCGTAGTCAGTGTTGAACAGCTTGCCTTTGTCTCCTGCCGCCTTCTTCCTATCCAGAAGCATCTTGGCCATCTCCGAGTCATGGATCAAGTGATCATGGAATTTCGTCTCCTTCCCGACGAACCGCAGTCGCACTCCGTCCGGAGATTCCACAACGTGCCGCCCCTCCAGGGAGGATGCTCCGAAGCTCTTGAGCCAGAACGTGCTGTCCTCCAGATCCCCCGACTCCATACGCTTCGACAGCTCGGCTTTCACTCCCTCGTCCTTCAAGGGGATCTTCCTGTCCCCAAATTTGAGGGCCATCGAAACCTTACCTTTTTTATCTTTTTTGGTTACTATATTGTCGGCAGTCATCAGCTGCCCGTACAGCTCCTCCACACCCTTTTCCTCGCCCCCGCTATCCGGCCGAGTGCCCTGTTCCTCGATAAGCCAAACAACGTCGGCAACCTCCTTCGTGGTGGGATCGTTCCGCGCTCTCTGAATCTGGTCGGCTATCTCCTGCTTCTTGGACAATGCCTCGTGGATCTTGCCGAACTTCGCCGCTTGATTGTTCTGGAGGTACTTTTCGTTGTAGACCGTCTTGTTGGCCCACTGACCCTTCTTGTTCTTCATCTTGCCCTGTACCAGGATGTCCGCTTCCGGGTCCATGCTAACCTTCACTCGGCTCCACGCAGGCGGGATCATGGCGGGCTTGATGTGAGGCGGGGCAGGGGAGCCGTCCGCCATCACCACTTTGGCTTCCTTGCCCTTGCCCTCCCGCTTGGCGGCGAACAGCTTGCCCTTCTCGGCACGACGCTTGACGGGAGCTTCGTGAGAGGATTCTTTGCTCGCAGGAGTGCAATCCGTGCTGGCCGCTGTCTGGCCTACCTCGCACATCGCTTTGGTGAAGTAGGGAAGTGACTTAGCTCGGTTCTCGAATGGCGTCGGTCCCACCCTAGGCGCCTCTGGCTCCGTGATCCTCCTCTCCCCCTCCGGATTCAGGATGATGTGGGCGTAGGTCCGCTCTCGGCCCCCCGTCTCCTGGTTGTCCCGGAAGGACGCTTTCTCCTCGTCCTCGGACAGGGCGGGCTTGCCTCCCACGGACCGGCCCTCAGACTGGGGCAGCGTGATGTAGCCATCCCATAGGGCCTTGCCGATCACCTTGTCGGCTGTCTCGCGGGGCCAGGGGAGCTTGCTGCGGAGGTCGGAGAGGGAGCCGAAGTTGTAGCGGCCAGCGATGTCCCGGACCATCTTCAGAAGCTTCTTCACGTCGGCGTCGGGAACGCCCTGGACCTGCTGGCGGGTGGGGCGGGGTGCGGGGGAGCCGAGCTTTTGGGAGGGGGAAGGTTCGACAGGTTCAGATGTTTTTTCTCCTCCCGTCAAGATTTGCTCCATCACTTTCTCAATTTTAGGCGGCAACTTTCCTTTCTTGCCATAATCTTTGTGCGTATAGCCGGCAAAAGCTTCGCAAAAGGCCTCCTCCATATTAGTGCTGGCGTACTTTGAAATGTGCTTTGAAAGCCAAGATCTACGATCCGCCCCTCTGCTAAAATTAAGTCCTTCCGATTTCATTGATTCTGACACGGCGTTTAGAAAGGCTCCATCCTGAACTCTGGTTGCTTGAGCCAGGTGGTGGCCAAATTCATGACGAAACGCCCCGCTCTGGCTCTCGTCAGTAACGCGAACGTCGCCGCCAATGCCGTATCGTTTAGACTCGCTAAACTTCGTACTCAACAAAATAACGCCATCATTATACTCACCGCCGTCATCGGCTAATTCACCACTGCCAATCTCAACCCTAACAGGATACTTGTCGAGGATCTGCCGAATACCACGGTGTTCGCTCAGTTGAGCGTGCTCTCTCTCCACAAGGCTACTCATAGCTCTGCCGCGCCAATTGTTAGTTAAAACATTTATTGAGATAGAGCTTTCTGGTCCCTTCCTCTCTCCTCCTCCCTCCCCGTCCGCTTTTGTGCACTTGTCACGCCCGGGATTCTGGCCCACGCCGCAGGGGGACTTGATGAAGTACCGCAGGGACTTGGCCCGCTCCAAGAATGGTGATGCGGCGATCATTTCACTTCCCCCGATCCTTGAATGGAGAGGGGCCTACCTTCGGCTCCGGCTTCTTCTGCTTCTTACCGTAATCCAGGGGCGGGCAGTGGCTTTCCCTCTCGAACTGGTCCCTATCGTAAGCGTCCAACTCCTCGTCGGAGGGGTGCAGATTCTCAGCGAGTGCGTCCACTAGATCTTTCATTCGGAATGGGATGTCGGGCATAGTTAGCTCCTAGATTAAACAGCTTTCTCAAAGTGGCGAACTCGGGCAAGATGTTCTCGTCTTCTCATCTCCCCATGAACACCATAATGGCATTTTCTACAACGTGTTTCCGTACCTCGCATAGTATACCACGCTCCGGGAAGAATTCGATGAACGTGTAATCTGCACCCGTATGCTTTCTGGTGCTCCACACCAGTCATTCCACAACAAACGCATTTGTTGCCATCACGTGCTCTAACTTTTTCCTTCAATTTCAAAATTCGTTCTTGCTCCTTAGCATTGCACAGGCTTTCTCGCCATTCCTCGATTTGATCTTGGATTTGTTGCGCATCAATCTTTTCTTGCCTCAGCATAACCCCAAGCCTTTGCCTCAACCAAAGAACTTGGGTTTCCTTTGTCCCCTTCTTCAAATTTGAGGTCTTCACTAGCCTAGCGGTCAGCTTCCTCAGAAGCCATAGTAAGTGATAAACGACATCTTCATCAGACTGGTCGGAAAACGAGTCTAACGTGATCATGGGGAAGGCCCTTTCTTGTTAGTGGGGCAGGCTAGGTCAATCGCATAGCCCAAGAAAGGAGAACTACTAAAACGATCGACCCAGACCAAACCAGCGGCTCATGACTTCCGCCTGGCCCATTTTCCAGATAGTCTATTATCGCTTTTTAGTCCCTCACATCCAAAATCGCCTGCGGATCCTTCTTCCGATACTCGGCGAACTGCTCCTCCACCTCCCTGCGGAAGGCCAGCTCCTCAGGCCCGTAGTCGATCTTGCTGTCCTCCGGGGCCACTCCGTTCCCCACGTCACAGGTGATCTTTACTGCCATCTCCCCCGTGATCGAGTCGTACTTCGCCATCTGTCACTCTCCTAACTGCTTGAACGTATCGAACTGTTTCTGGTCGTGTACGGTGATCTTGCCGTTTTCCGCAGAGGCGATCAGCACAGGGGGATCACCAAACTTCCCAGCCGTACTGTAGAGGGTCAGCTTGTCGAAGATGCCCCGCTCGGCGGACTTCAGCCAGCACCTGGAGACCTCCCTGGCGTTCGCCTCCAGCAGCGCCCTCGGGACGTACCGCCGCGCCCCCTTGCTGTGCTCCGCTCGGTAGTCCGCCCGCCGCTGCGACTCGTCGATGGAGCCGGAGAAGGCGTAGTTCGCCTCGACGCGGGTTGCCCCCTGCTTGCGGAACTTCGCCACCTTGTCCGCCAGCTTGTCTGGGTCCGTGTCCCCGGAGGTGTCGTAGATCACGTTGTAGCCGTCCGCCAGGCCCCCGTTCACCCCCGTCTTGGCGATGTCGCTGGACTCCTCGTGGACGTAGGTGGCCGCCATCGGGTCCAGCTTCTCCCCCTTCTCCAGGTACTCGGGGATTCCCTGCTTCAGGGCGTCCGGGTCGGCACGCATCGCGGCGGCCTTGTCCTTCGGGAAGCCGGCGACCTCCGGGAACATGTCGAGCAGGGTGGACTTGCCGGAGCCGTAGCCGCCGCCGGTCATGTAGAGGACGGGCTTGCCGTCGGGGGCCTTCTTCACCCCCTCCCGCATCTTGTCCAGCAGGGGCTTGTGCACCGCCCTCACCCGCTCCTCCGTCCACTTGCCGTTGATCTTGTACTTCTCCTCCGTGTCCTTTGGCTCCTTGGCCGCTGGGGTCGCCGCCTGCTCCCGCTCTGTCTGCGGGGGCTTCGGCTCGACCCGCTGCTTTCCAACGAAGGACCCGTTCCCTACAGGTTTATTCGCTCTTCCCCTCTGATTATTTGCCGCAGGGGCGGTTTGTTCTCCGGTTTCTTTCTTTGCCGGAATGCAGCCGGTGCCCTCCTTCGTCCAGCCGGGTTGGCAGGGCTCGCCTTGATGGCTTCCGACATCCTTGGTTCGGTACGACAAGGACTTGCCCCTGGCGAAAGGGGAAGGCCCGACTCGGGGAATACTGACACTGCCTTTCAGCAGATGGCGGATAAGCTCCTCGTCTTCGCCGCTTATCGGCATGCCGAGGATCGGTTCCGGAGGAGATTCCCTTTTCATAACCCACCTCTTGCCAGGATCTGCACGGCGTCTTTATTTCTGCCGCCGAGCAGCCCGTAGAATTTAGCCTTGTACATGTGCTTGATGAACTTATCCCGGTCGTATACCACGCCGTGATAGGCGCACTTCTCGGGGTCTCGAAAGGTGTTGTCTATTACTTTCCCTTCCGGTGTAACGCACCATCCATGAAGGACAGGGAGCAGATTGGGGGGCATAGCAAAGCCTTCGGCATACTTCCAACCGGGGTTCTCGATCACTAGCAAAGTCGCGTTGCGGAAGCATTCCTTCACCGTCCCCAGCGATATATCAGGAGGGAGTGGTGATCCTGTGAACTTCTGCCCTTCCGCCAAGACGTACTCGATGGGAGTGTGGTATTTCGCCTTCGGATCATTGTTGTATACATCCCCACCTATGCCGATTCCCTGTTTCAACATCTTGTCCATGTCACTGGCGACGTCGGAAGTGGGTTCGTCACCACTCTGCTTCTTCTTGTCCACTGCCTCTTGTATCTTGCCCATCTCGGAGATGAACTCTTCTCCTGCCTTGGAGCAGTGGTCTCGCTTCGGGTTCTGGCCTACCTTGCAAGTTCCCTTTTTCATCGCCTTTGTCTGATAGCTGAATATCGACTTTTGGCCTTCCGTTCCCGGTCTACCCCAGATTCTCTCGCCGACGGACCCACCACGAACCACTCCTGGACGGAGATCAGCCTTACGCTCTTGAAGCACTTTGATAGTTCTTCGCTTCAATTCATCTCCATCCACATTCAAGGCGCTCTCAGGAACGTGGTCGAGGATCTTCGTCTCCGGCCCGCTGTTGTCCAGGATGAAGAACTCAGCATCGTCCTTGTGGGCCTTGTGGAAGGCGTCGAAGTTCTTCGCACCGAGGCTGTAACTTTCGCTAAAAAGAGTGTGATCAACCATCCGACCCTGCACGTTGGCCCGCTGTACAACGCCACGCTTCGGGTTCTCCCACGTCTCATTGGGATTGGCGTTCACGAACACGAACGTGGGAACGATATCCCGCTTCTTGCACTCGTCGAGGATCCAGGAATTTTCGGTGGAATTTGCCTCCCCGGCAGCATCCCAGACGGCCCCGACGGACTTCACCAGATTGGAAACCTTCGCGACTTTGGAACACGCAAAAGACTTTCCACTCGCACAACCACCGGCAGTCACAAGAACGGTCTTCTTGTCCTCCGGGAGAGTATCAAGATAACTCAAGAAGGCTCGCTTGGCTATAGCATTCGCCGTCTGGTGCAACGGTGTATTGAACGTCCCACGTGCGTTCTTGTTCTCATCCTCACTCACTCCCTGTGGGTTGTAGTCAGGGCTCAGCACCTTGGCATCGTCGGTCGAGAAGACATTCGGCCCATCTCCGATCTGGTACTTTGGATTCCCGTTCTCGTCCTTGCCTACCACCTTGTTCCGCCGCTTGTTCAATTCTTCCACCACCCCGTCCGGGTCCGCCAGATATGCCTCCGCGAAGTCCGTCTCCGCCTTCCGCTCCTTCTCAGTCAAGTTGGGCAATCTGGGTATTTCACGCGGAGGGGGCGGACTTTGGTCTGCCGGCACGCCTACCCGGCTGTACTTCGCTACCTCGCCCGGCCTGGGGTTCGGGTCGGGGTCATACAAACAACAGGGTGGCTCCGTGAGACGTTCTCCCTCGGGGGGAGGAGCGTAGTCGGTTTTCGGCTTCGCAGGGGCTTGTGGGCCTTCCTGGGCGTGCTCGTGCCTGGTCTCCGGGGTCTTGGGGGTCTTCTCCTCGTCGAAATCATACTTCCCCCTGTGCTTCTTCGCCATCTTCTCGGCGAAGTTCTCATCCAGCGTGTAGCCGACCACCTTGCCGTTCTTATCGGTCACTTTGAACGGCGTATCGCCGGATTCCTGCCAGGAGGAACGCTCCTCCGGCTTCAACCAGCGATCCATGGCATCGTCGTAGTCCTTAGAAGGCTCCTGGGGCGTGCCAGAACGCGTCTGGACCTGTTTAGGAGGATTATTCCCGTTTCTAGCCTTGAACGGGCTCTGAGGGACGCTAGGACGCTTTGCAGAGGACCCCTGCTTGGCGGGGATGCAGCCCGTCCGGGAGGCGGACCACCCAGACTCGCACGCCTCCCCCTCGTGGCTCTTGGGGCCGGTGGATAGCTCCTTGACGGTGGAAAGAGACTTCTTCTTCGTCCGGTACAGGAGTGACTCCGACACCTGCACCCTAGGCTTGATGCTGCCGAGGTAAGAGTTCGAGAAAGATTTGGAGAAGTAGCCGGAGACACCCCGGATTGCCTCTGCGGCAGCGACGATGGCCGTGATGTTGAACGGCACGGGGAAGCTGACGACGGAGGCGACCGCCATCGTAAGTGCAGCACGTCGGCCGTAACGTTCTTCTAGTGCAGCCCATCTGCGTGCCAAGAAAGAAGCAACGGACTGTATACCCTCGGAGATAGACTTCTCATCACCATACTGAGTATGCCGATTCATTGCACCGAGCTGAGGCTCTGTCTGTCTCCACGTGCCGTGTTGCACCCTGCGCCTTGGCCCCTGGTCCCGACGGGCCTGCTCATCTCTTTTCTTCTGCTCCTTCTCCTCTCGATCCATTCTGGCGTTCCACTCCTCGTCCGTCTCTTTCGAGCAGCCATCCCGCTCGGGATTGTGACCGGGGGTGCAGGTGCTTTTGTTATAGGGCGTGCTCCCGCCATCTCCGTATCCGGTCCCATCAGCAGTTGTTCCGTTCGGCTTCCCTTGGCTCTCACACAGACGCCGATGCTCCGGAGATACGTGATACTTCCTCCGCACCGCCATCAGCCCCTTCGCGTCCGCTATGAATCCTCTGTTCCTCTTCATCTTGATCAGAGGTCCTTGCTGGGCGGGAGGGACCAGGGCACCGCCGGAGGTCTCGGAGAGGGCGGACATGGCTTTCTCGGTCTGGGACTTGAGCCATTGCTCCGCTTGCTCCTTGGCAAAGCTGATGCACGCTTGTTCGTCTTCTTTCTTCACTTCCCCTGTGCTGTTCTCTCCTTTGCATCCGGGACATTTGCTGTGGTCTATCTCGATCCACTTCTCGGGAGGAGCATGCCCGTACCCGACCTTCTGGCCCTTGCCCTGAATCCAAGCCCTGGACCAGCCGCACTCCCAATCGTTCGCCCCTGCCCAGAACTCTCTGCCATCTGGAAGGTCTCTGATCCTATCGTAGTTCTCGGGCTTGTGGAATTTACCTTTCAAGGATTTCTCCTGTGGTTCTCCGGTCATCGGATCGGGGGGGTGGAAGTCAACCACAGAAGGCATGATAGGGGGCTTCTCTTCCACTGCTGGATCTCCCGTCCCCGTCTTGAGCCATTCCGTGAACTCGTCCCACCCCATCGCCGTGATGCCACCGAAGCCCTTCCAGTCGATGTCATAGTTGGCGAGGTAGCCGGCCCTGGCGGTCTGCTCGTTCTCCCAGCCGATGAGGACTTTGTGCTCGTCGAACTGGTTGGTGTTGGGGTCGATCTGGTCCACGATAAAGACGAGATCGGACTCGGGGTGGGGGCCGATGAAAACGTCTACCATGTCCCCATCATTGCCTTTAGGCTTGAACTTGGGCCCGATCATTCTGGCTTGCTCCGATTGGCAAAGGGGGAGGGGCCGATCTTCGGAGGAGTGGGCTTTAGCTCTTCTGTCTCCTCCTTCGGCGCCTCATCAACAGCATCTTCCTCCCCCTGCTGGATGTCCTCCCCAGAAGCTGCCTTACCTGACTCGTAAAGTTGGGTCGCCTCTTCTTTCTCTTCTTCGGTCTCGGGATAGATGATCTTAACGAGAGACATGGAAAACCTCCGCTTCTGTATTTTGCAAGGAGCCGCCGAAGAGCACGAACTCCTTCTTGCCTTTCAATCGCTTCTCGACGGGCCAGCCGGGGACATCCTTCATTGTTTCGTAGCTGAAAAGCACATCAGCGTAAGTCACTTTGGTCCGAAGAACTGTGAAGTATTTTGGGCCTGAGCTGTAGAACTCCCCTTCCTTCTTGGCCATCTGCTTCCCAAACCTATTTGCTGTGGACTTGTCCGCTGACCACGACTCGACTGGAGAGGGTAGATATGCAGCAATCTTGCCACCGACCCCCCGGACAGCTACTAGCTCCTTAGTCGATAAGTCAAAACTGTCTGCCTTCTTCTTGCCGAACTTCTTCTTGTAGAAATCCTCGGTGGACTTTTTTAGCTTCAGTAGATGCTGGCTCACCCTCTCCTTGTCGAAGCTTACGGGGGCTTCCGCCCCCTCCTGCTGGCCCCCTATGAACTTGGACCAAAAGCTCTTGCCCTGGTTCTGAGGAACGTCAACGGATGCTACTGAATTCATAACTCTCTGAGCATCGACTCCGCTACCAGTAGTTGACCAGCTGCCTGCCATCCCGCTCAGAAACGCATCGTAATTTCTTGTGTGAGCCCAGGCACCGATCCTAGCAACCGTTAGGGATGAATCGTAGTCGATACCATCTTTTCCGTCATCTTCATCAAACTTGGTCTTTAGTGGTGCACCGCCAGCCTCATCCTCAATGCTGTCCGCCCACACCTTTTTCTCATCGGGCGTCAAGCTGGCGCCACCGTAGGATCCTAGCGATAAGATATAGCTTCTAGCGCCGTCCTTACCATCGTACTTGGCTAATTGCTTTGCGAAGTAGGGAATCAGTTTCGACCTCTCCTCTGGGGTAGCCTTCTTCAGGACCACATTAGCGTCTATTCCAATAACATGAAACGACGACCCTTCCTCGCTCGGGTACTCTTCTATCAGTCCGTTCTTTTGCAGTGCTTCGTACAGCTCCTTGTTCGACATTGTTTTGTAGTCGATGCCTAATGTCCGTAGTCCAGATTTTTCATAGGGGAGGGAATTCCCCTGGGAGTCAAATCGAATGTCCTCCACCTTCTTGTACTTGTCCGTGAACTTGATGCTTGGGAGCTTGCCTTCAGCTTTCATATCCAAAGCTCTCAGCAAGTCGCCTATAGGAGCTTCACCCAACCTCCTGTCCTTGTCATTGCTGTAAGCAGTCACGCTCATCCGGAAGGAGTCCATCCAGGAATCATGGATCACCTCCTCGTCCGACATGGTCTGTTTTATTGGAGGAGTGCTTTCTCCCTTCTTATCCTTCTGCTCTGCCTCTTCTTCCTGTTCCCCTTCCTTCTTAGCGCTGATCTCCCCGCTAGCCGGAGTGCAGCCGGTCAGATCGCTTCGCTCCCCAACTCCGCATGTGCCTTCCTTCATACCCTTAGTTTCGTACTGAAGGCTTTTCTGGCCTTCCACTTTTATGATGTACCCGTAGTGGCTCTGCATCTGGATCGACCACGGATTTCCGAACTTGTCAACCCCGCTTCTTGTACTCCCTTTCGGATTTTCAATAGCGACTGTAAGATTACGAATCTGGAACTTCCCCTTGGCATATTTCCCGCTCTCCTTCTGCTCCGGGGATGGGTTCGTGTCCGTCTCGGTGGCGGCCCGCTCTATCTCGGAGCGGAGGACGTGGTCGGGAATAGTTCCAACCAAGGACAACGACTTTTCAGAATGCCATTGGCACGGCCCCTCCCCACACCAGATGGACTTGTCGTCCGATCTCACTCTGCCACTACCGCAGACCGGGCAAGCAAAGCGAATGGAGTCAGCGGAGGGGAGGGACTTCTCGTAGACCGGTCGAATCAGATCAGCAGAAGGGAGGCTCTCAAGAGTCAGTTCAGGCATCGGCTATCCCTGAAATAGAACAACCGCATCAGCCCATCTACTGTTCCGATAGGGGACTGATGCGGCTGGTGAAAGGAAACCAACGACGGTCCTTAGATCGTTCATCGTATTCAAGTTTACTTTATTCCTAGAGGTTGCTACAATACGGGAAGAAGGCCGTTCGTCGCGGCCCCTTCCCTACACAACCTTGGTTCCAGGAGGACCAAAGTCATGTCCAGTTATTATAGTAAAGGCTGTCTCGCTTTTCGCTACGATCTCGAAAACAACATAGTCTACCGAATGTTGGGTTTTCTCAACATGCCTGGATACCGTGTTGGCTGGGATGGATCTGTATGGACAAAATGGTTCAGAGGGAAAAGGGGAAAAGGTAATGGAGCTGGAACGAAATACCATCTTGGTGAAAAATGGCAGAAGATGACTTTCAAAAGGAGAAGTAAGTACCTAACTCTGAACCCTCATCAGGAACAAGGACCTAAATACCCGCCAAGAGGAATTTTAATACATCATGTGGTACTATTGTCATTCATCGGCCCAAAGCCAACGCCCGAATCGTGTGGTCTCCACTGGGATGACGACCCCATAAACAATGACGTTCTAAATCTGCGATGGGGAACGAACGCTGATAACATGGCCGATAAAAAGAGAACCGGCCGAACCAATTCCAAGAAAGTCCAAGGGGTAAAAAACCCAAACGCTAAATTAACCGACGATCAAGTCCGCGCAATCCGTAGAATGTGGGCGTCTGGTAAATATAATTACATCAGCCACATAGATAAAGAATTGGGAGTAACGGGATCTTGGAACGTTATAAAAGGCGGGGCTTGGAGCCATGTAAAATAAGGGGGAGTGGTAGTTTATTCCACTCCCCCTTGTCTCACGTCAATTATTTGGCCAATTGCTATTAACTTCTGGCGTCCAGCTAACAGAAAACCCTGGACATCCGCTCCAGGCGCCAACCGCGAGACCGCTTTGGAATGGAGCGTCCACGTTGTATACAGCGACCGGAGTCAAGGCTCCTGAGTTGGTTGTGTTGCCCGGGAACTCGCCAATGGCTGGGAGACGCCACAGGAACTTGTGCCCACTAGCGTTCACCATGCCCGAGGCGACTGTGGCCGAGTCGAAGAAGTTGATGCCCACCCCAGAGGTCAGGCCCACCATCGTCGTGACCGTGTTGAGGCGGCCAGCTCCGGAGTAGAAGTAGACGCCAGGTCCAAGGGCTACGGCACCGGGAGCCGAGGCAAGGCTGGCACCAGCCAGGATGCCGGAGTAGATGGACGCTAGACGACCACCACCACGGACATGCTGGATTTCCCCTGTCTGGATGTCACCAGAGGATCGGGGGCTGTACTGGATCTGACATGGCTTCGTAACTGGAATCGACATTTCTCGTTCTCCTAAACGTCCTTTGTGATTTTCGGTCAAGGAAAGAACGAGCGGGGACACATCTCCCTGCTCGATCCGGGTTGTCTCGACCAACCCCACCGCGACCCGAGGGCTCTCGATTTCTCTGGTCCAGAGAGGGTGGTCCCCGCTGAGATACAATGATACCTTAGAACGGGATGGTTAGGTCAAGGGATAAACCGGGAGGGGTGGATATGTTTCTATTTATCCGAGGAAGTGGGTAGTTGCTAACGCAGCGTAGAAGAACCTATCCTTCTATTTAATTCAATCTGGGAGATGAGATTTGGCCGTAGGAGCATAGGATTGACTATTCCTTCTTTCATTCCAGTTCGGGTACTTTTGATGTTCATTTTCGGCGAAGCTCGATACTGACGCTCAAACTTTAGCATCCAAATTGTCGAATCGGCTTAGATAACGGATGTTCTTATCCTCCAGAGCAAACCATTCCCCTCGAACCCTTTTATCCGCGTATCTCCGATGGAGTTTACTCTCCAGCCAAGTGATGTGATTGGTTTTGATTTTGTGGATGAGGACTGATTGAATAGGAGAAGCAGCGTTAATTGCTTTAAGCCGGTAACACGGATGGTTTACAGTTTTCCCTATCTTCACCAGACCATTTTCAGCTCGGAATAGATAGACCCAACCAGATTGTATCTTTCGGTTTCTCGCATCAACCGGGCATTCCCTGACTTTTCCTTTTTCGGGGATTTCTGATTCAACTCTAGGCTTGGTGGGATATAAATGGTAATTGTCGATCACGCTCCCGATTCGATTGGTCATCAATAACCCCATTCCCTCCAAAGTCTTAATCGCTTTATCAACCACTTTCATTTTACAGTCGCCGCACTTTTCAGCGATATCACTTAAGCTCACTTCTTTTCTGCCGTTTTGATGGCACGTAAATAGGTACATCCAGACAACGACAAGGTATTTATTTTTGAGATACCTCAAGGTGAAATCAACAAAATCAGCTAGGATATCCTCCCAATTGTCGTCTATCGGAATCCCGGTTTCTGGTTTGAGAGCCATCGTTGTTCCCTTCCCGGCGATAGAATCCCTATCTATTATCGGAGAAAAGCCATTAAAATCAAAGGGATTTGAAATAGCGTTCGGGATGGGCCAGCGGACCCTCGCCGCTAGTACCCACTGCCTTCGAGTTCAGGGATACTAGCGGTTGGCCCAGAGGAAATGAAGGTTGAATCAGTTGCGACCCGATTCTTCCTTCCTTATTATCCGTGTCTAATGATACCCTTTTCCTTTCCTGGCGTAAATGTCAAGATTACCCCACGACTGGAACTGCGTCCACAAACAGAGATGTCCCGCCCTGGTACGACTCCACCGTCTCGTGGAGGATCTGGGAGTGCCCCTCCCGAAAGGATCTCACTTCTGGCTTCAACTTCGCTTCCGAAATCATCCCAGCGAGAAGATCGTAGTCATAGATCGAGGCATGCCCTTCGCAGAGGAGAGCATGGAGCTTGCCAACGGGAGTAGAATGGTTAGAGCAAGCTTCGTCCATCTCGTCGAAGTCAAAGAGCCTGTTCCTGGGAGGCTCCGTGCCATACTCGTAGTCACCACCGTAGACATAGTGATCAATCAGTGCCTTCGCGTTCGGCACCACAATCCGCAAGGCTCCATCCGGCTTCAACACCCGCCTGCACTCCTTGAGGAACGTCTCTCCCTCCCGATAGCTTAGATGCTCCAGGAAGAGGCTGGCGAAGATCAGGTCCACCGTCCCCGTGGCATAGGGGATGCCTCGTCTCAGGTCCCTACGGAGGAAGCGGTAGCCCTGCGGTCCAGAGAACTGCTCCAGGTCCTTGTTGAGGTCGACGTTGGTCCAGCCGTGGTGGAACATGTTCATCCCGCAGCCGCAATTCAGCTTGATCTTGCCGTCGCCCGCCAGGACCTCGGGAGGCAGATTGCCAGCCTCCAGGGACTCCTTGTCCACGATCTCATGGGACTGGAGACCGTAGTGATCGAACAGGGCCCTCCACCACTTCTGGGGTTTGAGCGTGATGTGTGACTTGTCGAAGCCATCATCTTTCTGGCCGAAATCCACTCCGTGCAGGCCTCGCTTCGTGCAGCGACTCATCTCGCCGAGGATAGCTGGGAGTGCGGATTCGGGGATGTGTTCTAGAGTGGCGACAGAGAGGCAGAGATCCCAGCGGTGATCCTCCCCACCATCCTTCCGGAAGGTCAGAGGCCACGGAGTTTTCAGGATATCGTGCTGGATTATCCCCCTCGCGGCAGCAGTCAAATTGCAATGTTTCGAGACCTCCAGTCCAGTGCATCGAACCCCTGCGTCTTGCAGTCTCTTCATGATATAACCACGCCCGCATCCAATTTCCAGGACGCTTTCGGGCTTACGGACTAGCACATATCGAGCCGTCGTCTCGTGGCAGGCGAAATCCCGCATCCCCTCCCTCGCGTACCCGCCGCATCGTCCTCCGCCCGTGAAGTAATGGCGGTCGAAAATCTGCTCCGTGGGAATCCCGGAGATGGCAGATTCCTGCTCCACCACCGTGGGTTGAGGCTCTGCTTCTCTGATCGGCTGGGCAGGCTCGATGGGGATCGGCGGATTGACCCAATCCGGCTTGGATGCGACGATGGAGAGGTCAGTCTGCCTCTCACCAGCAGCCGCGACCTGGATCGACTGGAAGCCCGCGTCTTTGAACAGGTCGAAGACCAGAGAAGGACTTAGGTAAATCCGATGCGAATTTTCTGAGTAGTCCTGGCTCCCCATCAGTACCTTGCTTGCCGACTCGAAAAAACTCTCCTTGTCCCAGCCCTCCGGATGGGTCTTGATCCATTCAATCTGAGCCTCTGTGTTGGGGACGAGGAATATCGCTTTCCCCTCCGGCTTCAACACCCGCCAGGTCTCTCGAAGAATCGCGGGCACACGTCGGTACGAGCAATGTTCCAGCGCATAGACACATAACACCGCATCGAAGCTTGCATCCAGGAAGGGAAGAGGGCCCTTGTTAAGGTCGCAAACGATGTCCACTCCGGGGCCGGCACGGCAGTCGAGGTTTACATCTGAAGCAGGGTGTCGGTTCATACCGCCGCCCAGCTCAAGGATCTTCTGGCCTTCCTTCTTGTTGATGTCGATCATTTTACTCTCTCTTTTTGAGCGAGATCACGTTGCCGTCGAACAGTAGACTTCCGCAGTAGCAGTGGTTCGTGCCCGACTCCTGCATGTGTCCTGCGGGAGGTCCGCAGTACGTCTGCAATGTCGCTGCCGCCATCGACCTGAAGTCAGTGGCCCTCTTTTCAAACTCCTTAGCTAATTCTTCCGCACGAATGCGAACGCGCAAAGCACACTCCTCCAGTATTCGCGCTTTCTCCCTAAGCCCTGCGGCTGATTCTTCCTTGGTCATATTTTACTTCCTTTGCTGGATGAGGTGGGACAGGGCGGCGAGGATTACCCTCTGATTCTCCAAACACCTCATCGGGAATGCCTGCTCGTGGATCGGGTAGCCTCGCTTGATAAGATCGTTGACAAAGTTGTCTGTTATCTCAAGTGCTTCTTTGATGCCTTGTTCTAACACCCCAGTCCCTGCCACGATATCAGACATTGATTTACTCCATCTTGTCCGCGAAGAAGCACAAAACCTTCAGGCAGTAGAAGCCAACATCGACTTCTGTCTCGAAGATCTTCCGGATCATCTTTCCCCTGTTCGGGATGCCGTAGGCAAGAAGGATACCTTCGGGAGAAGCGTCCGACGGAGCCTGGCAGACGATGGCATCCTCCGGGATAGGAGGCAATGTATCCATGCCGAACAGGCACAAAATCCTGGCTGCTTCCCTGTCGGTAATCAAATGATCGCTGGCGGAGAAGGTTGCCACGTCCATCGTCACCAGCAGCCTACCGCCCGGTTTCAATACCCGCCACAATTCCTTCAATATCAACATGTAATCCGGATCGTGTTCCAGCACCGAGATACAGACCACCTTGTCGAACCTGCCGTCCGGGAACATGGACAGATCTTTCAGATCTCCCTCCACCAGCTCCACCTTCTGGAACTTCTTGAAGCCAGCGTACATCTCCTTCGTCTTGGCAAGGCTGGCCACGTCGTTGTCTACGTTGACAACCTTACCTGCATAGGCCGCGAGAAACAGCTGGCCCGATGCCTGCCCACCACCCGCGTCCAGTACCTCATCTGTCAATCGGAAGTTCCCGTTCCGCACCATCCAGGGGTACTCGAAGCATCTACTCCAATGTGGGTCACCATCATAACACTGCATCATTGCTTTTTGAAGCCTTACGAATTCCGAATCTCCACCACCTTCACTCACCCAACAACAACTTTTCATAGCTAATACTTTTGCTCTTTATCTAACAGATCCATTTAGTTACTATATAAGAATGCTCAAAACCTTTCAATATCGTCTGTATCCCACCAAGAGCCAAAGGAAGAAGCTCGATGCCCAGCTGGAGGAGTGTCGTTGGCTCTACAACCACTTTCTTGCAGAGCGAAGGGATACGTACAAAGCTACAGGTAAAGGGATCAATCGCTACGATCAGGACAAAACCCTTCCTTCTTTGAAAGAACGACGACCCTCTCTAAAAACAGTTTTTGCACAATGTCTCCAGAATGTCTGTCTTCGTGTCGATCTTGCATTCAAAGCGTTCTTCCGAAGAACCAAAGCGGGGGAGAAGCCTGGGTATCCCCGATTCAAACAGTTTAGCCGCTACGACAGCATGACGTTCCCACAAGCTCCAAGGGGTTGTTATCTCGAAGGGGGTGTTCTTCAACTTCACAATGTTGGAGATGTTAAAATAAATCTGCATAGAAAGTTGAGAGGTGATCTCAAAACTTGTACTATCCGCCGATCCTCCACCGGCAAATGGTACGCCAATCTCACTTGCGATCTGTCCGTACCGAAACCCCTTCCAAAGAGCAAAGAACAAGTAGGCATTGACGTAGGACTGAATTGCTTTGCCGCCCTCTCGAACGGAGAAAAGATTAAGAGGAAGAGGTTTTTTAAAACGGACGAAAAAGAACTTGCCAAAGCCCAGAAAAAGCTTGAAAAAGTGAAGAAAGGAACTCCGGAGAGGAAAAAGCTTAGAAAACCAGTCTCTCGAATTTATGAACGAATTCGCTTTCGCAGACAAAACTTTGCTCATCAGACTTCTCGAAGAATCATCAACGATTTTGGTTTCATCGCCGTTGAGGATCTTCAAGTCAACCGAATGAGAAAGGTCAGGAAATTCTCGAAAAGTATTGACGACGTAGCTTGGTCTCTGTTCTTCACTCTTCTGTTCTACAAAGCGGTAGAAGCTGGTAGAACTATTGTGAGAGTGAACCCCGCTTACACTTCGCAGACTTGCCACAATTGTGGATACAGGCAGAAGATGCCTGTTTCCATCAGAACTTTCACCTGCGAGTGCTGCGAGCTTAGCTATGACAGGGACCATAATGCTGCCTGCAACATACTCAGCTTGGGATTACAAGCTGTGGGTTCAATCCCTAAAAGCTCTAGCTTCGGCTAGAGAGTAATCACTCGAAGATGCGGTTCCAGTGCGGATCGCCGTCATAGCACTTGCGGAAGGTCTCCTGGAGGGTCAGGAACTCCATGTCTCCGCCGTTGGCTGCCCAGCAGGCGCCTTTCACAAAGCCTCCTTGCATTCGGAGGATAGCCCGGCATACGCTAGCCTCAGATGGGGATACACATCCCTGCCCTCCGCCAGATCCGCCTTGGTCCTGGACAACATCCGAAGATCCGCAAGGTTGTAGGGATTAGGAGACTGGGCCAGCCACTCTGGCTCCTCGGCAGCTTCCCCGGAGGTATGATGGTCGTCAGTGCGCCACATCGAGTCCTTGGTGGCCAGGCCAGGGGACCATCCGCCCCATCTCCGGTGGTCGATCATGTGGATCACGAGGGAATCGCAGACTCTCAGGCCCCAGCCCGTCAGCTTTGCCTGGGCGATGAGGCTGGTCAGGTTCCAGGGGCCGCAGTCGTCCGACCTCTCGTCGAATCCGTTGATCAACTCGAAGAACCCTATCTGCCCCATGAAGTAATAGCCCTCGAACTCCTTGGGCACATGGGGACGCATGGGACGGATGTTTGGATCCTGACCACCGGGCCACGTATCTACATCGTCCTGGGTTAGAGGCTTATCAGAGTCGTATATCATAGATGCCCCATGCAGGAGGAACCTCGCCCCCATAAGCCACTCAACCACAAATATGTTCTTCACAATCTGGACGGCGTCTGGAGCCAAGAAGGTGTAATCATTCACAAAGCAGACGATCGGTGTGCAAGCGTGGATCAATCCTGTGTTGACAGCGTTGACTCCGCCGCACTTGGTCTCTGGGTAGCTCTTGGGCTTGGAGACGCCCCACCAACGGACCTTGATCCCTGCCTCCTCGGCGTACTTGCGGGCCAGGCCCCGCTCCACCCGGCCAGGGTAGTCGTCCACCACGATCAGCTCGAAGCTGTTCATCGTCTGGGATGCAAGGGATTTCACAAGGAGGTCGATCCCGCCGGGCCGAAAACTGTAGTACAAAAAGGTCAGAGGGGGTACAGTCACCAGTTAATACCCATCAGGGATCCAATTAGGAGGAGGAAGTACCACATCTACCTTCTGGTCGATAGGCCCACCAACGGCCTCGTTGATCTTGTTCTTCGCTTTGCATCTTATTGTATTCAATCCATGAGTTAAGAGCAGGTTTGACTCACCTTTGGTGCCAGATCGAACTGATGCTTCGTTCAACCAGATCTCACGATTTATTAAAGCCAGGACAATGACGGCCCGGAGGAAAGCAGCGGAACTAATGACCGTGCTCTTGTTGAAAAGGTAGTCAGCCAAGATCAAGTCAATGTCGTGCATCAAATCCTTGATGTGCTGGGCGTGAAGGGCCTTCCGCTCGGGGTCTAGCAGTTCCTTGATTTGGTCGATGGAGAGGCGGTCAATCAGATCACCGAGAGAAGGAAGATATTTGCGATCCTCCTTGTTTTCTCTGCATACTTCGTTTAGAACGTACATCGTTCTATCCCATATCGGATCGGTCTCCAAAGACGAACGCCTCTCCTTCATCGCAAGTCCATACTTACTCACCAGCTGAACCAATTCCGCATGGAAGTCTGATTTTTCACTCATTTTGCCTCCTTCATTCCTACCACTTCTGTAGCCCACAAAATGCGGACATCCGTGTAATACAAAACAGGATTCGCCCACTTCTCCCAAAAATCCTGTTGTTTCTTTGCCTCCCCTAAATCCTCAACTATAGTCAACAGACTGAACTTCGAGCCCGGATCTCCTCCCGTTCGGTGCTCTTTTGCGACCAGAAGGTACATCAAGTCTCCTCTATCTCAACACTACATTACACTCGTCATCATTTCGAGTGTCATCGGATTTGTACACCTTGGTCAACTCGTACACTTCGTCGTACTCTCCATCGTAAATACCTATCTTGGCATCATCAGGAAAGCCAACCAACTTCTCCAGCAGCTCCTTCTTAGTCATATTTCCTCCAGAAACTTCTTGATAGTTCCGCCCAGATACTCCAGGTCGCCATCGCTTAGATATTGATGGCAACCAACGTGGATCCCGTGGTCTCCGATGTACTCCGCATTGGGAAAGCTGCCCCATTCCCGGTAGGCGAACGCCTCATGCTTCGGGATGCAGCCGAAGTTCCGCTTCCAGTGAATGGAGGCGATATCGAGCCACTTTTGGAAGTCTCCTATCCTGTCCTTGTACGGTGGCTTGAGCGTAATGGAAAAAGCGTGTGGGCAGTTCACATCGTGTGGCTCCTCCTCCTTGAACCAAGCCTTGTCCTCCAACCCCCTCATACATTCCCTCAAATAAAATACGTTCAAACAACGTCTTTCAAAGACCTTCCAGAAGTCTTCGATACCCCCCAAGGCCACAGCGGCGTGCAGGTCGGACATCTTGAAGTTCATGCCCCAGCGGGCGTGGTCGAAGTAATCGGAGCCCGCCTCCCTGCCGTGGTTGCGGATGGACTCCAGAGATTCGTCGATAAGGTCGTTGTTGGTACTAGCAACTCCGCCCTCCCCGCAGCAGATAAGGTGGGCGGCATAGTGGCTTGAGACCTCCATATCAGCGTACTCTAGGCTGTACTTCCCGTGGTGGGTGCAGCCGTAGCCTTCGCAGTTGTCGCAAATGACATAGAGACCCAGGCTCTCAGCGAGATTCCATATCTTCTTTAGCTCCGCTGGCTTGCCCATCAGGTTGACGACCACAATGCCTGCCGTCTGGGGGCCTATCGCTTCTTCAATCTTGTCCTCATCGATGTTCATGGTCTCCAGTTTTACATCCACGAACTTAGGCGTGTATCCCGCTGCTCGGATAGCGTTGGCTGTGGCGATGAAGGAGAGGGCAGGACAGATGATCTCATTGTCATCGTCTGGAGCGAAGTCGTAGAGGGCCATGCAGCAAGCCGTCAGTGCTGCTGTGCCGGAGGACATAGCTCTGGCATGCTTGTAGCCGAAGGTCTCCCGCCATTTCTCCTCGAAGCCAGCAACCATCAATCCCTGGCTGATCCAACCGCAATGAAGGCAATTCAACACGTGCCTTTCAGATGCTTCGTTACATACCCAGCTGCCGAATTCGATTCTCTTCATACTTTCCCTTCCAACAGTTCTTGTTCCGTTGGTTTCCTGCCCAAGATACCTTCCACTAGCAAGCGGTGAGATGTCTCCTTCTCACGCACCAGAGCCAGCTCCTCCAGAACAGCTTTCAGCTTGCCCTCAGCAGAGAGGCATCTATTCCGCCAACCAATCAAGCCGCTCTCGATGGAGCCAGCTTCAACAGCTCCGCGAGTCTTCGGGGACCAGTTGAAAGCGGCGAGCTGCTTCATCAGCTCAACGTTCTTGAGCCCTTCCTCATTCGCTTCCTTGTCTCGCTTCTCCAGAGCATCTCTCAGCATCTGAACTTCGAGTAGGTCTTCGGAGTACGTCACAGTCTGTTCTTCCTCGCAACCTACATGGGAGCAAGGACTTTCCATATCCCCACCGCAGATGTCGCAATGTCTTTTCATTTCAGCAACCCATCCAATCCAAGGACATCGAACCGCTTCTGCCAGAAGGCGGACTCATCTCGGTACTGCTTCGCCAGGCGATTCAATTCATCCGCTCTTTTATTATGTCCCAGCCTCCGCACGGCCTCCGCCAAGTACAGCGTGCCCAGGGCATTCTCTCTTGTCATCTTGTTGCAGATCTCTTCAAGCATCAGCTGCTTCTTGATGAGCCTCGCCTTGTCTGTCGTGGTCAGGATCGACTTGTAGTTGATCTCATGGTCCATCGCGAAGTAGATGTCTTCCATTTCGGATCTATCCGGGATGCGGGACAGGTCGCCGGAGAAGATGTTCTTGAAGTCCCTGGCCTGCTCCTTCTCAGCCCGCTCCCGCATACCGAGACTGCCCGTGGCCCCGACCGTGAACGAACGTGCCTTCCCTAGCACCGTGGTGGGGATGTCTCCCAGAATGCCTTGGTCCTGCATCAATTGGAACACGGGCGTCCCCGGCATGGGGGTCAAAATCTGGATTGGATACCAATCCAATCCCAGCTCCAGGCATAGATTGATCGTATCCTGCATCATCTGGAGGGTCTCGTTGGGGAAGCCGATAACGAGGAATCCCTTCACAAAAATGGACGGAGCCTTCTCCAGCAACTTTGCCGCTCGCCGGAACGTCTCAACCGTACCCGGCTTCTTCATCTCCAGAAGCATCTGGGGGTTGCCCGACTCGATACCCAAATTGAATCCGATGCACCCGGAATCCTCGCACGCTTTCAGCAGCCTCTCCGTCAACGCAGCGGCGATGATGCCGTTAGAAGCGTCCCATGTGATCCTCAACTTCCTGGAGGCTAGCTCCTCGAACATCTCCACAGCCCGCCGGGCGTTGTAGAACAGGTCATCGTCTAGCCACATGATGTGCTTGATGCCGTAGACCTTGTGGAGCCGCTCCACCTCGTCCACTACTTCGACATAGTCCCGCACCCGGACACCCGGCCCGTATACACTGCGGACGGAGCAGAAGCTGCACTTGGCGCGGCAGCCACGAGCGGAGAGGACTGTAGCGGCAGGAGTGCCCTCGGGCCGCAGGAAGGTGTAGGCCCCGATCTTGCCCACGGAGGCGTACTTCGCTATCGGCAGTTCCTTGTAATCGGGCGAGTAGGGGAGATCTTCTGGTAGAAGGCGCTTGGTCAGTTTGATAATCCTGTCATCATCAACCGTGGCGATCTGAGCCAACTCCTCGGGGCATCGCTTACCATTCACGACATCGAGAAAGTTGATGAAGCTCTGGTCGCTCTCGTAAAGCATGGCGAAGTCGAGCTGGGGGATGTCCTCCAGAACCTGGTCCGTGGTCAGGGATATGTGAACGCCCCCTGCCACAACGGGGATGTTGGGGAAGCATGTCTTTGCGAAAGAGACCACGTCCTTGAGCCCGGAGTGGCTGTTGTTGAACATGCAACTGACACCGATCAGATGCGGCTTGAAGCTTTGGATAGCGGTGGAAAGTATCGGCTTCCAGACATCGTACTGGAAATACTCGCAGGGGGTCCGATGGGCATGGTCGATCACCTCGTAGTCTAGGTTGATTAGATCGGCAATGTATCCGTTCTGCTCCAGCACTCGGACGAGGAGGCCGGGACCGTAGGGCGGGAAGCAGGGGTAGCGGCGGAGGCGTGCGTTCTCCCAATGGAATATCTCCTGCTTGATCTGCGGGCACTGGACCATCAAGATCCGCTTGCAGGGACGGCCGCCGAATACCTTCTCGATCTTGCGGGTCAGGGCAGACAGAATCTCGTCCGTCGCCTCGTTCGCCTCGTAGACGTGGTTGTAGTGCTTCTGGGATTTGACTACGGCTAGCTCAACCATGCCGAGGCTCCTTTCACAGCCGATAGTCGTTCACAAAAACACCGATGCCAAAGCGTTTGGTGTGCGAGTAGTATTGCTCAACGCATTCATGGCACCGTATCGGGAATTTGCTCTTGATCTCAGACCACAGCTGGCAAGAGCCTGGGGTCACAGGGCCGCATACATCGTGGAAGGCAATGATTCGAGCATAGTCGGCCATCAAACCGAAGTCGTGGGATACGCTCGCATAGTCGTGGACAGCGTCGATGAAGCATAGGTCAAACTTTTGATTCGAGAGGGATCTCTTGAACTCTGGATCCGTGGAGGATCGCTGAACATAGGTGAATCTCTGTAGATGACCATATTCCACCAAGTTCGGATGAATCCCTAATGGGTCTACTCCAGTCGCTCGTATCTCTCCGTTAAAATGCCTGAAAAACTCCACCGTGGCGACGAACGATCCTCCTTTATCCACACCCAACTCGATGTAAGTCTTGATAGGAAGATCGAGTCCAAGCACATGGAGCAGATATGATGCAAACTGGGAAGGGTACTGCGACATGCATAGACCATGCTCCTCTATAATGGGATCGTCCTGCCCCGATGGATGAGCATTGCTCCATGTGTTGAAGCTCATGCGAGAGAGGAGGAGATGCAGATAGTCCCGCTCGCGAAGATCCTCCTTCTGGCAATCCCTAAACAGATCGACGTACTCAGCGGTAGTCATTCCTCAATCCTTAGCAACTGGCAGGCCCCAGCCCCCAGCTGGTGACGTATTATTCTGTGGTGGTCCTGGGGGTTGTGTGTGTGCATATAGCACGGAGCATCCATCAGCCTCTCCCGCAGCCTGTTCTCCCTGACCAGTCTTCGCAGGCACACTTCCACGTCGATTATAGGAACCCCTTCGTCATCCTGCGCTAGGCTGGTATTCTTATAGGCAGGAAACAGCTTTGCAAATGGCTCTACCCGACAGCCGAAAACTTGAGCATTCAAATTCTCCTTGGAGTTTCCCCAGATAGTGCCGCAATAATCAGATGACAGTAAATGCTCCGCCACCTTTGCAACAAGTCCTCTGGGAAGAATGACATCCTCCGCTGTGAAGATCATGCGCTCAAACCCTAGCTCTGATGCTGCCTCAATAGCCATACCAATTGCCCAGCAAGCCCCATCCGTATGATTGAGCATTTTGGAAGTCGTGACGAACCTGGCAAAGCGGGATATTTCCCATAGGCGCTTTCTCTCTCCTGGATCCTCCACATCAAACCCCCGGAACCTCGATGCACAAATAAATGTCGCGGCATTCACGGAGGTGCAAGTGCAATCGGTATACAGATATTTTACCGTGTCCTCCAGCATCCTGGCGTGCAAAGAAGCTGGCAGATATGCACTGCCTGGAGTTGATCCGGATGCCGCTTCAAATCCGTATGGGGCAACGGCCTTCAGATGGTCCCCACAATAGGAAATAAATATTGCCAAACTCATAAATGGTTTTCCTTCGTGCAGGAGCGAACGAACTCCACGATCCTTTTGGCAGAAGGTGTCTTGTTATCCATATCCTCCGAGAACCCCGCCGTCCGGCCCCCCAGCCCGAAGGCGTAGACCGGCTTGCCCGACAGGTGCATCAGCTCGTAGGCCAACGATCAGGACGCCCCGCAGGTCTCATAGTCGCCATCCACTACGACGCCGAACTCGCTTCCTTTCAACGAGCGAATAGCTCCATCCGGAAACCTGCTGGGCTTTAGCCATACTACTTCAAATAAGTTGCAAGGCACATCGAGATGGCAATTCCGCTCCGTACTCAACCTAGCCGTCCCAATAGCAAAAATCGTCACCTTGGCCCCTGGCACATATTCACCCCCCATCTCGTAGTCAATCCCAAAGCTCAGGCGGCTCTCGCTGCAAAGAACCGGGTCGTCCCCCACCATGAACTCGTCCCACACTTGCTTCCACTCTCCCGGAGTCATGGGGGCAGCCACCTTGATTCCCGGCATCCGCATCGCCATCGAGTGGTGCAGGTTCCCGGCAACCGGCCCCATCCCGCCCTCCATCGCCAGAGCACGGATGAAGATGGGGCATGGCGTCTTCCACATCTCCTTGCTCTTGGCGGCGTAGTTGACCAAGGTAGCTAGATTGTACCAGAGGAAGCCTTGGTAGCGAATGATGTAGATGGGACGCTGGCCGGCAAGGGCTGCCCCCACCACGATGCCAGGGTTAGAGCAGTCGGAAGTAGGCAGCTCCACGATGCCTTTGTTACCTGGAAGGTCGCTGGGGACGGTGTTCCCCACCCAACCCACGGCGGTGACGTTCTGGGCGTAGAGAGAACCCCCAGACATCAAGTGCTGGCGGGTTGTAGATCGGATTGTGTTAGCAAGTGACCCCATAGTTTGTTCATTTTGCCCTGAATAGGTTGCTCTATCCAATAAAGAGATCCTGGAGGCGTTTGCTTCCTCATCTCCTCCAGCCGATCGTAGGGCGGCTCATTGTCCTTCCCCGCCCCCTGATGCCAAAGATGACGGTGGGTGTAAATGTTTAACAACTGAGGCAAGTAATCCTTAAAGGAATCGACTGCATCATAGATCATTTCTGGATCGTCCGGCAAATCATCGGCACCGATCCCAAAACTCTCGGCCACGCTAACTACGTCCCACGACCGCCTCATCTTCTTGTCCGTCAGGATGGAGAGCCCGTTGTCCTCCACCACGATAAGCACCGGAGCCTTGTGAGTCGCTGCGAACCCCAGAGCCCCCAGCACATAGTCCTCCTCAACAGCCGCATCTCCGCATACGACCAGAGTCGGCTTCCCGCTAGCGAAGGCGTAGCCGACCCCGATAGGCACTTGGTCGCCCAGAAGGCCGGAGTGACCGAACATGCGGCCGGGGATGCTGATGGACGCTGAGCCTCCCATCCCGCCGTTGCACCCATCGCCCCGACCCAGCAGTTCCTTCGCTAACAGCTCTGGAGATCCTCCCCAAGAAAGAAAGTAGGAATGGCAGCGATGCTGGGCGAATACAGGCCATCCCTCCAGGGCGACAGCAAGCGTAGCCGCTATGTGCTCCTGCCCCACAGAGAGGTAGGTAGGAATCTTGATCCGCTTGTCGCGAATGGCCTGGGCTGCCCCCAGCTCGAAGTAGCGACATCGGCAGGTCAGCTCGAATACCTTTCTCAGTTGGTCATCGTTCAAACTATATCTCTCTAAAGATGCTCCTGAACGCATCCACGGAAATCCAAAAATATTGGTTGCATCCACCGAAGTCTGCATTATCCTGAAACGGGGAGTGTCCAAACAAAAGCATTACATCAGTAGACAACTTGGTGGACCAACAATGCCAAGCATTGAACTTGCACTCAGATTCAATCCATTTGAACAGACGACCATTGCTCGACCAGCTTTTAAGCGTATGCTCTAGTAAGCCTTGAATACTAAGTATTCGTCCATGTATGAATGGACGGCACCGATCGTGCCTGATGAGCTCTTTAATGGTCATCGGTTCATAGTTTGGTTGAAGGCCCATGCGCTTAATTCCACATCTAACCTACTCTTATCTCCAGAAGCTCCATCGGGGTGCAGTCGAACCTAGATGCCAAACGACCAAAGGATACGTCGTCCAGCACGTCGCCCGGCGTGGAGATGATCCGGCCCTTGTAACTCATCGTGCCTTCGAGGATCAGCAGGTTGGACGGATGCCTATTCTGAACCTGTTTGTATTTATCGTAATGCCAGTAGGTCAGGGTACACTTGCCAATCTTGGAGACTAATCCCAAACTTGGCTGTTCTTCCAATTGTTTGTTGTCAATGAAGGGGCTATCCACACGTCCATAAATATCCTCCAGCCGCACAATGTCGTCCTTGTCGTTGGGGGACTCCACCTCCAGCAATTCCACTCCAACAGCGCCAGGCTTCGCCGCATTGTACGCTGCGGTAGAATGAAACACCCCTTTATGGATCATAACCTTCTCGCCGGGGTGCAACACGCGAGTCCCATTCATAAAGGACACTATAGCCGTCCCATCCATCACCATGAACCCCGTCTTCTTGTTGGGGTGGCAATGAAAGGAAGTCTGAGCACCGGGATTGATTTTGAGGTGCCATATCCCCAGATGCTCGTTCTGGTAGAGCAGATACTCGGAGCCCCAGGGCTTTTGGATTGTGACGGATTTCATGCCAGCACCAGCTCCGATAGATGCTTCCTACCCTCGAATGTCGCCAGGACTGCCATCATGAAGTCCGGGCAATTCCGATAGTGCGGGGCCGTAACAATGTTCCCGTGTACCACCACGCTTGAATCCACGTAGATCGCCCCCGCATTCATCAGGTCATCCTTCATGCCTTTATAACAGGTCATCGTCTTGCCTTTGACAATCCCAGCGGAGATGAGGACGGCGGGGCCGTGGCAGATGGCACCGATGATTTTGCCCATTGAGTTCATGCTTCGCAAGAATGTCATTACGTATTCGTCCTGTCGCACCCGCTCCGGGGCTTCCCACCCGCCGGGAATGATAACGATATCATACTCCTCCACGCTAAGATCCATAGTAGACGCCACGACATTGACGGGAATGCCGTACTTGCCACAGCACGGCTTCCCGTTCTTGGTTGCTGAGATTGTTTGAATCCCCGCCTCTTGCAGACGATAGTACGGGTAAATATACTCCTCGTCTTGAACACCTTGGTCAGTGATAATGACAGCTCTCATTTCAATCTCCCAGCAGTCGTCTCTTGAGCTTGATCTTCGTAGACCCCTCCACATCCTCGCGAGTCGCCTTCCCGAACTTTCTCTCCAGCATCTCCAGATAGGACGGATCGGTGAAGTATCTCATCCACGCCTCGTCCCGGAACTTTAGGATCTCGGCGGCGGTCAGCTTCTCGCTCGGGAGGTTCTGTGTGTAATAAGAGTGCTGGCTATAGCCCGCATAGCGATCCGGCAGTTTCCAGCCCTTTTCCTTCGCTTCTTTATAAAGAGCACTCCCTGGGTATCCCTGAACACAATAAAAGTTGGCGTACTCAGATTTCAGATCCATAGCGAAGTCCAGCGTCGCCTTCATCGTCTCATGAGTATCCTTCGGGAGCCCAAAGATGTAGTTAGCTCCCACGCAGATACCCGCGTCCTGGATCTGCTTTACCACATCCCTTATCTTGACCTCCTGATATCCCCCCTTCACCACGTCCTTCCTTACTATCTGATCAGGGCTCTCGATCCCAAGGCCGAGCCAGTTGACACCGGCCTTCTTGAGAGTCTCCAGATAGCGGGGCTTGCAAGTATCCACGCGGGAATAGGCCCAGAGGTTGAAACCGTGCTTCCGTTCGATCAGCAACTTGCAGACCTCCATGAAGTGGGCTTCCTTGAGCACGAACATCTCGTCGGCTATCTTGACGTTGACGACGCCCATCTCGGCCAGCTTATCAAACTGCCTGATGATGAAGGAAGGCTCCCAATAGCGGAAGCTGGGTCCGCCAAACGGAGCCGAGATACAACAGTTATGAGTCAATATGTATCCAGCAAAAAAGTTGTCGTAGGGGGAACATTGGAAGTTGTAAACTTTGAAGGATCCCCTGATTTTTTTTATGGATTTGATCCCTACAAAATGAGGACAACTACCACGCTCCTTCATAACTCCTTTGAAGTATGCTTCCCAACTCTTCCGTTTGAAGTTAGTTTTAGTGTGACAACTGTTGCACAAAGTTATCAAATTGCAAGGATCACAATTAAATTTGTCGTAGTCTATATGATGAACGTGTAGAACACACTTTCTTTTGTCACATAATTGACATTTATACTTATCTCTCTTTTTGATGAGTGCCTTCAGTTTTTTATTGAATTCCATCGAATAGGGCTCAAACGACTTTCCGCCCAACCAGTTATGTCTTTTCTCTCTAGGCAATAGCCATGCGTTGCCGCTTGTCATCTGCTTTCCATAGAATTCCAAATCTTGCCAAAGTTCTAGGCTTCGAGCAGACCGAAGACGAGCTAATCTTCGCTTCTGGGCCTTAGTCAAATTGTGCATTGGATTGTTAGTCAAACACTTCTCTCTAGCAATAGCAGAAATGACCCGTTTCCCTTCTTTTGTGCACATCCAAGGAACTATTTCCCCATTCGCAATTCTTTCCTTGGTGGTCTTAGCAACTTTATCCCTAACACGTTTGCGTTTCATCGGATTATTGGCTTTCATCCGTTCAGATATCAACTTAACGATCCTGGCTCTAGTTTCTGGATTTTTGCTGTAATTATACTTTGCTTGAAATCCAGGCTCAGAAAGAGGACTGGTCATAAGTCCCTTCTTGTACAGAAGTTTTATTGCCTTGCCGACTTTCTTTGCAGTTTCGGCATTCTTCATTGGGTTGTATAATTTCTTCTGAAGACCTATTTTATCATTGGGATCCATCACTAAGATCTTCTGCCCAATTCCAATACGTTTAGCCTCCGTCCACACACCTTCAACAAAAAGAGGGTGCTCGCCAGTTAGTTTCAACACTTTCCCATCGTCCAAGACAATTTCATATATCGTGTCTACTTTTCTTGAGCTAAATCCAACGATCTCTGTTTCCACCAATTCATCCTTTTCAACATCAAAAGCTACCAGTTTGTCGTCCTTGGTTACGTCCTCTATCTTCTTGTTGATTCCATTACTAACAATTATTTTAGTTCCCTCCAAAATACAGAACGCACACCGGAATTCGCAACCAAGGCTAGTGTAGAGAGAGGCGAAGGGGCTCTTGACACTGCCGTTGGTCCAGGAGTGCCAGCCGGCGGTGCGGTACTTGCAGGGAGAAGGGAGGAGGTCCCAGGTGATGCCTGGGAGATCCCGGCTTAGTTTATCCTGCGGGACGTTTATACTCATCGGATTG